GTATACGTATGTTAGATAATGATCTAATTAGGTTAAATCAAAAGGTTGAAGTTGTCCTACAACTACGTGGTAAAACAATTGACAAAGAGCGTATTATTGCTGAACAAGAAATAAATGTAGATCCATTTAAGAAAAAACGTGAAGAAGATGCTGCTGCTAAGAAAGCAGTAGATGAAGCTAACAAACCAATAGGTGGACCAAAAGGTCGTAAGGCCACCGCACAAGAAATCAAAGATGCTGCTGGTGATGAATAAGCTATTTGTAGGATTCTTATTTTTTCTAATCACAGGTTGTTCTACAATACAATCCAGTGTTGATACTGTGAAAAAATATTGGCCCAGAGATCACGATCCAGTTATGTTTGACAAGGTAGTAGAACTACATATAGCTATAGAAAATCTCAATTGCGAGCAACCAGACTACAGTGAGTTAGTGCCCAAAGCTATAAGACTCAGCAGATACGCAGAATTAAGGAATGACCCTCAGGCAGAGAATATAAAAGGTCTTGAAAATCATATAATAAAACTTCGTTCTAATACCAACAAGATATTTTGTGAATTAGGAAAACGAACAGCCATACAGAGATTAGACGTAGCAATTAACGCATGGAGAAAGCGATGACCGTAGGACACCCTTTGATACAAGAAATCAGCAACATAGAAGCAGCCTATCGTGGTGGGCAACTCAGTCTCGAAGAACGTAATTATTTACTACAAGAAATAAAAGAAGTTCGTGCGGCACAAGAGTGCGCAGGCAATGAAGAAATGTTTAGATACATAGTGCAGGCTGTTCATATAGCAGCCAGCGTAGTTTAATGTGGATGATTATATGGACTCTGATAGCTACACATATAACAATAATTTGCGTGACGCTATATCTACACAGGGGCATGGCACACCGTGGTATCGTGTTTCATCCCCTATTAAGCCACTTTATGAGGTTGTGGTTGTGGCTGACTACTGGTATGGTTACAAAAGAGTGGATGGCTGTTCATCGTGCGCATCATAGGTACAGCGATCGGCCTGGCGATCCGCATAGTCCTGTTGTTTTTGGCAACTTCAATATTCTGCTACGTGGCGTTAGATATTATAGTTTGGCTATTAAGGGAGGGTTATTGGCCAAGACCTACGCTCCCGATGCGCCCTCTGATTGGATAGAACGCAGAGTTTATTCCGAACTTCCTTGGTTGGGGATAACTATTCTGCTAATTATAAACATCTTGTGTTTTTCATTATGGGGCATTATAATATGGCTGATCCAAATGGCCTGGATACCATTTTGGGCAGCAGGTGTAATCAACGGTGTAGGACACTGGTTAGGATATAAAAATGGGCATACAGAAGATAATAGTAGGAACATTTGTCCTTGGGGTATTGTTATTGGTGGAGAGGAGTTGCACAACAACCACCATCTTAACCCAGCCAGCATTAAATTATCACGTAGGTGGTTTGAAATAGATATTGGTTATTGTTATCTCAAGTTATTTGAATTCCTAAGATTGGCTAAAATTAATAACCATAGTTACCAGGATCGTTCTTAAATTTAATTTCATCTAACAGCGATTCCCCTTCTATTTTCCAATTAGTAAAATCAGTCTTGCTAATTGTATTCATTAACAGTTGAAGTTTGTTCTGTGCCGAAGGTTCAAACAGTCCTCTCAATACCCACAACCATAAAAACTGTTGATGTTTTTCACCCACCTTATTATAGTAGTCACATAACTTCAACATAGCAGGTTGACTCTTTCTTCGAGCCATAGTGACCAACTGTTCTACAGCATCAGTAATTTCATTTTGGCTGCTGTGTGGATCTTCCATAATTGTAGAACTATATTCCATCTGCGCTTCGGGATTGGTCTTGGCCGCTTGTTTTAAAAACTGTAAACCAAGGCTACGATGAACACCTAACGGTCCTTGTAGTAATTTGTAAATTAACATGGCTCGATCACTGTCTACACCTTTACAATATTCACTGAGTATGGCCACTACAACATGCCTTAGTTCTACAGGCACTAATTCTTTTTGGCTCATATCTAACAGTTCATTTAGACTGGCTCCGCACTTTTTTGTAATACGCCACATTAACACACGAACAGCAGGACCAAACTGACGATCACGTTTAAGATTTTGAGCATCTTGTAGAGTTTTACCTACGGCAGGTTTGTCATTTATCACACTCTTGATCAATTGTTCCTTGCTATATTTCACAGTTTCTTTATGAACTACATTGGGGTTTTTTTGGGCACCTGCTATTTTTACAGCATAGATTTTGATAGGATCTTTAATATTCTTAAATGACTGTGGTCCTCGCCATTCTATATCCATGGTAACCTTGCCACTGATAGCATCAAAGACCTGACTGCTAAAGCAGACACCTCCCAAGTCAGCAGTGCTTTCTATACGAGCAGCAATGTTCACGGTGTCGCCCATGAGATTATCACCGTAGGCATAGACTTCGCCTAGATGTAGGCCAATACGCCAACGCATGTCCGTATTAAGTTTGTTGATTGAGTTTTGAATGTCTACAGCACATTTTACAGCGTCAGTGGGACTGGCAAACTCTGCCAACACAGCATCACCTGCTGTGTTAAAAATACGGCCATTATATTTTGCTATACTGGGATCAATGATCTGTCTACATTGATCTAATTTTTGGAGAGTTAGATGTTCATTCTCTCCCATCATACGACTGTATCCTATAACATCACTACACAGTATGGTGGTTAATTTTTTGTCCATTTAGCACCTTATTGGTCTTGCTCCGTTTAGTGTTATACCAAGTTTTTGCCAACTGTCTAAATTGCCCATGACAAAGTAGGGCCAAAACCAAGCAGTGACAAAGAATTTTATTTGTGTGTCCATGATATCACTTGCTGGTTGCTCTAAAGACGCCATCCCAATCTGCGGGTAATCCAGCGCTGGCCATTTCATGAATGCGTTCGGTCCATAGTTCATAGTAGTGATCCATTTGTCCATTGAATTTTCCTTTAAGTGCTTCTACTGCTTTCAAGGCCTTGTTCCATTGTTGAGCACGATAATAACCCAACATCTCAACATGACGTTCTTTGTCTGCTAGCCATTGTGCCTTGAGATTTTCAGGTGGATTATGAAACGCTGTAAAAATGTTTACACCTTCGTGTTTGCCCTTGACCGCAATACAATCTAGAGGTAGGCTAAATGCTGTGCCCTCTAATCTGCTTTCTGTTACAGGACCAATGACCAATAGGACGCCATAGTTCTTGCTCTGACCTTCTAAGCGGCTGGCCAAATTAACTGCGTCACCCAAACAAGTATAGTCAAAGCGTTGCTCACTGCCCATATTGCCGACAACAACAACCCCAGTGTTAATGCCAATGCCCATGCCAAACGCAGGGATTCCTTCTTTGGTAATTTCATCATTGAATACCTTTAGATCTTCTAACATTTCCAGTGCTGCCTTGACGCTTTCCTTACAGTGAATAGTTTCATCTAATGGAGCATTCCAAAACGCCATTTGAGCATCACCAATATACTTGTCTAATGTGCCATGATTTTCTAATATCTTGCGTGTCATGGCAGTCATATAACGATTCATGATTTTTGTAAGACCTTGAACATCTTTGCCATAGTGTTCTGATATTGATGTAAAGCCGCGCACATCTGTAAACATGATTGAGAGTTCTTTTTCTTCACCGCCCAGTTTAAGTAGGCTAGGATCTTTTATCAGTTTGGCCACAAGATCTGGTGATAGATAACTTTGAAACTGTTTGCGTATCTGCTGTTTCTGTAGGAATTCTGAAATAAACTTCACTGTATAGGCATGTAGTGCTACAAGAAGAATACTAAGGGTAGGCAAAGTAGCATCAATAAGCCACCTATAATTACTATACCCGTACATGCTGCCTGCCACGCATGAACCAGCAAGAATAAGATAAAATCCGATACCGACATAGACCCACCTTGATAAGAATATAATTAAAATGCCAAATACAGCAATAGCACCTAATTCGGCGGCATCTGCCCAGTCGGGTCTCTGTATGTGGCTCTGTGTAGTTAGTGTTCCTAACACCGTGCCCTGTAAAAAGTGAGGCCATACTTCTCCTCTGGCTGTGGCCACAGGATTAGCCAAGCCCGCTGCTGATAAACCCACAATGACTATTTCACCTTTGAAGTCATCGGGCAACGACATAAAACTATGTTCTTTAGGCTGTGCTGACCAATCAATCCATATACGACTCAATGGATCTGTCGGTATCTTGCCTATCTTGGGCACACGCAAAGCCTCTACACCAATGTCTCCTATCTTTATTTGAACACGAGGATCTTGTGCTGCTACTCGCAGTGTTTCTAAAGCCAATGCTGGATGTAACTTACCTTGGCTGGCAATTACCAGGGGCATACGACGAACAACACCATCTATTTCCGGAAAGGTATTAACTACCCCATAACCTGTGGCCTGACCTGTTATTATTGCCACTGAACTTATAACTCCTGGATATTCAACCACCTTGCCCTGTGGATCTTGTCCAACTACCTGTGTATGCGGTGGCTGTGTGGCATTACGGTCTTTGGTATGCCCTAATATAGGAAGAACAACTGGGTGAGACTTCAGATATTGTGCTAATTCTTTGTCCTCTTTGAAACGATCAAATTCGGGCATTAACACATTGAATACAACAAGTCCTGCGTTACGCTGGTATAGATCGTTGATCATTTTAGCATAGTCGCCTCTTGGAAAGGGCCATTGACCTAATTTTTCCAAAGTCTGTTCATCAATGTTAACAGTATGAACAGGAACTTCAACCTTTGGTTGACTGGTTATAAGTTGATCAAAATAGCGTAGTCTAACCGACTCAACAAAACTGGGATCAAAAAATCTCAGTGCTAACACGGCTACGAGGGTTAATAGGGCCCAATATGGATTTAATAATATCTTTCTCATGATACTTTATTTATTTGGCAAAAATAGTTCTTGACCTACTATAATTATACTGCTATACTTGCTCTAACTGCTAAGAAGCAGTATAAACATCTAAGAGGAAATAATATGTTATATTCTATTAATGAAGGCACTAAGACCCATAAACTTTTCACCGCACTTAAGTCAGGTGAGAAACTTACTCCTGCACAGGCAGAAAAGCGTTTTGGCATTAAGAACATTTCAGCAGAAGCAAGCCGTATCCGTCAGGCTGGTTTTGCTGTTTATGCCAACAGCCGCAAAGCAGGCAATGGTGTTCAAGTTACTGAATACGTTATGGGACAACCCAGCCGTCGTTTGATTGCTGCAGGTTATCGTGCTCTTCAACTTGGTCTGTAATTCGATCCAGTTCAAACTAAAAGGCCCTTAGGGGCCTTTTTTTATTAAATAAAATGATTTTGTACAGGACAATTTATGGAAATATTATCATTTGAATTTTTATGGGCCTTATTGGCTATTATTTTAATAGATGTAGTTTTAGGTGGTGAGAATGCCTTAGTTATTGCCATGGCTGCTAATAAGTTGCCCGAAAATTTAAGAAAGCGAGCCATGATATGGGGAACATTTGGTGCTGTAGCTGTTCGATTTGCCTGTGTAGCAGCACTTACCTATTTGCTTATGATTCCTGGTCTTAGGTTTATAGGTGGTCTTATGCTTATATGGATTGCCTGGCGTTTAACCACAGGCAGTGATGATCATAAGGATGTTAAGGCCAGTGACACATTTTGGGGCGCTATGGCAACTATTGTGTTAGCAGATGCTGTTATGGGCTTGGATAATGCCCTAGCTATTGCTGGTGCTGCTAATGGAAACTGGATATTAATTATATTTGGACTTCTTGTCAGTGTTCCTATTATCTTGTTTGGTAGTACAATTGTTGCTCGTATATTAGAAAAGCATCCTGACACAATCTTTATCGGCGCATTTGTATTATATGCTGTGGCCTTTAAGATGATTGTAGCAGAACCCTTTGTTGATAAGTATATAGATCCCCTGCATGATTGGTCCGAAATGGGACTACCTTGGGTTCTAGCAATTGTTTTAACCTGTAAGCAATATTATAGAACACGCATAAGGAAATCAAAAAATGAAGCCAGTTCTACTTCAAGCCCTGATAGCAGCACAAAAGAAAAATACAACTAAGCCTGATTTTCGGGATGTAGATCCTGTCCATGGTGGTCACAAGGACAGGTCAGGTTTCATTGTATTTTTAATATTGGTTGTGTCTGTTATCGTAGCATTAGGAATGAGTTAATCTTTTCGCCTACGTCGCCATGTTATCAAATTAGGTATAACAATGGCGGCGGTGATGGCAAATACTGCTAATACAAACAACCAAAGTTCTGTAGTCATTCTAACTTCTCCCCACAATGCGGACACCGTTTAGTGTCCTTACGATGTTGATGTAGAACATCTTCCCATTCTTTTATTTCTTTTATAACTTTTTTAAGTGTTCTACGACAGCGGATGGGTTTGTCTTTGTCTAATTCATCTCGAAGACGTTTTCTAAGTTGTCCTACTCTTTGTTCAAATACTGCTAAAAATCCACCCGCTGCGTCACTCATACGTCACCTATTGATTTTTAATTTGACTCCAAACACGACTGCGAATATCAGCCTGTAGTTTATCTGGTAAGTGAACATAATCAAGTTCTGCGCTTAACTTAGCACCGTTCTTGAATGCCCAATCAAAAAACTTGATAACTTCTTGGCTGGCTCGCTTGTCTGCTGGTTCCTTATACATAATTATAAACGAAGCAGTAGTCACAGGCCAAGTATCCTTGCCGCCCTGATTTACAATACTCAAGCCCATTCCTGGAACTGAGAACCAATCTGCTCCCGCTGCGGCTGCTGCGAAAGTTGTATCATCAGGGGCAACAAAGTTACCAGCCTTGTTTTGTAACAACATATAATTCATTAGATTTTTCTTAACATAGGCATATTCAACATAACCAATACTGCCTTTAATTCTATTTACATTGGCAGCAACACCTTCGTTACCCTTGCCACCAACTGAACTGGTAGCAGGCCATTTTACTGCTGCTCCACGGCCCACACGCTTTTCCCACTCTGGGCTGATCACAGTCAAGTAGTCGGTCCAATTGAAAGTAGTGCCAGAACCATCAGCACGATGAACCACAGTGATGTTCATGTCTGGTAACTTTTTACCTGGATTTAATGCTTGTAGTTTTGGGTCATTCCATTTGGTAATGTTTCCCATAAAAACTTCTGCCATGACAGGTCCTGTGATGCGAAGTTCACCTGCCTTGAAGCCATCAAGATTGATAACAGGCACTGTGCCACCGATGATAGCAGGGAATTGAACTTGTCCAAGTTTATCAAGATCTTCTCCTTTTACTGGAGCATCACTGGCTCCAAATGATACTGTTTTGTTGTTGATTTGACGAATACCACCTGAACTACCAATACTTTGATAGTTCAAGGTATTGCCAGTGGCCTTGTTATATGCTTCGGCCCATTTGGCATAGATAGGATAGGGAAAGGTAGCACCAGCCCCTGTGATTTCTGCTGCTTGAACAGCAACAGAGAATAAAGCGGCCGCTGTGGCCATTAAGAATCGTTTCATTTAATTTCCTTTTGAGTTTAATTAGATTGAGATCAACAACGGCAGGCAGTCTTACATTCGCAATAACACATACGAAGTTTTTCACATACCCAACACCAACATTGTTTTAGTTTTGCCATCATTGATCTCCTTGCTACTAGTTTATAGGCCGATTAAGCCGCCGTCAACCTTGGTGATTACCAAAGTGGCTGAACGAGGACGCCCTTGTGGTCCATAGCCTTGATTGGCTGGCCATTGACTTTGTGGAGCAGATCCTTTCCAGAAAGTGGCTTCTGTGTCCTCGCCTGGATGCTGAACATTGACAAATATAGTGCGTCCATCTGCGGATTCAGCGATACCGGTGATTTCACAACCAGCAGGACCAGTTAGGAATCGACGCAATTTTGTTTCGCCTAATTCAGCACCCACAAATGTGGCCTGATCTTTAGTAGCACCGCTTAGTGTATTGGTAATGGTTTTAGCTCCACCATCTCCTACCCGACCAGGAATGGCCACTAACAGTTGATTATGTACTTCATCTGTATACGCACCATCATCTGTCTGTATCCAGCAAAGACCTGTGGCCTTGCTAAACCACAATCCGTCTGGGCTACTAAACGAATTCTTGGCAGTGAGTTTTGAAATGTTGCTGGCAGCATTGTCTTCTTCTGAACCAAACAAGAAGATATCCCATTGAAATCCTGTAGCAGTCTCACGCCAACGAATAATATGTCCATTGGGGTTGCCCGTACGCTTGTTGCCATCGGGATCAGCATAACTTCTTGGATTGGCACCATCTGTGGTCATTGGAGTGCGATTGCTGGCTGAGTTGTTGGTCAGGGCAAAATAGATTTCGCCATTGGCAGGATTTACAGCACCCCACTCTGGACGATCCATTTTGGTAGCACCTACAGCATCAGCGGCTATGCGAGTGAATACAAATATTTCTGCTTGATTATTAAATTTGAATGTGGCATAGTTGGCAATAGCAGGATTGGCAATACTCAATTCAATCCATGTGCCTGTTCCATCATTGTTAAACTTGGCCACATACAATTTACCTTCGTTGAGATATTTGTCACCAGCAGCCATACCGCCGCCCACATCAGCAGGATTCCAAGGTTGAGCACTGACAAACTTATAGATATACTCATTACGACTATCGCAGCCCATGTAAAACACCACAGGCTTACCTGCTTCCAGTTTACCATATACAGCGGCTTCGTGTGCGAAACGACCCATGGCCACACGCTTCACTGGTTGAGCATTGGGATTAAGAGGATCAATTTCTACATTGTAACCAAAAGTATGTGGTTCATTGCGAAAGTCTTCCTGTGCTGTGGCTCCACGAGCACTGGTATCCCAGCGACTAAAACGCAGACCTGTGTCGGGCATGTCTGAAGGAGTATGCCATCCTTGACTGGTGCTGGCTGTGGCACTACCGGAAAGTGGTTCTGCTGCTACGCCATAACGCTTGCGAGTTTGAACCAGTCTGGCATCTACTGGATTGCTGCCTTTGGGCATATGAGTATATACAGCCCAGTTTTCTTCACAGGTCAGCATGGTTCCCCAAGGTGTAGACCCTGTGCCGCAGTTGTTTAATGTGCCGCGAGCGGTAGCACCTGTTGGATCAAACTTGGTAGACATTAAACCTTTTATGTTAGCCATGTCTGCGGCCGGTCCGCTGATTCGCACGGGAGTTTGTGCTGTAACCCTTCTATTTAATCCGCTATCTACCTTGTATGTCCAACCTGTGCTACCCTTGTTAATCTCCACGAGACTGACACCGTGGTGATTGATTTCTTTTAATACTTCTAATCCGGGACGAACACCCAAATCCCATTGACCAAACTGATCAAACTTTTTACCATTTTGACCGTTACTGGTCTGTCCATTGGGGTGGAAAAAATGTGCGTCTGCTGAACTTTCGTGATTCATTGCCAACACAGCACGACCAGTCATCTGTGTGGTATACTTACCATTGGCATCAATATGAAATAATTCAATGCCATCGTGATGGTCACCCACTCGCTGACTCCAATCATCTGTCTCTACACCCTTGTTTGAATAGGCAGGAATGCTACTGACTAGCCTATCTCCTGTGCCATGTAGCACTGTGAATTGATAACCTGGGGGTAGTGTGACCTTGTCAAATGTGTTCTTAGGAACTGCTTCGAAACTCAATGTGCTCGGTGTCGGTAGTAGATCATCATCACTACTGGCACAACCTGCTATTGTTGCTGCTGTAGCAGCCGTAAAAAAAGCCGAACTTCCTTTTAGGAAACTTCGGCGATTTGGATTGCCTAACATCGCTTTAATCACATCGCTGATGTGTGGATTATTAGACGTATTCTCAGTCTCTGTAATCATCTGCTTTCTCCTATGTAAATGATTGTTAGTAATATTTACATTTATATTAGCATTTAATGATTACAGAATTATTACAACTATTTGTTTAATAAGGAATTTTTAAGATCAAGATACTCAGAAATAAAATTCATCTTGTCTGCTGTAGAGGGCATGTCCTGCCATTCTGCTTCTTTGACATTCTTAGTAACAAAGATTTCATAGTCGTGCCCGTTGCCCTTGTATAAGTTTACAGTTTGAAAACCTGCGGGGCTGTCTGCTGCTTGAATTAAGGCCTGTGCTAGTTCTTTCAGTGCGGCACGTTCTCCCACTATGTAGGCGGGGTCTTTGACATCTTTACTGGTGTATATCTGTAGTCTTGATTTCATACTAATTCTTGTAGTTTGATTCTTTTATGCTTGTATACTGTAACATACTCTGTGTTATTTTTATACCCCAATTTGCCCGTTCCCCATATGATAGGATGATCATGTAGGCTCACAGCATGAGGTAGGACCACATCTAAATAACGCCCGTTGCCTGTGCCCAGTGTGACGAATGTGATATACTCTTTGGGCTTTGATTTAAACACACGATAGTTTGCTACCAGGCCGCAGAACTCTACCTGCCCAGGCTTTCGTACTTCTTGGCATACAGGTATAAAACTCTTTGAACGCCAACGACCTGTTTTCATTAGGTCCTCAATTTCTCCACCTTGACCTATGGCAGGCACAGCACCAGCCAACTTGGCCTCTTGCCAATAGACCCAACGAGCATATGATCCCTGACAGTGTTTTAGAGCAGCACGCCAGAACGCTTCGGGATTATGTGCCTTTTGGTATGCTAAAGCCCAAATCAATCTACCTAAATTTATAGCATGAGCACGGCATAGACCAAAGTGACTGAGTTCTTTCAGCGCCATGAACACATCGTCTTTGCGTGGATGATCGCCCACTAGTTGTAGGAACTCAAACATCTTTTCTTCGTTCTTTTTAGCAAAGGCACGACGCCACATGTCTGCGGTATAACTATCACAGCCTAAAATTTCTGATATAAGTTCTATGGCATCATCTTCGAACACTATGGTATCTTGAAAGCCATCTTTAGACCAGTCTTGAAAGAATGAAGCCTTACGACGACCTTGTGTAGCTACTGGACGAATTAGGGCAGTGGCCAAAGTGCAGTCACTTTTACTCTTGGGACGAATAGCACGAAACAGACGCTTCATAGCAGGTGATTCACCCTGTGTTACACCCAGTATATCACCACGACACAATAATTCGCTGGTAGCCTCATCATGTTCAGGATAGTCAGACAATGAACGCTGTTCTATTTCCCATAGTTGACTCAGTCCTCTGTTGGCAAGTATATCTATCTTAAAGTGTTCTAGGTCCTCAATTTCATACTTGTCCAGTAGAATTTGATTTTCGGCATTGATTAGACTCTTAGGCACCGCTCGATCGAAGATCAGTATGCCACCGCAGTGCTTGGATATACAGCGTTTCTTACCTAATAGTTTTTTAACTAATCTTTTAGCATCATCTGCGAACTCGGGCACAACCTTATCGAGATCAATATTGCGAGGTAGTCTACCCTTAGCACCATATCTCTTAGCTGCCTCACGTATGGCAGACTTTTCTTTATAGGTTACATAGTTGCTAACACGGGCTGATTGTCCTGGCCATCTTTTGTAGATCCTGTTCATAACAGTTTCCTGTTGCCAGTGAGGGAAGTCTAAGTCAATGTCAGGTAAGTCATCACGCTTGGGATTCATAAACCTTGCCAGGGGTATGCGTTCTTTTACAGGATCTACATCTGATATAGCCATTAGATAACAGATCAGGCTTGAGCCTGCTGATCCTCTGGTTATATGTGGAATGTCACGAGTTAGATCCAGTATTTCCCTAACTCTTAGAAAGTGTTTGGCAAAACCTAATTGTGCTATTAGTTCTAATTCTTCTGCTAGTCTTTGGTTGTATTCTTCAGTATCGGGTATTTGCCTGGTAAATTTAGTGATGAGGTGTTCTAGTTCCCTGTATCTTGATTCCATGTTGTGCCTTTATAGTTGCCATAATATGGAATATTTAATGCCGAGATACAGGGATTTGGTTTAATTTTGAAAACTTGCTTTCTGTGCGGCCTGTAGTCTCTCTTCATCAGTTAGTTCGTAACACTTGGGCAAGCGGTTAGGATCACGTAGTAGATCGTATTCCGACCTTTTAGTATAGGTCTTTCTAAAGTGACGGAATACCAACCAAGTGGCAAATGCCATACTTACTACCGCTACATGTCCAATTACATTATAGCCAATGAAATAGAGTTCTCCTGCCCACAGACTAAATGCCACTGCCCAAAAACTGGCCAGTAACACACTGGTGATATATTTGATCTGTGGTGGAGCATCTTTTAGAGCATTACGATTGGGATCAAGTAGTGCTACAAAAGCACGATATAGAGCAATGAGGAATTTAATAAGTCCAAACATGGTCTGTGTCTCCTGTTAAAAATTAAGATTCTTTGTCGGTCTTTTTACCGCAGAGATCTGGGTAAAATTGTTCATTACATACATTGGTTACAGCATGGTGCTGATCTTTGATAGAATATAAACCAATGCCGATTAGAATTGGTAGCCCAAAGGCTAGAAACGTAGCAATTAAATACTTCATAGTGTGTCCTTGTGTATTTGTCCTAAACAACGATTATACACTATTTAATATCATTAGCCAAGACTATTTGAAAAATAAAATCTATGTTTTTTTAATGTTTGCTACTTAATTCTTGACTTAACTGGCTTTCTTCACCTGCGCCCAATATACAGGCAGTCTTACCTTTAAACTCAATTATGGTCCAGCCTGAGGTTTCTTTGTTATAGAATATGCTGTAGGTGTGTTCCTTTTGATCAACGCCCATCCAGAATGGTTTTTCTTTATAATCCTTTCCAGTAAGAGCAGTAATGACAGATTGAGTATCTGCGCACATCACGGCTTTATAGGCAGTTTGTTGTGCCCAAACAGTAATTGGAAAACATAAAAATCCTAATATAATTTTGTTCATTTTTTAAGCTTGAAAAAAATCTGATGAGGTAAAGTCATGGTATACATACCCATTATATATAACAATAGTACCTCCGCTAGCTCTAATATTAGTAGGGTACCTAACCAAAATTCTACCTCTGCCTCCACTACCTCCTCTGCCTGATCCTAGACCGGTTCCACCTCCGCCTCCACCTAGACCATCTGTGCCGGCACAGTTAGCTCCTGGTGTTCTAGATGCATTGCCACCGCCACCTACTCCACCTGTGCCATTGGTTGATCCAGAACCACCTCCTCCACCGCAGACAAAAACACCAGAGGTTGAAGCATACCAAATATCCGGATATCTGCCTGCTCCTCCATTACCTCCTACATTTGCCGCACCCGAAGCACCTGCTGCGCTAGCACCACCTCCTCCACCGCTGGCTCCGCTAGCATCATTGGTAAAATTACTACCGCCATTATTTCCTTGGCTTGGTACAGTAACGGGTATATTTCCTGTTCCGCCACTTGTAGGCTGACCTCCACCTGCTCCGCCACCTCCTCCACCAGAGCCTCCGTTCCTACCTGAGGTAATACCATTTAGTGGAGTATATGAACCACCAAGGCCACCACCTGCAGCAGCATATCCAAAGGCTGTACTTGTTGTTCCGCTAGTTCCTTCAGTATAAGTGGCATTGATGTCACCTACCCCTCCTGTGGTAATCGAACCTATACCACCCTGACCTACTATCATGGGATACACAGTTCCAGATTGTACTGTTACACTGGATATATACCTGTATCCGCCGGCGCCTCCACCTCCGCCATTGGCATTGTTTTGCCAATTACTTCCGGCGCCTCCACCTCCTCCTCCACCTAAAATAAGCACATCTACTGTGTAAAAAAATGGTGGACTTATGTTAAAGCCTTGACCGAGTAATATTCCGCCTGTAATTTGCATAGAGTTATTATTGCTAAAAATTTATAACAGGATCCGTTTTGGGAGATCTACACGCTACACGTAGCGATTAAGAAGGCCAAATAGTTTGCTGTAAGGATCCTATGTTTGTATTTAATCTATTAGGTGAACGTCCATGGATTTTGCCAAGTGTTTCGTTCGGTGGTTGCTGTATATCCTGTTACAGTGTGAATAGTGGTATAACTTGCTGTTGTAGCACCTGCCTGTATAGTCCAGGATTCTGGATCTCTTGATATTACATCATTAGCTGTTGCCCATCGATAACCGGTAAAACTTACAGGAGTCCCAAAATCAAACCTTATATCAGTGGTCCCATTAGTATAATGGCCTGCATTATAAAATTTATAAAACATTGAATTATCAATTAATCTATAAACCTCTTCCTGACCGGTTACCACACCTCCAGGATTTGTTAAGGTAGCTCCGTAAAGATCTCTATCTATACCATCTACTTGAAACTTGAATTCAGCCATTTGACAATCAGATAGATTTGAACTTTCCCTTACCTTGGTTATATACATTCTCCAGTATCTATACGGTCCGTAAGATACTCCAGTTTGTTGTGTATAGTAAGGTACTTTTCTTATAGCTCTAACAGTATAATTTTGATCTTTAAAATCAACGCTTTCAGTTCCATCAGTAGTATTGATAAACCAAGCAGTAGGTGAGGCAGATGAAGAGCTCGTCCAATAAAGACCTCCATTAAATTGTGCTGTTACGTTTCTAAATACAGTTGCATATGTGGCTTCTCCAGGTACATAAAGAGAGTAATTAGAAGTACGGGGTAATACCGAGTAAGGGTTAATACCGGACGTTGTAACATTATCGCCAGGCCATGCCCTTGTGTTTGAATATATTATAGCCAACTCATATCTAGAAGGTAGATACCAATCACTATAACCTCCAGTTGTTAAATTACCACAGTATTCTGCCGCAGGATGAGAAGCATCTGTCATAGCGGCAGTGTTAGCACTACCATCGAATAAACTACTTGTACCCGGTGTATTTGTAAGAGACGACTTCCAAGATAAAGTAGTTTCAGATGACCCTGGAGATACAACTAAAAAGTGAGTAGGATTTCCGTCTCCACTTGCTGAATACAACCCGGCGTAATAACCTCCACCGAAACTTTCTCCAATATTCAGAGGTGGTGGTGTTACGGGTAACGCACTTATTGTACTGCCTATAATTCTTACACCTCCAGAAATTAATAAAGCCATCTTCTATTTATATATAGTTTATGGTGTGCCCTGTGTTACTGTCACTGAGCAACCACTTAGATTAGCGCAGGCCTGTGTAATGTTATATTGTTGTGCCACTGTCCCTTGCTGCGTAAGATTTAATGTGGATGACCCCAGCACTCTACTTAGGTTAATAGTGGCTCTATGACTACCTGCACCATCCTGGGTCGCGACTACAGTATGTCCATTTCCTGTCAAGGTAAGATCCATATACTTGCCTGCTGCGCCTGCCTGTAATACATCTACATTGTTGCTATTACCTGTTATGTTACTGAAGAAAGTGTGATAGGCTGCGTTGCCCCATAATTGTCTTACTAACACTGTATTAGTGTCACCTGTGATCTCTGATCTGTTATAGTGTCCGGAATTGGCCGCTCCTGTGTTGGCCTGTTGAAATGTCACTGTGTTATTGTTGCCTGTCAGTTTAAGGTCACTGTAGTGTCCGCCACTTTCAATGCCATCCTTGCTGACAGAGGGCCAAGTTCCGTTCCATCCTTGTAGCAGTGTCACAGTATTGCTTGTTCCATTGACATCAAACTCGATTAGGTTCTTACCTGATCCTAATCCATCACCTTGTCTTATTCTCAGTGTATTATAATTGCCTATGAGTTGAGCATCGCCTACTCCACCACGTCCTTGTATATAGTTTGTTGAACCTTCTTGTATAATATCAACATCTGCGTAACTACCGCTTTGTGCGATATACAATTTGTTACCCTGTGCCAATGCTGCTAATCGAGCACGATCTGAATTTTTTTGATTGATCTGTGCGGCAGTCTCTGTGCTTGAATACCAACTTGAACCACCACCTGATTCTAATCCTACGCTTTCGCCACCTATAACTTCATAGGTGCCGTCACCCTGTGGATCCCAGGCTATTTCCCAACTGGTAGGTCCACCGCCACTGTTATCTGTATAAAAATGAATATATACAAATTCACCAGGTTTAGCAGTATATGATCCATAGGCATAGGCACAGCAATCACCATTGGTTATCTGTGTGCCATTGATAAACAATTTGTGCTTGTCATCCCAACCTGTTCTAAACCATATGGTTCTACTTACACCGTCTTGAGCACCTGGCCAGCGGAGATATCCTGTGACCCAAGCATAAAAGCCGCTGCCTGTGCCGCCTTGACTCCAAGTAGCATTTGACATATTCCAACCACCGCTGCCACAGCAGTCCCACCATTGTATTGTAAATCCACGATTACTGGTTCCTCTGGTATAGGGATATAGGCTTGACCCACTGGTCTGTGCTACATTGTTTGTGGGCATAGCAGGTGGCGGTGGCGCAGTGACCATGGCCTGTGTTAGTGCTTGATATTGTGCTGTAGTGGCAGTGCCACCATGATTCCAAGTTGAACTAGTGGTAGATGTAGATGCTTGTAGGTTAATATAATATCCATACCAAGTGGTGTTATCCACAAACATATATTGACGACCTTCATTGGCACCATTTTCAAAAGCAATGAATCTACCATAAGGAATCATCACAGTGTTAAGAGTATTGTTACTGTTCCATAATTCTAACTGTATGGGATTGCCTGCTACACTGCCGTTATTATAACTAAAACGCACAGTCATACCTGAGGTAAAACTTTTCCATCCTGCTGATGGACTGTAAAGTTGACTTGATACAAGGCCGCTTACTGAGCAGGTTCCGCTTGATTGGGTGCAGGCTCCTACATTCCATTGACTGTCGAATACTTTACCTACCGGTAGTTGTAGATCAGTGACATCAGCACGAGCAGGTTCAGCCCAAAAATAAACCAAGGAGAGGAACAGCACCAGTATAACAATGCCAAAACCCGAAGTCCAACGATATCCGTATTTCATCTGTATGTTTGATTAATTATAATCTGTCCCTGAGGACGACCACTTGAGAAGTTATTGCTCACGTTCAGCATGTCCTGTGTGACACTGACCTGCACCTGAGTATTCATCTGTAATGAAACCTGTGCTACATTACGACCATTTTGGCTAACTGATTCTACAGCCCAACCTACCTGTTTGGTCTCTGATTTATCTTTATAAATCTTACGTAGCCATTCTGGATCTTCTGACTTTGTTTCTTCTTTGGCAGCAGTGACAGGAATTTCTTCTTTAACTTCTGCTTGTGCTACTGTGGTTTTAGTGTCTGAAGCAGGGGCTTCTTGAGCCTTTTTAGCGTCTGCCGCCTGGTTACTTGCGACTTGTTCTGAGTTATCACCACCATCTTTGCTCTCTTCTTTGCTCTCTTTCTTTGAGTCATCTTTTTTCGCTCCTGGAACACCTGCTGCTGCCGCTGCGGCTCTTGCTGCTGCTACCAACGGCGCACCACTCATAGTAGGCGGTGGGCTCACTAACAAATTAGTTCCTACTGGTGTGCCAAATATATTAATAGTCATGGGGGGTGTAGGAGGTGCGCCCGCTGTTTCTACCATAGTGGCTTGAAAGGGACGATTCATTGTTACAAGGTTAGGGCCACTTTCTACATCAATGGCTCCACTACCACATATGGCACCTCTAACATTAGGTCCTACATTATCTTCACAACTGGGCATGAGGATCACAGTGGATGCTCCAACTTCGTTTACTGCCATGACAAAGTCAGTGCCACGCACAGCAATTGCCGCAGTAGGTGTATTGATTTTCACAGCATTAGGGTTGGCACCGGCTATGGCACCACTAACATAGCGCACAGCACCACCAGTGGCCTTTAGACCAAGTTTTCCTCCCTGAGCATTTTTAGGATCATAAACAAAATCATCAATAACCAAACTACTGTGTTCCGTGACTGATACTGTAGTATTGTCTTTAAAAGTAATTTTAACCTTGCCATTCTTTGTTTCAATCTTATCATTGGTTTGAATCACCGTTCCCTTGGCTATTGTCACAGAATCTTTACCACGTTTTATTGTGCCACTGCCTGTGACCTCTGTAACTGACCCTATGTCAGCCCAGGCCGTGGTGGCGCAAAACAATAAACTTAAACAGAAATATCTCACGACAACTCCTTATGGTGTTGTTCTTTGAATTATATTCCAAACTCCACTGCTGCCCACTGTGGTAATTTTAACTACATTATCTTGTGTGCCTGCTTGGCTGATAGCGAATCTATTGCTGGCTCCGTTTACATCCATCCATATGCTGCTACCATAAGCACTATTGCCAGTTTGACTGATATTAAACACATTGAAATTACCTGCCACGGTTATAGTTTGATTGTGCTTATTACCCACTGAGTCAATATTAAATTCATTGCTATTACCACTGGTCACTGTGATCTGACTGTTTAGATCGTCACCTGTGCCACGAAACTGTATGGCATTGCTGTTACCTGTAAACTTCCAATTTAATGTAGCATCTTTACAGCCTGTTAATGCTGTTCCTGCTGAACTTGATCCAGATCCACATAGAACATCAGCAAAGTTACTGTTGCCTAATTGTTGAATAGTAATATCTACTCCCTGTGCTGCTACATCTGGGCTTATTGCCTTCATAGCAATGGTGTTATTATTGCCCACTTGGTTTAAGATAATGTTATGATCATCACCACGTAGGTATATAGCACTGTTTACTGTATATTGACGCACACCGCCTGCGTTTAGTCTATCTACAATACCTGTTATAATTTTGCTATAGGTTGAATCACTGCCAGCAGTATTACCACTGCCTGTCTGTGTAATGCTGACATTGGGACGCTCACCGTCTTGATCAATGAACACACGATTGGTAGCACTCTGTGTCAGTGCTGTGGCGGTGCCTGCCATGACCCCTACTGTAGGATCAACGGGAGTTGTTGGAGTTGGTGCTGCCACTGTGGTTTGTGCTGCTACCGGAAATGCTGCCATCATCAGCAGTGTTAGTAATGTTTTCTTCATATTCGCTCCGTCCTTGTTTAGTTTGTTTTAATTGGCTGGCCGCTGGAATCGACCAATCCTTGATTGGGGGCTGATTCAGTAGACTGGGGGGCAGTTTTGGGCTGCGGTGTCGGAACCACGTCATGTTTCACTTGCTCCTTGTATTTCCACAGTCCTTGGCTTTCTCCTTGACGAATAAGTTCTATTACACCCGCTTCTATGGCCGAACGCAGAGCATAGTTGCCTGGTTCATTAAAAGTCTGACTTGAGTCTAATTCAAAGGCTCTTGTGGCAGTGTTAAAGAATTTAAATGTAGTTACACCTTCTGCTGTAGATAGTAAGTTCTTTTCAATAGTGACGCTGGTTAATACTTCACCTGTTTGAACACTGACCAGTCTTAGACTAATTACGACCAAATCTTGTGTGTATTGAGTATATGGCCCTATGCCCAACCAACGTGCTCCGGTACCACCTGTCAGTGTGTTTGAATTATAATCTATAATACCGCCCTCAATGATAACTCCTGCCAGCGTCATTGGGGGTAGCATTTTGGCTTTTTCGCCATCATAGATCTCACGAGTCTGCTTGATCATTTGACGCTCTTTAAGCAGGTTATCTAAGCCCACACGTTCTACCACAGTAAACCATTGACGATTGCCTGCTTCTGCCAATGTCTTAATTAGATAACTTTCTGCACCTTGTGTTACCGCTGAACTGAAAAGGCTCAATGTATTACTTGGCTTACGTTGTCCTGTTAGGTCTCTAAAGTTGTATACCGCTACAGTGATTGGAGGACCCATTGGTGCTGGAATGGTATTTAGGTCTTTCAGCATGTTTTGGCTAACTCTGGGAGGAGTATCTAATTTAGCCTCTAAAACAGGACGCATGGCATTACAACCACCTAAGGCTATACTTGCTGCTAATATTGATAATTTTAACGTGTTCTTCATATTAGAATCCAAAACTTGCTATAGGAACTTTAACAACAGTCACGGTGCCTGCCTTATCAACCACTGTTAAAGTAACATCTTTGTCTGTTTTTACCCAGGTAATAGTATTGCCGTCTAAACTAAACACTCCGCTTGAAGGGTTTACACATCCTGGAATCGCTAATCCGTCTGCACCTTGACATTTATTTTGGAATAGATTTGTGCTAAGTTGGCTGGCTAATTGCGCATATACTTGGCTGGTAAATAGGCTCATAAAGCGAGCCAATGGTGTATTCTGTGCTTCGGCTAACAATTTAGCCTCTTCTGATTTCTTTTGACTTTCTATATTATCTTTACGTGCTTTTTCTATACTGTCTATAGTAAGAACATGGCTGCTCCAATTTTGTCCATTAAAACTTGGACTTTTGAATTGTTGAACCAGTTCCGCATGAGCCAGCAATGGTAGTAAAAACAATGCTAACGCAATCTTCTTCATATTCGCTCCTAAGTTACATATATTTATAGGAACAGAACGTTTTAATAAGTGTATCTACTAAAATGGATTAAAATTTGATACTTCCGGAGATCGTATAGTTGTTGTCGGTGTAGTCGAACCTGCTGCAGCAGAAGTCCAATATTGATCGAGGCTCCCATCAAATGTATAAGATAATGATTGTTTGTTGGCAGTAAGAATTAAAGTACTGCTGTCCCATCTAAATGGTTCAGTGGGCCTAGTAAATCCTTGTCCGCTACCAGTTGGATATCTAGTTCCTTTAGATATTCTAAAATTACTTATATATCCTCGGAATGGACTAGAAATCCAACCACCTGATTTATAATAACCAATTCTATTCTGATATGTGTAGGCGAAGTTTATTGAGAAAGCACCAACTGATTGGAAATTATCTTGCTGTCCATTCACAAATGTCTTCAGTGAAGTTTGTCCCGAACGTTGTACAACTATGTGATACCAAGTATTATTGTTTAAGTCAATGCTACCGGATGACACAATAATTGCATCATGGGTAACTACTAACCTATTAGATGCATTAATATAGATATGATACCCTTGGCTTAAATCATTTAGTCCATGGCTGTAAATTCCCATAGTACCTCCACTTGTTCTATATATCCAGCATTCAATAGTATAGTCACCAAATCCAATGTTTAATTGATTAGTGACAACATCTACGCTTACAGGATTGCTACTAACAGTGGGACTAGGAGAACTCTGTAGGAGCCAATTTGTCCATGTATTACCACTAAGTGCGTATGCGTGGGTTGAAGTATTACCTGTTACTAGTATAGTTCCTGAATCAAACGGCTTAGGAGTACATCCCTGTACTTCTATTGTTCTAGCAAAATTTGACCATCTAAGATCTGTAATTGCTCCTATCCAATTTACATAAGTACCTGAAGCAGCGAACGTACCCACTCGTAGAGGGTCAGTATTTGTCATAGGGTGGGCCCATGTTCCAGTTCCAGCTAAGTATCCATTTATATAAAATTTAGTTTGATTAGCACCAGTTCCTTCTCTCACCACGGCAACATATGTCCAACTATTCAATGCTATAATCTGTGTGCTAGTTGGTCCTCCAAATGTAGGACTAGAACCATACATGTAAAGTCGTAAGGTATCATTAACTCCAAATGTCCAACCACTAGGTCCAATAGCACCTTTGTTTAAAATACCACGAATTGAACCGGCGCCAGGTGTTGTTGTTAGATAAACATTTGCTTCTATTGTAAAATTACCTGTCCCTATATCATAAACTACATTTTGGGTAGCTGTAGACAGATGGCCAGCAGTACTACCGGAATATCCATACGCATAGGCGATTTCTTGTCTAAATGCTACATAGGTATCCGGACTAGGGGGATATAAAAAACTTGTATAACCTGCACTGTCAAAGTATGTAACACCACCTACTAGGGTCATACCACCTGAAATTATCATAGTAATAAGTACCAAATAATAAACAAGTAACAGATATGGTGAGCCATTTGATCAGCGCCAAATTCTCTCCAAAATCTAGGCTTGTACATATCTTTTATACCATATTTTACCTTAAACCAATCAATATGATAGTGAGCGAACCCTTCTAATATACTAATTGTTAAAATCATTACAAGTTCAACAGGGTGAATTAAACTGAATAACAGTAGGGCTATCAGTGTCCATAACATATGATCTAGGCTATGGCTTATACCAACAGGATCACCGTATAGACCCTTTTTAACTGTTTGATCGTAAGTTTGAATAAAAAAGTCTGCGTACCAATGTTTGGCCTGTAGCAGAAACATTAATAGTAATATTTCCATATCACTATTTATATACTTACTTAAAGTTTAATTTAGTTTTTCCCAACTGATGAATTGTGGGTTACGTAGGGTTTGGACCCTAACAGTGGGATTGCTTTCAAACATACCGTTGGCATATCTTATATATAAATCTAATTCTGCAAATTCATTACTATCAGGACGTCCGATTTGTGCTATAAAAAGTTGACTGGTACCGTCTGGTGCTCCGTATTTCAATCCCATAAGTTGTAGATCTTCTACTTCAGTTATGCTTGGTACATAATACAATCCATTAACACTTGCGTAAAAATATGGTTGTTGTGAAAATCTCAGCATAGAAGTAAGACTAGCATTTTGTTTCAGTGTGTTTTCAATTATGGATTCAAACACTGTAGCGATCTTTGAAAACAGAGGTGTAGCATAGGCTTTCTTTGATTGCCAATTAGCCTGAAACCAATCACCAAATACACGTTGCCATTTGGCATTTTTACCCGAAGATGCTATTATTGTGCTAGCATCTGCTGTTAAACTTGTTTTTCCTTTACAAGTAAACTTCTGTGTATTTGGATCAAAAACTATAGTGTATTTGTCTGAAATAGGAGCAATGACTTCTCCTGGTTTACTTTGTGCTAGAGCAAGAACATCATTAAAAATGTCTTGTTTCATTTTTTTAAATTCTTCTTGGGCGTATTGATAAAAAATATCATTGCCTCGTTCGGGAGTTAGTCCTAATACTTTAGGAGTAAGATTAGCTAGAGTAATACCGCCTTCTGCTTTTAGACTGATACCGGCGACATCTGTGCCTTCAAATCCTACATCGGCAGCGTTATCTGCCTTATTTTTTCCACCCGCCCATGTAAATTGTTCAACTGATTGGCCGTTTTCTGCCAATTTTTTATTAATAAGTTCAGCATATGCTGTGCCAATTTGATGCCACCTAAGAAACAATCCCTGATCAAAATTTGGAGCCAATAACTTTTTAATTGAATTATATGTGCCATTGGGATCGGAAAGTATTTGAGCAGGTAAAGTAAGCTCAGGTTTAGAAGGGTTGAAGGATTCAGGGTCCGCTCCAGCAAGAGCACATAACATAGCAATTTCGCTATTATATCGAACTCCACTAGATTTGCCACCTTCCTCTAAAGGTTTTGAAAATTCACTAAATCGCATAATAAAATATTTATGCGGCTTCTGGGAATAGTATCTCGTCTACAAATTTTAAGATAGTAGGTTCAGGAACACCCATTGCTACCATGCTTTTTATCACTTGCGGATTTTGTTTTTGATAGTAACAATAGCGATTTTGTGCCATATGAAAATCTGCGCCAGAGGTCTGGGTGAATCCCACATTAGCCAAATAATAGTCTAAGGATTCCCTAGCTATCTTACAAAGTAATTCAATTTCTTGCTCATCGCTTATATTACCCGCGGCTATCATAGAAGGACTGAAGATTTGTTTTGCCCAGTCGGGTAAAGTTCTAGGTTTAGTCCATTGTAAAGGTGACGAATGCTGTTCAAACCATAACATCATGTCATGATTTCTATCCCCGGCTGCGCTAAAATCATGAAAAGCACCTGTAATTTTATTACGTCCGCATATAGCATCAAAGCCCCAAATAGGGCTAGGATCATTATAATGTGGGAATATAGTAGAATGTAAAATGTAGATTCCATGCGAATCACGCTTGTCTACTATTTCAATGTGAGCTCTACGATATCTTGGACTGGACCAAAGATTATTTTCCCAATCGTAGTCTTCATTAAGTTTTCCTTCTATAGCATCACCTGTGTTATTAAATTGCTGTTCTAGGTATTCTGCTAGTTCTTCAATTTTGTTCCAAATCTCCATCATAGTCCCTCATCATTTTAATTGCCCAATCAAAAGCAGTATTAGCCTCTCTACCGAGATCATCTGATAATTTAGATCTTAAATTTTTCATTAAGGCTTGAGGATTTTCAAATTCAAGAGCAAGATGAGAACCGGGTATAATTTTTTTAATCATTTGTCCTCCAAACATGTCACCCATGTGCCAAGTGTATAAATGCGCAAGAATTTTACTGCCATCGCTGCCTATTTGATCTATATAATCTCCGTATTCTAATACAGTATTTCTAATGGCATGTAAAGATGGATTTCCACTGTTCATTACATTGTAATCTTGTAAAATATAATAACTTCGTCTTATATCTTCTATATCTTCTAGCAGTCCTAAATGTCCAGCATAGTATTCAATTTTGTTGTAGAAAAAACTTTTTTGTTTGGTCCAATCTACCCATAAAGATATTGGCAATGTTTGTGCGAACACTGCCTTCATAAATTTGGTAGATTCTGCCTGCCTATGTTTGTCTGCTGTTTGTTCTTTGAGATTCATTCTGCCTCTACTTTGACCTGTAGGGGATATCCATTTGATCGAGCTAATGCCATTACATCAATACTTTTTTGTTCTGCTATTTCGTAGCTATAGATACCCGCTACAGCACTGCCTTCATTATGGACCTTTAGTGTGATTTCCATGGCAGCATTTTGTTCATGTTTGAACACACTCATTAACACTGCTACCACAAATTCAACAGGTGTTACATTGTCATTACAAAATATAACTTTATATTTTTTTGGGACTTTGATTTTATCAGAGGTAGTGGTTTCTAGTATAACATCAGTTATTGACATAATAATATTTATAGTTAATGAAGGGGGACAAGCCCCCTATTGATTACTCTTTGATTGTGACTACACGAGGTTTCATTGAATCTGGAACGATTCTTTCCAGATTGATAGTCAAAACACCGTTTTTAATTTTAGCATCACCAACTTCAATATGTTCAGCCAAAGGCCAAACTCTAGTAAAGTCCCTGGATGCCAGTCCCCTGTGAAGATAAGCTTCGGGTGGATACTCTGTGGTCATACTTTGACCCTTTACGATCAGTTGATCATTATCTACTTCTACTGTAATTTCAGATTTATCAAACCCTGTTACAGCGACCTGTAATTCATAATGATTTTCTTGTGTTTTAATTACATTATATGGTGGATAATTATTATTGATTTGATTTTGAAAACGTCTTTCAAAGTCATTAAACAATGTGTCAAAGCCTAAAAGGGCTCTGTTTAAAGCATTTGTATCAAAACGTACTACTTGTGTCATAAAATTTCTCCTTAAAAAGTAAGATAAGTGGGGCCCTATAAGGTACCCCTAGTGTATTACTAAAATCAGTTTTTGACTTCAGTAAATTCTGCGTCAACTACATCCTTGTCTTTGTTGTCTGTAGCTGGTTTTTCCTGTTTCTCTTTATCAGCAGCCTGTTTGGCATTAATTGCCGGCAACATGGCATTAGTGAGATCCATTGTTTTTGTCTTAATTGCTTCCATATCTGACTCAGACATAGCAGTTTCTAGATCTTTAATAGCAGCAGTGATTTTATCTTTATCTTCCTGACTTAATTTTTCCTCTACTTCACTGAGAGTTTTTCTAGTGGCATAGAGTTGTCCTTCTGCTTGATTTTTAGCATCAATTAGTTCACGCTGTTTTTTATCAGATTCTGCATTGTCTTCAGCATCTTTTACCATACGTTGAATTTCAGACTCGCTCAATCCACTGCTAGATTTAATAGTAATTTCTGCTTCTTTATTGGTCTTTTTATCTTTAGCACTGACTTTTAAGATACCATTAGCATCAATATCAAAAGTAACTTCGATTTGAGGTAACCCACGGGGTTGAGGATCAATATCACCTAGATTGAATTCACCTAGCAATTTGTTATAAACAACTAGTTCTCTTTCTCCTTGGTATACCTTAATAGTTACCGCTGGTTGATTATCCTGAGCAGTACTGAAAATTTCACTTGTCTTAGTTGGAATAGTTGTATTTTTCTTAATTACCTTGCTCATTACACCGCCCTGAGTTTCAATACCTAAACTCAATGGTGTAACATCTAATAATAGGACATCCTTACGATCCCCTACAAGAACAGCGCCTTGAATAGCAGCACCTACTGCTACTGCTTCGTCTGGATTGACATCTTTACGTGGTGCCTTTCCAAACAGCTCTTCAACTGCTTGTTGAACTTTAGGCATACGAGTCATACCACCGACTAAGATTACTTCATCAATATCACTGGGTTGAACACCAGCATCAGTCATTGCTGTACGACAAGGTTGAATACTACGTTGGATTAATTCATCTACCAGACTTTCTAATTTAGCTCTGGTTATACTAATGTTCAAATGTTTAGGTCCGCTTGCGTCTGCCGTAACATATGGTAAATTTACGGTGGTTTGACTGCTATTACTTAATTCAATCTTAGCTTTTTCAGCTGCTTCCTTTAAACGCTGGAGTGCCAAAACATCCTTTGTAAGGTCTACACCTTGTTCTTTTTTGAACTCAGATACCAGATAGTCCATAATACGTTGATCAAAATCCTCACCACCTAAAAATGTATCACCATTGGTACTTAAAACTTCAATCTGTTTGTCGTTATCTATATTGGCTATTTCAATAATAGAAATATCAAATGTACCACCACCTAGATCGTATACAGCGACCTTACGATCTTTTTTGTCCGTCTTGTCCACACCATAGGCAAGAGCAGCCGCAGTAGGCTCATTGATAATACGCAGAACTTCTAGTCCAGCAATACGACCAGCATCTTTGGTTGCTTGACGTTGACTGTCGTTGAAATAAGCAGGTACCGTAATCACTGCTTGTGTAACTTCATGGCCTAAATGATCTTCTGCTGTTTTTTTCATTTTACGCAGGACTTCTGCAGAAATCTGTGGAGGCGCTAATTTTTGATCATGTGCCTCTACCCAAGCATCGCCATTGTCTGCCTCAATGATTTTATATGGCATAAGATCAATATCTTTTTGAACAGCCTCTTCTTTGAATTTTCGACCAATCAAACGTTTACTGGCATAGATTGTGTTTTTTGGGTTAGTAACTGCCTGTCGTTTAGCAGGAGCTCCTACAAGGATTTCATCGCCGTAGGCAATTATACTAGGTGTAGTCCTAGCACCTTCTGAATTTTCAATTACACGGGGATTTCCATTTTCGATGACTGCCACGCAGCTATTGGTGGTACCAAGATCGATACCGATGACTTTACTCATAATCTTTTCTCCTTATTAAGTGAGTAATTTGGCTTATGCCCATATAATAGCCATTAGGTCTATTATAAATTTATTTATCAAATTGACGGACTCCTTATATGATCTTTGGATTTTATAGTTTTAATTGCGTGACATACCTGACACAAACTATTCACATTTTCCGCAGAATTATCTCCCCCATCGACTGGACGAATCTTATGATCTCCGTGCATTAATATTCTGGCGACTGCATGTTGATCCTTTTCATCTAATCCACTTTCTAAAATTCTAGAATCTTCTAAGATATTAGTTTTACAATTCGAACAAATCCAGCTTCTATGAAATGTATGAGGCCTATCATATCTGCCCATGCCGCCATATTCCCTTTGCATGATTTGGTGACGACGGCATAGTTTATCAGACCCCGGCCCTGTCCAAAAACTAACCGGGGAACCACACTTATCTATACAACAAAGAAGTTTTAATCTTTGTTGATTTCTAATTTTAGTAAGTGACTTCCTTTTGTCATCTTCTGGTAGTCTAAACATGATTAAAACAAGAAATCAGATTGGACAGGCCAGTGTTGAGGACCTTTTGGCAAGGGCTTATTGGAATACTTAGAAATCTGCTTAATAAGGAACGTTAACCCCATAGATTTTTCTGGATATCGAATCCCTAAAAGGCTTCCATGTAGACTTTCATAGTAATCTCTGTAGGCAGTTTTAGCTCTAGCTAACATGGCAATTGAATCAAAATCTCCGTTAAATGCTAATTTCAAAGAGCTAGCAATATCATTTATATAGTGATCATCAACTGTAATTTTTTCAATTTGGCACTGTCTAAAGAAATCATAAAATAACCAGCACTCTTTTGGTTGAACCGGCCTACTGCTCTTACAAATTGCTGAAAAGTATTTACAGAAGTTTATTGTTACGTCTATATTATACTTAGGATCCATAAGTTCGTCAAGTCTTGATAAGGCACCTGGCTCATCAGTATCCCCAAACTTATTGTTTGTAGCAAACATTCCCACTGATTCCAGTGCTTGTTGTTTTTCTTCGGCTATGACCCATGAAGGGATTGTTGAATTGTCTGTTCTCACACCAAAAACCATTTGGTGAAATTTATCAATTTGATCCAAAGGAAATTTAGCGTCACCATTCAATACCATAAAGTTTTCGCGCATTTCACTTTTGAGAGAACTTTGATAAATGTTTACAGGTACAAGACATTTTGAAATATCTGCCCCAAGGATCTTACAAATGATGTATAAAACCACAGCAGTGTGCTGACCATCCCAACACACATACTTTCCAGGAGCTAGTGGATCTACATATACAGATATGGGCATTACCTTAATGGCCTTAAATCTATCTAATATGTTAAGAGCATGAATAATCATCAACATTCTCTGTAGTGTAATGTCAATAACTATCTTATCCAATGTAACTAATTCAGATCTACATAATTTAAGATCAGACCATGTTTGCAATTGTGGATTACGAAGTTTAAATTCCTCAATGGCATCTGCCAACAATGACTGATAATAAGTATCACTACCTATAGTTTGGGATAATCTATCAGGTATTGTAACATATTGTGAAATACTTTTATAAAACTGTTTGTTAATCTTGTCTGCGTAAGAAAGATTAGATGTTGAAGTTAATAGTTTCATTGGTAATCTCTAAAAGTTGTAGGAAAAGCTAGTATAACAGCCATTGGCTATTAGGTCAAGAACTTTCAAATTAACTATCTAGCTGTATGTGATCTGCCACAGGACCCACTTTATCCAAATATAGTTTTTTATATTCTGCTCTAGACTTATCACCATCATAATTTTTAAGGTTATCATCTTTAATCATGTCAAAGAGTGGATGTAGCATTTTGGACAATAGACGAGACGTCATTTCTTCCAAAATAATCTCTATATCATAGTTTTTGGTGGTCTTATTTTTTGCTATTTCATATTCATAAATTCGAGCACGCTCGCACCATTCTTCATAGTATTCTTCTTTATTTGATCTCATTTATATCTCAAAGCAAAATATGTGGCTAATTTTTCATTGTAAAATATAAAGTTAGTATAACTTCTTGTTTGTCCTTCCAGAGAAATTTTTCCCTGAAAATGAGCAAAATCAAAATCTATAGCCTGTTTATATCCCTGTTGCTTAAGTTGATATACTATTTCTAAAACCTCATTGGGTTTTATGTCCATAAGTCTAATTGCTATCATACCTCAACTGTGAAATTTGGATTCCAACCACTATCTGGTTCGTAGCCCTCATAGCCTCTTGGATTACAAACCACTCTGGTAGATCCAATCATATAATCAAAGCAATCATGTGTATGCCCATGAGTCCATAATTTTATTTGAGGGCGTGCCTCAATAAATTCATTTAGGTCACTGCTATAACCACCATTCAAATGAAAGTCCTTTTCATACTTTGGTTTGGTGCTGCGCTTACTAGGTGCGTGATGTCCAACTACCACATACTTACGAGTAGGGTCACTGTCTACAACTTTACTGATATAGGACAAGGTTTCACGATGTCTACCTAGTGTGGTAAGTGGATGTAGTTTGCTATAATTCTTGTTGCTGTCTCTTACCACACGATAGTCATTTAACATAGCCTTTACCATGTTTATAGTAGTATTATCACCCTTGTTCATATTAGTCCATAAAGTACCACCCACAAATATTACATCATCGATTTCCTTTACGTCATTTTCTAAAAAATAAATGTTAGGAAATCTACTGACTTCATCACGTAGATATTGAATAGTGTCTGGCCATTTACCATGATAGTATTCGTGATTACCCGCAATGTAGATTACATGCGGAAACTGAAAACTGACCCTTTTTAGAAAATCTCTAAACTGTTGTGCCTTTTCTTGCCTACGCCCCAACCCTTGACCATGAGCAATCATTGATCGCTCTATAGCATTAGCAGGTTCAGGATGATCGTGTAGATCCTGTGCCACCATAATATCGCCACCAAGGATTAGGACATCAGCACCTTGTTCGTTAGTAAGGTTGACGTCGCTAAACTCAAGATGTAGATCTGATACTAAGGTAATTTTCATTCTATTTCCACTTCAATGTAAACCATTGATACTCTTTATCAGAGGCTAAAAATATTTTAACATTGTATTGATCGCAGATCCAAGCCCACTTTAAATCCCTGCCATATTCCAAATATCGTATCGTATCTAATTCTGAGCTAGGCCCCCAGGTTTGCCAACACCAATTTCTTACTTCACAAAACTGATCCATTTGGAAGGTTAGAAAGCGAGCATAATATTTGAATTGATTATGCCCGTTATGACGGCGATCTAATTTACCTATTTTCATTTAGTTTTCTATAAATGTTTTGAACACCCACACTTTGCCTAATAGCATCTTGTAGAGCATCATGTTTATTATCTTTTGGCATTTCTGGATCCCATCCTAAATCAAACAGTGTTCTTGTATCGCGAAGTTGCCAATAATTCCATGGTAAAGGTCTGTTTAGCTGTCTATAGATGTCTTCTAGTATGACAAGGTCAAAGGTTGCCCCGTGACTCCAAAAAGCATCACAACCCCAGGCAAACTTATGAAAACGATTTAGAGCATCATTTAAGCCAATTCTTCCGTTTTCATCAAAAGCTTCCTCCATTATCAGCGGATCTTGCTTGCCCCACCATTCAATAGTATTTGGGTCAATTTCACGTCCTAGAGTATCTTGATCATCAAGATTAATCTTAAAATAGATTGAATCTGTATATCCTTCGCCCATTGGATCAAAATGAACTGCGCCTAGGGAAAGTACAACAGATCTAGGGCTGACACCTAGTGTTTCCATATCAACCATTAAATGCTTAGCCATTAATTTAATTTCCTCTTTCTAGTTTCAATATCTTCTTGCTCTAGTTTTTCAAAAAGTTCAGTTAGTAATTGGGCTAATTCTGGATCTTCTTCAGCCATGCGTTCTAAATCTACAGGCTGGCTATTTTCTAAAATTTCTCCAGATTCTACACTGCCTTCAATTTGTTTGATTAGTTCGTCTAATTCTTCCTGAGTCCCATCAAAACTGTCAAAGGCACCAGGCATATAGGTAATTTTAAGTTTCTTGTTCATGCTGTAGTGTAACATGAACTAAGAGATAAGTCAATAGAGTTTTTTTGGCAGCTCTTGATTACGCAACTTTTTCAACCAACGAGCACGGGCAGCACCTTTTTTTCTTTTTCTTTCTGTAGTAGGCTTTTCATAGAACATCCTACTACGAACTTCTTCTAAAACACCCGAGTCATCTACTTTTTGTTTGAATTTTTTCAAAACCGTGTTAAAGGGCATATCTCCACTAATAACTTTGTTGCCTAACACTGTTGTCTTATATTTCGCCATATCATCCTTTAAGTCAAAAAATTATTTATTTGGAATATGGAAAGGTTGTAGAACGTCGCTTAAGAAAAAATCCATGTCCGGTACACGACGACTATTGATATGTTGATAGACCTGACCTATATCTGCTTGCTGTGTTTGGTAATAAACCTTATTCATTGAAATGATATAACCAGCAAGAAGTTGAGTCAAGCCACAATGATTATCAACATCAAAAAATGTTAAGTCTGCTCTAGATAAAGCATATAGCAACCATTCAGTTTCCTGCTCGCCGCTATAAAAATATATATTAATATTATCTTCTGATTCGGAATTGCTCAACCAATTAGTAATCTTCTCTTGGTCCCTATCCTGAACATTGATAAACAAGACGCTATTGCTGCTGTTTTCATAGATATCCGGAGGTGTAATTAAAGTAACCTTATTTTTCATTTAATCTGGCATCAACCTCTTCCCTAAGATCGGATGGAACATCAGCAGTCTTCATATTACCATTTTTAATCATATTAACATAGTATTCAGTAAGTACTGATCCGCCCGTTTTAAAATTACGCAAATTTACCTTGGTTCTAGACTGTTGTGGCTGTGACCAAGGATCAACTGACTCTATGTTACTTACCGATTGTATTTCTTCTAATGGCTCGATTGTGGGCTGTAAATTGGTTTGGATTGATTCTACAGGCTCTGGTGTCGTGGCTTCATTTCTAAAATTTTGGAAACTGATTTGACTAGCCAGTAATAGGATTATGGCCAATGGATCGAATACTACAATTAAAATCAATATGACCCAGACAACTGATTTTTCTAATACAGTTTGATCAGTTTCACCATAGAAAAATGCCGCAATGTATTTGAGTGGGCCTACCTCAGCTTCAACCTGCCTAACTTGCGCACGTAAAGGTGCGGCCTCATTACTAAGTTCACTAAGTCTTTTCTGTTCGGTCTCAATTTCTGAGGAAATACGAGAGCGATCCCTTTGTTGACTTTTACGTAGAGCAATGGACTTATCTGCACCTTTTTCGTCCTGCGATCGTGCCATAACTTGGTCCACTGCCTCGTCCATTTGTTTAAGTTCACGGCGCTTGGTTTCAATACTTTCTTTGCTAGTTTTAATCTTTTCATCATAAATTGCTAACTGTCCTAATATTTCTCCACCTACCAGACTTTGGTCGCTATGAGCCTTAGATAGAAATCCAAATATACCCATACTGGTAATAACCATTAGGAGAACAATAGCGGTTATTAAGTATATTTTAACAGGTCTTGGACATATAGACCAATTCTGTTTTAGCCAAACAGTGGCAACAATTTTACCAATTTCTAGTGCTATCCCCATTATAATGATGGGAATCGCTGCCGCAGCAAATATAGCAGTAAGCCCTACTACAGAATAGTATACAGCCACACCTGATATGGCTAATCCACTTAATAAAGCCAGATAGGCTAATAATATCTCATTGAATTTACTCATAGAGATATTTATAGCCCATCTCTTACTAATTATCTACGCATCGAAGCAGCGTCAATAGCTTGTTGTTGATTGAATACCGGCTGTAGACAGCTCTTATGTAGGATTGTAACACCCATGACATTATCGCCAGTGTATACTGGGGTAGCTTTTTTAGCAGCATTACCTAAACCGCTGTCATGACTCTTAATATTGTCTGTAGTAGTTCTACCAGGTGGTGGCTTAAGACTATAAACTAATTTTTTAGCAGATAAAGCCTGTTTCTTTTTCTTTTCTTCTTGCTCTATATTATACTTGCTTTTTAGATCTTGCCACTCTTTTTCTAAAGATTGCTGCCTACGTTTAGCATCGGCAGAAGCCCATTTGAATTTGCCCTTTCTTTTACCGGTAGTACTAAGCCAAGGACCTTCTAGGTGCATGCTCATAGATTATTCTGACACTCGTGAGTAGTTAAGAACATTGCCCTGACCATATTGAGCCTCAGCAAGCATTTTGGCCTCATAGTCGTTATTGGCAAAAACAAAAGTATTAGCGGTTTGAAACTGATTAATACGAACCCAAATAGCATACTTATACATCTGAATCTCCTATAAATTGTTTACAAGTTGTTAGTATATGACAGAGATTGACTTCTGTCAATAGCGTGGCTTTTATGCCACTACTTTAGTCCATTTATACGATAGCAACCTATCCAGGTAGGTGTGCTCGCAGGAGCGCCATTTGGATAACTTTGCGTAACATCCCCATCGTTAGGGTTATTACTAGCCCTAGGACTTTGGTTACCACCTATAAATGTGTATCTACCTCCTGCGGCTGTGTAGACAAAATTCACATGCCTATAACTCCAAAAAGCAATATCACCCGGTTGAGCTTGATCTTTAGGAACACTTACAGCACCCCATGCAGCAGGATTTTGAGTAATCGCAGCAGCAGAAGCAGTTTTTACAAATTTGTTGCCACTTGCCATTAGGCAATAATTTACAAAGCCCATACACCATGCTGTTTGGTCTGTATTCCAAGGACTGGCAGATCCGAATCCTAGCTTTGGCCATATACCTGTTATGTTTGGGTTACTGGCTGCACCTCCCTGTCCAGTTTCTCTCCATAATCCTCTACTAGCTTCTCCTAATACATTTCTTAGAAGTAGTAAAAGACCTGTTGTTGCTGTAGTGCTAGTCGTAGTGCCGGTGGTTCCTGTTATAGGTGTCACATCTACACCATCTTCAACTGGACTATAGTTGCCTTTTACACCATCTGCTGCAGCATTACCATTGTAAAAACTATTAGGTCCGTTGGGATTAGATTGTTGTTGTGCTAATAGACTATCTGTATTTCCCTTAGTAACGGTAACTACACTAGAATTTACTAATGCACTAGCTCCATCTGCATTTACATTGGCATAGGCAGAGCTGGTTCCAGCTTGCAACCATAATGCTACAGGGACGTTATTAACATATACATCGCTGCTATTGAATACATCTTTAATTTTGCCATCACCGGGTATATACGGCATAATTTTATCCTAATGCTATTCCTGTAGTTCCCTGCATATATTGTTTAGCAGCATCAGCCTTACTGGGAACCATAACAAACATGTGGCTTTTTTTTAGATTGTAGTCTTGTTTGTCGCTTAAAAACACCCAAGGAATCATACCTAATCCACCACCGCCTCCTAATGTTAAAGCCAAAGGTCTGTTTATAGAAACTTCATCAATAGTTTCATTTTCATATCTGGCTATTATTTCATCACCATTTATTAATTTTATAGTAATGATATCGCCGGTTTTAAATCCTTTGTTAATTAACATTATTCCTCACCTATAAGCCTTTCTAGAGTTTTGTAGTGATCGTAGGCTTTTTTCAAGGCTGCGAATTTTTCAAGTTTTTCCGGATTAGGTTCTTGTAAAACTGCTAACCTATCTTCAATCTTTTTAAGTAGATGTAATATACTATGACCTTTAATTTTTACATCACCGTCAAACTCTGCATCACCTTTAACTGACAATGAGTTGTCTATTGTGGATCCACTATTAGTGATTGATGGCCAACTGAGAGGATTCCAACCAGGATTAGTTCCGTTCGTGCTAAGGACATAATTACCAGCAGCCCCATACTGTCCTGCTCCTGAAATAGCAGTTGAATAGGCGTTGAGAGATGTATCTATGCTGATAGTATCAAGGTTGAGATCGGAAAAATCCAATGGTTTTATTTGTTCTGTATCTAGAGCAGATATAACAGGCGATGACATATCATCACTTGCTGAGATCGTTAATTTTTCCTCATTATTATCCATTAGCTGCCTCTAATAGATATTGTTTTAATTCTGTATAGCCACCAATAAGTCGATCGTCTATAAAGATCTGTGGTACTGTTCTTGCTGTGGGCACAGCCTCTAATAATTCTTCTTTTGACCAACCATCACCTATTTTACGTTCTTCGATTTCCATGCCACGCTGCTTTAATAACATCATTGCCTGATCACAAAAGCTACAGTGATATTTACTCCATACAATTGCCTTCATTATTATTCTCCTTATAGTGCGGGTAGGGCATCATATTCAATTACGTCGCTCATTACTCCGATAACATAATTAGTTGATTCATTTTCTTGAAGTGCTGTCTGTTTCTTATTAATATTGACATGTTTGTTGAACCATGGAATAGGACTGGTTTTGGGATGTTCTTCATTGTACTTAATGCCAATATCTTTCAGTCTCACAAAAGCAGTATAATCTACAAAATCCTTGAGAATTTGAGGATTCAATCCGATTACCACACCCTTGCTAAACAAATAATCTGCCCATGCTTTTTCTTCCTTAATCACATCCATATACATGTTATAAACTTCGCTACGGCATTCGTCAACAATATTGGAAAATCTTTGATCATCTTTAACCACTTGATTGATCAAATGAGCTGTCCATTCTGTGTGTAATAGTTCGTCCTGTAAGATTAAGCTGATAATGTTTCCATTACCAATAAAAATACGGTTTTCTACCATAGCAAGACTGGTTGCAAATGACACCATAAAGCGTAGTGCCTCTAGGGCATAGCTGGCATTTAGGGCTAACCAGATTGCTTTAATATGTTCAACCTCGTTCACATAGAGTCCGGCTTCCTTATTACAGTTTAATAAATGTAACTTGTCATAATACCTTCCTACACTAGCCGCCATGTCAACGATTTCAGTGGTGTCATGAATAGTATTGAAAACTTCTTTAGGTACACCGTAGACATTTCTGATAATGTGACTATAGCTCTTGCTGTGAATATTGGTTTCGAAAAAACTCCAATTACTAACTAGTGCTTCTAGTTCAGGCAAGCTAATCACCGGTGAAAAAATCTGACTAGGCGCTCTGCCCTGAATGCTATCTAGAGCGGTTTGTCGAAGTAGGTTGCTGGTAAAGATATGACGTACAGCATCACTGGATTCTTTGAAATCAATTTTGTCCTTGGTTAAACTGACCTCTTCAGGTACCCAAAAAAAACCTCTGGCTAATTCTTCAAACTTTTGTATCTTTGGGTATTTGACTTCTTCAAATCGTTGAACTGTGACTGGGCCTTCTGGGTCCAGAAACATTTTTCGTTTAAGATAGTTCGTTTGTTTTTTTATATTATACTGGTCGTGTGACATATTCTGTATCCCATGGGTTATCTTCATCATATTCTATTACGATACCACCTTCTCCGTTTAACCTAACGGCCTTGACATCAGGCTTCATTAGAGCCATACATAAAAAGTCTAGAGCCTCATCTTCTATTTCTACATATTCATGGATGCCATAATAGGCAAGCCATTTAGTTATTACGTCCCGTTTAGGGGTACCGTCTTCAATTTGTTCTTCTATCATAGTACACATGCCTCACAATTTTCTTCCGATTCGTCTAGTTCAATAACGCTCTTAATAGTTGTAGCTGTGATTACATCACTCTTGGCCCCAACCTTGTTAATTAAACTATAGTATATGGTTTTGATTCCCCACTTATAGGCCAGCATTAGATTTTTAGCAACAAGGGTAGCTGGCACCTTGCCGCTAACAAAGTGTGCTGGATTATAAAAAGTATTTGTGCTAAGACTTTGATCTATATATGCTGCCAAAACCGCGGCGGTTTTTAGATAACCTAGGCAGTCTTTTTGTTCCCACATCAATTCATATCTATTTTTTAATCTTCTATATTCTGGTACTACCTGTACGAAACTGCCTGCCTTACTTTCTTTTACACTAATTAGTTCCATAGGCATTTCAATGCCATTAGTGCTGTTTAGTACAACAGAACTAGATTCAACTGGGGCTACAGCCATTAAGGTACCATTCCTAATACCATGTTTCTTCATTTTCACCCTAAGAGGTTCCCAATCTAGAGAAGGCTTAAAATCTGTAAGTTCATCTACATTTTTATTTCTTCTTTCCCAAGGAAATACGCCTTTGCCATAAAAGCTATATTGACTGCGTTTACAGGCACCTCTTTCTTCTGCTAGCTCTACACTGATCTCTGTAAGATAGAATGCCTGATGTTCCATCCAACGCCTAACCTCTGCAAGACTGTCCTTTTCTCCGTACCTTAGTCCTTTACGTGCGTGCCAATAGGCTAAATTAGTAATACCTACACCCAATGGTTCAAAGTCTTCGTTAGCCAATTGACTTTGTACAGATAGAAAGTCTTGATAGCTGAGTAGATTACTGAGACTTCTTACCAGGATCCTACAGGCCTTGCGCATATCCTGCGGACCACGGAATGAACCCCAGTTAATCGACCCAAGTGTGCAAAGAGCAATTCGTCCATTAGCGTCTTCAATTCTTTGGAAAGGTTTCGTGGGTAGTAGTATCTCCTGGCATAGATTTGATTGATATATCGGGTCAGTGCTTGTATCAAAGGGCCCTTGTTGGATGACGTTGTCAATATTGACAAGGTATATTCTACCAGTGTCAGTTCTTTCCTTAAGAATTCCATTTTTGAATATCTCATCCGCTGATAATACTTTTTTCTTTTTTGTCTTATCTTGCTCATAGCGTAGATATAGTTTTTCAAATTCTTTGCTGTCTCTGTAGTATGCTTCATATAAATCTGGGACTTCGTGTGGATCCAATAATGTAATATTTTCTTTATTCTTAAACCGATTCCAAAATAGAGAATTTACCACAACTGAGTAATCCATTTGGCGCACACGAGTTTCTTCTGTGCCCTGATTATTCTTTAGCACAATAAGATCTTCAAATTGATAGTGCCAGATGGGAAAAGTTACCGTACAACTTGCATTACGTATTCCACCTTGGCTACAACTGCGTAGATCGCTAAACCATTTCTTTAGAAATGGGATCATTCCTGTGTGCTTGATTTCGCCATTACGAATGGGGGCACCAAGTGGGCGGATACGACCAATTTCCAAACCAATGCCAGCACGTTTACTAGCATACTTGGCCATCATTTCGCCAGCAGCGAATATGCTATCAAGGGTATCATCACTACTGATAAGAACGCAAGAGCTGAACTGTTTAGTAGTAGTGCCAAGCCCAGCAAGCACAGGGGTGGCAAGAGTGAAATGACCATCTGAAGCGCACTCATAATAGTCCTTTACATACTTTAATCTACGATCTTTTGGTTCGTTGTGAAAAGCAGTAGCAGCGGCAATGGCATATCGTATCTGAGGGGTTTCGAAAATTTGCCCTGTGGCACGATTTTGTACAAGATATTTTTCACAAAGTTGTGCTATTGCCGCATAGGTATAATTTTGGTCTTTATCATGATCAATAAAGTACTCAATGGTTTTCCAATCCTCTTCGCTGTACCATGAAAGAAGATCAGCAGTATACATACCAAACTCTACGTTTCTTTTGACGATTTCATAAAGACTATCTGGTTCATACTTTCCATAAACTTCTTTTCGCAGCATACTGACACGCTGGCGACCTGCTACATATTGATAGTTAACATTGTTTATTTCTGGATTTTCTGATTCATCTATGAGATTGACCATAGCCTTTAGTAGCAATTCATCTATGGTTTTTGTGGTCATTCCATCATGTAATTCAATCTGTGCCTTAATTTCTATCATGCTTGGGCTCACACCGTCTATGCCCTTACACGCATTTGCTACCTGTCTCTGTATCTTACTAATATCTAGGGGAACACGATCCCCGTTCCTCTTGACCACTGTGATCATAGAACCTACCTCTTTTTGTTTGGATGAGATATTTACCTCGGTGCCTGAAGTTCTATAAGGTTTTCCAGCCTAAACGATTCAGGAATAGATTCAATGCCTACAGGACCATGATCACTATAATTAAGCACCCAGATATCATCTATACAGACCATATTATATTCTCTTTGTCTCTCTTTGTCTATATAAGTTTTAATTATTATATTGGAATCACAATATTTTTTGCTCAATTTTAATGTCCAGCCTATCATTAAGGCTCTAGTGAAATCATCATATCTATTTTCTGAAACGATTTCCCATGGTGTAGGCCAGCTTTGGCTATTAAATGGATCAATTTTATGATTTTTTGGTATAAAAGGGGCGGAAACCCAAAGATTACTAACCTCTTGTAGAGGATCTTTAGTATTATCAAATGTTCTTCTAAAATTCAACCAAAAATCTAGTCTTTGGTCTAGGTCCAACTTAAACATTAAACAGTCATTATACTCAATTGGTGATCTAAAAATAAAGCACTACCAGCGCCACCAGCACGACTGTTTGTAGAAGTGCTGATAAAGAATGTAGTGGTATTAGTTATTGTAGCAGCAATACCGGTAAATGTAAATCCGCCTGAAGCCACAGCAGAACCTGTAAGTGCTGTTACCGTTACGTACACAGAATTTAGGCTGGTAGTAGTAGAGTACGTGAATACTGTGCTTGTACCGAACCATGTGCCATCTAAGGTTATAACATCGCCTACTTGGTAGTTAGTTCCACCTGATACCAATGTAACTGTGCTATAAGTACCAGTGCTCAAAACATTATTATTTGTCACATTAAAAGTAGCGCCTGTGCCAGTAGGTGATTTATTCCATAACTTAATTTGATAAAATCTTTTCGAACTGTTGATGCTTGTTATCCAATCTGAATAAGAACTGGCATCATTGGTAAAATAGTTATAATTATCTGTAAAACTTATAGTAGGTACAGCTCCAGAACTAACATATATATCTAGGTTGCCTCTACGATCTACTAGATCACCACCGCTAGCAAAATTATACATATGATACTTGACTGTAACATATTGTGGATTTCCTGTAATTGGCAATAACATCGCTGTAGCAGAAGTATTCGCTGCAACTCTTGTAGTTCTAACCACATCACTTTCTATTGCAGTATTACCTTCTACTAGTTGAACAAAGGTAGAAGTCGTGGCATCAACAGTGGTTAATTCATAATCGTATCTGTAAAAATAATCATTCCTGCTGATATTATTATTTGGTATAAATTTTATTACTGACGTTCCTGTGTCGTTAGTCATAAGATGATCAACGATATTACCAACTTTTACAAAGGTATTATTCATACTGACATGATATGTACCGGTCATTGTAGAAGTAATACCCCCACCTGCGCCTACATAAATTCCATGTCTAAAAATGTTATCAAAATAATTATTTGTTATCTTAGCAAAACGAGGTCCGTAATCAGTAAATCGTCGAGTATCTCCACTTATAGGATCTGTATATGCAGGAGTATCACAAAAAACCACTGCCCTATCTAAATCATAAAAATAATTATTATCAATTGCTATATGATCTATATCATAATTGCTTATAATTCCAGTATATAGTTTTTCAAATTCGCAATTCTCAATAGATATATGTTGTGATTTATCTGCCCCTCTTAATCCTCTCAGTTCTATACCCGCATATGATGTAACACTCACTGTAGTAGTGCTTGTATAAAGTCCTACCATTTTTACATCACGAACATAGCTATGACTAGAACAATTTAATTGAATGAAAGGCTGTCCGGAACTGATGCTTGAACCTTTGTGAATAAGGGTCATTTTCTCTATACCGATATAATCAGGACTAGCCAAAGTATTCACAGGGAAAAAATCTGCTGTGCCAGGATTTGTTTGCGCATCATTACCTACACTAGCAAAAAAACTGACATTGTTATTGGTTTGAATAACAAAAGTGCTATCCTTACCCTCCCCAACAATTTTCGTTTTGCCGGGTATATAAATCCTTTGACTTATTCTATAATCGCCCTTAGGAAAATATAAAACTTTTTCTGTGCCTGTAGAAAGTGATAGATCAGCACTCCAGCGATCTGATAAAAACAAGCTGGTTATAGCAGCTTGAATAGGACCAGAATCATCATTTAGACCATCTCCGGCAGCACCGAAATCTTTTACATTAACGATGTCGTCTAATTTGTTTTGTACTGTTCTAGACCATTCTTCTAATATTGCAGCAGGGACAGGATTGAAAACAGTGGTAGTAGTAGCAATACCAGTTCCGTCTCTAAAGGTATATATACTGCTGGTATTAAGGCCTGTTAGATTACTAGAAGAAGAAAAGAAATTTCTTAAGTCATTTTCTGTAAGAATCCTTACATTGGCATCTCGTGCGCCACCGTCAATTCGTCTAAGGCCAATATAAAGGTTTTCAGTGTCACTGGCCCAGCCAAATTCACCACTGTCTAAAACTGGAACACCAGTTTGGTTTTCCTGTCCGCGACGGACTTGAAGTTTACTGATCTCTACCACAGCCATAGAATTATATCCCCTTATAGGATATTTATCAGTAGAGAAGTTGTTTAAGCTCTTGCCTTTTCTAAGTTATAGAACTCTTCAACCTTGTCTAACCATTTGTTTTGCCAATGTAGATATTCGTCAGGCCATAGATCGAATTGCTGATATTGAAGATCTCTAGAGCACATGAATACATGTCCTTCTCTGATATCTGTGCCATAAACCGTATTATGAGCCATGATATAAGCTACAAGTTGTATTTTGTAGTCGTCAATCCAGGCTTCTTTTTTAGGTTTATTGGTCTGTTTATGATCCATTACCGCAGGATTACCTTTAAACACACCAACAAGGTCAGTGGTTCCACTATAAAGTCCAGGAAAGTATAAGCTCTGTTCCATAGCCCAGACTTCATTTACATGCTTTAGACCATTCTCAATAATTATATCAGCCATCTTGTTGGCTTGAACATGAACTGGATTATTACCGGGTTGGCGTTGTAGACCAGCTATAAATCTTTCCAAGTTTCCGTGCATGGCTGTGCCCACGCCAGCAGCCTCTGTGGTAATCTGCTGAGCCTTTTCATGTCCTATTCTATCACGCCATTCATTTAGTGCAGTCATGTCTTTGGTTGCGCTCAGTATGGTTGTTACACTGGGCAATCTTTCACCGTCTGGTGTTAGATAAACACGTTTACGAGTTACAGGATCATTTATTTGTTTACAATTTTTATATTGAAATCGTTCGACGAAGGGAGGTGGGATATAATTATTCATATTCCTAATAATTATACAGATTAATTTTAAGATGTCAAATTTTTGAGCCGTGAGCAGATCCAATAGTTTTAGCATTACTGCTGGCCATTGCATCTACACTAGGACCCCCACCTTTGGTTAAGTGGGCTAATTTATCTGGATTTTTGAGTAATATAGATCCTTGGTCGGTGATATCAAAAACATCACCAGCTGGATCAATTTTATCTTTGAATTGTTTTAGTGTATCTAAGTCAGTGATACTAATACCTAGATCACGAGCTATATCTTTTATTACACTGAGTGGTAATTCTTTGGCCAGGCCTGATTTACGAGCCTGGCCCTGTCTTACAGCCAAAGCACTTCTAAGAGATCCAACGTCATAAGTTGGATCTTCAAAGAGCTCTACAATTTTCATCTTGCTAGTTTGCTGATAATGCTATGACTTTCTGCCAGTTTGCGAGCAAACTTGCTTTCACGCATTTCACGACCAGCTGCTTCAGCGCCGCCTGCTGCTGCGTCTGCTGCGGCAAACTCATCGCTAGGTGGTTCATTCATCATGTCTGGTTCAGCAGCGTCCATTCCTGGTTCAGACATATCAGCTCCTGGTTCCATGCCCATTGGTTCTGTAGGCATTTGTTCTCCGGCCAGTGCTGCTACTGCGTTACTGATTATTTCACGCTGTTGAGTTAGTAGTTCTAATGTTGCACTTAGAGCTGGGCCTACAGCCTGCTTAAATGCTTCAGCTTCTGCTGGACCAAAATCACTGCGAATCTTATCAGCAAGTTCAATCATTGATTTGGTTTGATATTGGCCTACACGCTGCATCCAACTAGTAAAATCATTTACAATATCACCAGCTGCTGTGATGCTCTTTGCTTTTTCTTCTTCATTTTCACTGAGTAGATAGGCTAAGCTTTCGTTCACTGTGCGAACATTACGCTTGAAGATTAGATTAGATTCTTCTAACTTACCAGCCTTCTTTAATTTTTGACGGACAGCGCCTGCTACACGCTCGCCTGCTGCCTTGCTGCCATACTTCTCGCCTGCTTTCTTGGCGATCTTAGCAAAGTTCTTGCCTGGCTTACCTTCGTCCTTGCCTTCCATTGTGCCGCACTCTTTTAGGCCATGGACTGGACATTTCTTACCTTTTGGTGTGTGATTACACTTGTCATCGGCTTCTTTTAAGCGTCCATCTTTTTCTGCTGATCTTAACATTGCGGCACGATCAGCATAGCTACTACGTTTAACATCTTTAGCGGCTTTCTTTTCACCCGGTGTAGGATTTTTAACGTGCTTTAACGGATCAAACTTTTCTTCTTTTACACCTGGCTCATCCTGCTTGGCGCTCTGTGCCTTGCCCTTGACCAACTTACCTTTGACCTGTGTGGCATGTAGTCTTGCTGCTTGATCACCTTGCTTGCCTTGATGGAAACTGGTAAAGGGAACTTTGCCCTCTGGCGGTTTACTATCATGCTCAGGATTGTCATAGCCTTTGCCTGAAATACGGCGTCCTTCGTCAGCTTTTACATCTTTCTTATTGCCGCCCTTTTGATCTTTACCAGTAGCACCAGCGATTACATCGCCTCTGGTAACTTTATCAAATGGAGGATAATTATTAGCAAGATTGCCGTCGTTAGCACCTTTGGCTTTCTTTGTATATTTAGGTGCGCGAACACCTTTTTTTGCTTCTTCCAAAGCATCAATTTTATCTCTTAATTTTTTAAGGTCTTCGCCTAGCATCTCTTTAATCCTTGTGTTGAGCAATTGTAAAATTGCTTTATCTTTCTGATATGATTCGTTATTGAGTAAATCATTTATACCTGAAGATCCTTCTGCTTGAAAAATTCTTGTACGAAGTTTATTTCTATAATCTTCTAATTGTTCTCTATTATAATGATCAAACTGAAGCTCAACGCCAAATTTTTTGGAAATTGATTCTCTCAGCTTTTTACTATCAATTTTTTTGTTGAAATCTTCGGTTTTCATGATTATTCCAAATTATTTCATTTATTTATACTATTTTCATCAGTTTATCAAATCCTGACGTAATAATATTGTAGTAATATTTCTTCTTTAACCTAGAAGTAGTTAATTTTTCAAACACTATTTCTGCCTGGTCATAATCTTTTCTAGCTCTGGATTTATCATAAAGATGTTTACAATGTTGTTCACTAAAGAGATAATGCCCATAATAATTGTCGTAGAATAAAATATCATGTGTTGTTTTAATACCAAGAGCTAGATTATTAGCCAATATTATAGCAGATTGTGCCAGATTAATTTTTTCATATAAAGATATGCCGTCAATATCTTTGATTAGAAAAAGATCATTTGAATCTTTTTCGATTACATAATTTCCTACCTGAACATTACCATCCTTGGTAGTTCTGGCGGGGACCATACCTTTCTTTTTTAGTTCACGCTTGACATTCTGTTTGATAATAGAAAGCTCATGAACTAGATTAGTTGGAATAGATTTCATATCAAGCAGGTTTAGCTGTGTTGTTTGTATTAGCAGTTTTTATAGACTTCATTATAGAAGCCATTTGTGTAGGTAAACCAGGACGATTAATAGTAGCTTTGGTATAGTCACCTATGGCCTTTTGTTGCTCAGGTGGAAGATTATTGATAGGTTGCTTTTGTTGTATGGCGTCAAAAGCTCTTAAAAAATCATCTGTATTTTTCACATTGATTTGATTTTGTTTTAATAGATTGTCTAGATTTTTTGTAGTTGAGTCTTGTTGTGTGCTAGTAGCGGTCATAGGTTTATCACTGGGTTTTTGACTAACCTGTGATACAGTTCCTACCGGTCCTGTAGTAGAGCCTGAAGTTCCTATGGTTTGTTCGCCTAATAGCTCTTGTATTTTCATGACATTTTCTGTAGAACGACAACTAAAACACCTAACACACTGGCAACTACTGTGCCAGCTGTTCCTATTAAAACTTTAATAGTATTCATGTGGCTTTCTTCTACAGTTTTTTTGAGGCTAGAAACACTGCCCTCAATCGCACTTAATCTATTTTCTATTTCTTTATATCTGACAGCACAAAGTTCTACATGTGCCTCAAGATTTTCTTTTTCAATATCTGTTGGTCCAGACACTTAACTCTCCTAGATATAATACTGCGATGCCTAAAAAATGCCTTTAAGTGCCTTAATGAGTGTATTTTTGTATTCCAAATTCTTTAAATCGAATATGGGCTTTTCAATATTTATCGATTCGGTAAGATTTTGAATAATAGGAACTCCATGTAAATCATTAATTAATAATCCTAATTCATCATAATCGTCCGTGTACACATTACTTCTATCAGTTGAAAATCTAAACGTCCATATAGCCTGTTTTCCCTTGTATTTCGATCCAAATTCTAGGCCTTTTACATCTTTTATTTCCATAACAGGATCTATTGTATAACTTATATTAGAACGTAGTTCTAGGCATTGTTTCAAAGTTATAAAATTTCTCTGCTGGTCATATTCCTTCATACGATCTCTATGAGGACGATTTACGCCAGTTTCTGTTATGTCAATTAGAGTTTGTATTTCTACTGTGTGCATAATTAAATACCTATTTTACGATATTTATAGCACAAAAAAGCGGCCGAAGCCGCTTTTGAATTGCTCATGAGCAAAATTAAGCCAGTGCTGGCCAACCTGCTAGAACAGTTGTTGCTGTATTTGCTACGCTTTGTAAAGAACCTGTAGTTGTACCAGCAGCCTGAACTAATGTCTGTAGATAAGCAGCTAGTGTTTCGTTACCACTTGTACCATCATAGTTATCACTTGGGTAATCACCACCAATCGCAGCTACGGCGATAGGTAATACTGTACCACCTGTTTGTAATGGGGCCATAACTTCAACGCTTACACGAGCTTGAATTGCTTCTAAAGCCTGTACTACTGGGCTCTTAACACCAGCAGTAGTAGCAGCAAGCTTTGCGCTAACGTCTGATGCAAATGTAACTTTGAAAAACTGTAGGCTAACACCATTCTTGAACAAAGGAAGTGCTACAGATTCATTCTTTTTAACTAACTCAGCCATTTTAATTTCTCCTTAATTGGCAAGCATTCCGTGATGCTAATATGTTTATTTATTCCAGTTGTAATAAAAATAACTCATTGCCTAGCTTTTGTTTCTTTCAACTTTCTAATACCTCTAGAAAACTTATTAGGATCCGACCCTTTTATGCTGTTTAATAATCTTCTTTCTAATTCACCTGCGTCAGTTTCATTATAATTTTCTTTTATCAACTGCAACAGATTGATGGCACTATTGATGACATGGGTAGCACGACTTTCTATTATAGCTTCTTTATCACGCTTTGAAGATATACTATTAAGTTCTTCTAATAAGCTTTTAGTAACTTTTTTCAATTTTAGTTCTCCAAAACTATTTATCGCTAGACACTGATTAAAAAAACATTTATAATGTGGCATCGCAACAAAAACTGCGCTAAATATAATCATATACACATATACATATAGGAGAAATATAACAAATGTCTATATCAACTATAATGCTCAATATCCTTGAGCGCCTTGCTGAGATGTTTCCATCTGATTCTTACCAGAGCAGACTGGATCAATATTTAAGCACAAAAAGCATTACAGATGCAGCCACTCTTGAAAATTATATGAAAGAGTATGAATACAAATCCCATAAGGAATAATAAAATGATTACCTATATCTTAGCAGTATTTCACAAAATATTTCTAGTCCTAGAAGCCAGCGGCCGAGCTCGTGCCCGTAGATATATGACCACCCATAATAAAGGAGCATGGCAATGAAAATATTAAAGTTGATTTATGATGTATGGTGCTCTGGACTATTGGCCAGTCACCTAACTCGCCGTGGTAAGTGGCAAAGTGCTGTGAGGTTAATGAACAAATGATTATAACTTCAATAATGATATTTGCTTTTTTATTAATGGTAGTGGCTATTGACGAAATGTTAGAACGTAAACCGGTTTTAGGTGAGGAATGGGATTTTACTAGAATAAATTTTAAGCCAAGATCTATTGACATATATAAATAACACCGTATACTATTATACACACAGGGAGACAACAATGTTTAATCAACCTTTACTGTTTATCGACAGCATGCAGAATGCCAAGCGACAATTTGTAGAAAAATATGTGCGTCATCAAGATATCAAAGCAGACATGATTATCTATATAGATGCACAAACTAAATTTTTGCACTCTGCTATAGAAGCCACAAGCAATATTATATCAACATGTGGCAGAGAAATTTTACATACCAAAGTAGAAAAATTGGTCAATCCTTTTAGCATTGACTGGTTCAAGGCAGGTTGGGATGCCTGGTCTGCGCAAAGTCGTGCAGCACAAAAATCCTAACAATAAAGACATACACACATAAGGAGAAAATGATGTCTAATTCAGATCGTATTTTACCAGAATTAAAAATGCCCGAAGTAAAGTTCAATAAGAACGGATATGAAATCCGCACCGACATCCTAGCCATGGCAAAAGATCTTGTCCAAGCTGAATATACCTACAAATGGCAAGGTTGGGAAAGCTCTGTCAAACGTGACGAAAAGACAGGTCAGATTGTAACATCAGTTGGTATGCCTGAGTTCCCGGGACTAGACAAAGTTCTAGAGACTGCTGAAAAAATGTATCAATTTGTTAATGCTGCAGGCGGCAGAAGATAAACCTATCTCATAGAGATTTAAAGGGCCATAAGGCCCTTTTTTTACCACATTATTAATTTAGGTAGTAAGATTAATAAACCAAATAGGAATAATAAAACAGCCCAATATTCGCGATAGTCGAGCTCAGTTTGAAGTCTTTCCAAATCTTCTGGGCCCAGGGCTTGTCTTACCTGCTTGCTAATTCCGTCTTTGGTTGAAAATAAAATTAAAATGGCATACGTAATAAAAATTACTGCTATGGTATTTAGAAACATCGTTATCCTTTTTTACTACGCCCCTGTCTCATATTGATCTGCCAGTGTGCCAACTGCTTTTTTCTTGGACTGGCTGAGTCACTGGATCTAATCTTTTTTAGTTGTGCTATTGTAATACCTTTTTTTATGCCGTGTCTACCACTATCACCTTTATCCTGTGGATTCTTACCATCAGCAAAGTTTTCTCCTACCTTTCTAGGATCTTCTGCTGTGCCACCATCTATTACATCAGTGACTTCACGCTTGGGTAGGCTGTTCAAGGCGTGTATCTGCATTAAATCCAAATCTTTAAAACTGGGTTCTATTTTCATAGCGTGCTGAACAGCAGTCTCCCTATTTGGGGCCCTAACCTTAACTGCCACAGTAGGTGTATCTTTATCTACATTATATACATAGAAAATAGGCATAAAACTACCGTGTTGTGGCTGTTGAGCACTGGACCATTTTTCAGGTGCAGCACCTTTCCCTATGACAAACACGAACCCATTATCACTGTTATTTCTATACAATGGATCCTTTTGTATTTCATCAAATGGTATAACGTGCCATCCTACCTGCTTGGCCACACGTTTAGTCAGTGTATCATACATTCTTGCTCTAGACTGCTCTTTTGCTGTGAAGAATAATCGATCTGGTTTATACATTTCCACGAAATCTTTACAGGCCTGTATAACCGTGGCAAAAATCACATTAGCGTTGCCACCACCTGTTATATCATAACTATCGCCTACTTTAAATTGAACTTCGTATTCTTTACGATTTCTTTGTGGAAATTCCCCGAATTCTACTTCTAATTCTACATCTTCTTTGTTGCCATATTGATCAGTCACTGTGACATAACCTCTGGCAGCAATATAATCACTACCCTCTGCCCAATCAAGATCTATGGCTAATTTAGGGTCCAAAAGTTCCTTTAAATTTTGACTTTGATTTTTTATTAGAGTTTTAGTTGTTGGGTTTAATTGCCAACCTGGAAAAAATTTCTCCAAGTAGCGTGAATTAAAAAATCTATCATACATTACCTGTTGTCTCTCATTGTCTCCTTTTATTATAATTTGTGCTACATTAGGATTCAATTGAGTAATAAACTTTTGTATGGCCTTGATCACAGTGGAATAGATTTGAAATTGATTTTGATTATCACCAGTTAGGTTAGTGTCAATATCGTCAACGTCCCAACCGTTTTTATCTTGCCTACCAAACGCTACATTTAGGGTTGGAACCTTTTTCTTAGAGCCCGGCATTGCCTGGTCTTTTACAGTGAGCACAATTAGAAATACCTGCTTATCTACTTTGAATTTAAAAACTTTGTAGGTAATTTGCTTGGATCTAAAATCAACGTTGACCATGTCTCTAGGTTCTGTTACTTTATATTGTGTAGTTCCTAGTTCTTTTAAATTTTGCTCGTGATGTTTTACACCTAACTTACTCCCTAACATATTAAGGCTCATCAAGTATTTCTTTTGACTGCTGGCTGCTCGAGCAGAATCCCAGTCGCTCTTATCACCTGAATAGTTTTCATAGTTGTCAGCATATTTGACCATCATGGCCAAAGGGTTGCCGCTGTTGATAATGTTTTCTATATTTTGACGATAGGTCAATGTCTTGTTCTTTGTCAGCAGGCTCACTGCTTCAATGACCTGTGGTGAAAAGTCTAACTTGCCTAATTCATCTATACTTATATTAGTATCTTCTACCACATCATGTAAGAAGGCAACCTTTACAGCATCACTATTAAACTTGTTGCCAAAGATCTTTTTGCCTGTCATGGCTACAGCACGAGGATGGGTCCAATAGGGCAGTTTGCCATAGAGTTGATCACCATGTGCCTGTTTGATAAAGGCCAGCGTTTGATTAATATTAAGTTCGTCTAGTTTAAAACCTTCTTCCAATTTGTCTAACACAGCCTTGGCGGGCACAATTTTTCTAGTGTCACTGGGTTTGTCAATGTCTTTTAGTTTAAGTCCAAGTCTTTTAAGGTATGGCAGCAGTCTATGTTCTTCATCTTCACTGCCAAAGGCAATCACAGTGCTGGGACCACCTCGTCCAAATGCTTGAGGATTGGCATCATCTAGATCACTTATTACCATGCCTAGTTTATACCAATCATAGGGATCACTAACATCTACCGAAGTAGTGCCTGCTGGAAAAGGTATAGGATCTCCTGGATCTTGTTCTACATCTTCTGTTTTCTTACGACCTTGACAGTGAGCACGCTGACTGAACCCTTTGGGATTGGCGCAATTGATACTCTTTTTATACTTCATTGACCATTTTTCCATTAGGCCAAGACTGGCCATATAGTCTCTGAAATTATTTTCTCTATCTTCAAGTCCGTTTAGTCCACCATTGATAATCTTTGTAACACGAGTAGTATCTGAAAAGTCTTTGACCAAAGGTTTCACACGATCAGTCCAATACCATACTGCTATACGTGCTGCTATATCTGGCTGTGCTGCTAGGTCTGGTTTCTTAACTAACCTATCATCACCAAATATGTCACGACTGGCCTGTGTATAGTTTTCTCTGCCTGTTAATTGTATAAAGCCACGACCTCTAAATTGTAGTCCGTCACCCTTGAATTTGTTTCCTAATTTATTAGCTAATTTAGGGTTATGTTTTGGATCATATTTGTTGAAGTAGGTCGATTTACCTAACTCCTTCATCTTCTTAAAGTCAAGACTTTCATGTTCCATTTGTGCCAAAAACTGTGCTAGTTCTACGCCTTTAATACCATTAGCCTTGGCTACTTTTAACAAAGGGGTCGCTTTAGCTGGTAAAGGTTTAGCTGCTGCTGGTTTTGTCGCTGCGGGTTTGGCCATAGGTTTCTTAGCCATTTGAACACGGTGTTGCTGCTGTGCCTTTTGTAGGTCTTGTGGTAGGTTACCACTGGCTACATCTTTGGGACCACCTAACATGCCTAGACCTATTAGTCCAGCAGCAGCCAAACCTTTGAGACTTTCATCAGTGACATCAATATCTTCCATAACAGGTTTACTGCGAAGATAGTCAGGATAGGTTTTGTTAAAATGACGCATGATGATACCAGCCATGGCATTGGCTTGGTTTTCAATAGGACTACCAGTCTCGCCGCTGCGATCATCCAGCATGTGTTCAGTGTCTTGTTTGTAGTGAGTTAATTCATGTGCTATGGTTCTAAAGATGTCATTAGGATGACGACCACTTAGGCCTACATACAATTTATTTTCACCGTTGACATACATACCGAAGGTAGGTTGTTGAGGATGATCTAAAAATGCTTCAAAGTGAAATTCAGGCAGAGATTTTAGATTGAGAATTTCTATAGCAATAGGTAGGAATCTAGCAAACATCTCTTTGAATTGATGTTGATGATCAACTCTGCTGCCTTCTTTGATGTCTTCTAATCGCATGATCTTATATTTATTAAAAAGAAAGGCTGCGTATAGCAGCCTTCTTTTCTATGCTTATGCTTTTAAGCTTGAGCTTCTGTCCAACCAATACGAGCAATAATACTGTTAGTTGTAACACCACCAGTATTTTGAGCACATAGTGTTAGAATGTCCGGACCATCTGGGTACTTGTTTAAATCACTAGCTGGATGACTTAGAGCAGCACCACCACCTAATATACTATTACCTAGGTCACGTACAACAGACAGGTCTAGTACGTTAACACCAGGTGCTGTGAAAGCACCAAAGCAAATCTCACCACCTGACACGGAATTGTTACTTGCGTGGTAATTCACTTGAGCTAGGCTTGAACCACCAGCGCTAGTAAAACTAGTAGCAGTACCACCAGTAATCCTAGCATTTAAACGTCCTGTAATTAGAAAGTTTGTACCAGAAGTTTGGATACCAGCTGAACGTAAAACCAATTGCATCCTATTGACAAGTTCTCTAGCACCAATAACACCAGTTAAACCACTGTCTACACTTGGGCTAATACGTATGCTCAATAATGGAACGAGTACACTTGCGCCAATGTTTGAGTAGGCTGTGGTCATACCTGCGATAAACACGATAGATTTATCATCATCAAACCTACCATCCATCATCACAGAACTACCCCAGTGACTGATTGTATTACTACATTGTGGACTAAAATAACTCACTGAGTGAGGTGCTGTAGCACTAAATGTAAATGTCTGTGCTGTAGTAGCACCACCTCCACTTGCTAGGCCTTGAGGACCTGTAAGGTTTGTTAATGCTCTGGTCAATGTAGTAAATGTTGTAGCTGTTTTTCCAGTATAACTAATATATTCGATAGCAGCGCCTGTATTACCACTGGCGTTGATGATCAATGTTCCACTATTTGGGAAACCTGTTGTGCTTGCTACTGTGATTGTGCCTGTTTCTGAGTTACTTAACGTGGCTGCTAATTTTGTTACGGGCGCAATTGTTGAAACTTCATAACGAGCTGGTAAGTTACCAGTACGCATGTAAGCCTCTGTCATGTTATTACCGTGTGCTAGCCTATGTGCGTATGCTACTGTACCGCGTTGTGTTCTAAATCCCCAACGAATAGCACCAGCACCGTACCATGTATAGTCAATATACCACATCTGCATCTTATTGATATCAATATTGAAACCAGATTCTCCAGTTCCATCCATCTTATCAATATTCCATGTGTTTTGTTGCATACGTAGAGTATCAGTTCTACTGATAATTAACTGCGTCGGAGGAACAATAGCAGTACCACGGTAATCTGGGTAAATTGTCATCGCTGTATCACTTTCAATACTGACTACAGTATAGCTCATACCACGTACTACAATAAAATCACCAGGACTCAACTGACTTGACCATTTACTGTTAACACCAGTTACTGACTGTTCACCTGTACCTAAAGCACTTACATAACCAGAAAGTTGATTTGTACTTGAACGGCGGCAGGCAAATAGTGCTTGACCATCGTATTCAAAGAAAAATCCATTCTGGTTATCAAACATACCTAGACGAATGAATGATCCAAACCATGTATTAGGCTGTACAGTCGGACTACCTGTGGCAGGACTAGCACTTGGTGTTGATAAGGCAGTGTAGCTAAATGTTGTAGCAGTTAAAAATGTAACATTGAATGTTCCGTTATATGCTGATTCATTACAGCCACTAACACGAATGTTAGCACCTGTAAATAAATTATGTGGAAACTTGGTTGTTACAGTAACAGTAGAACCTGACGATGTTACGTTATCAACAATAAACGGTGAAGTCATATTAGATCCAGTTGAGAACTGAATGCCTTTACCAGATTGATAACGGAAATAACGACGTGTTTGACGAATTAACTGATTGCCGTGATAAGGAACACCAGCAGTAAAATACACACCACCGTCAAATGGTCTATGAATAGCACTACCCCATGGACGAACATAGAGTGTACCACCACTGAAGTTTAGTGTAGTAGCTACACCTGAAGCACCTGAATAACCTGTACCAGGTTGGTTAACCTGTACACCGTTCACCGCACCAACTAAAGAACCAGTAGCTGATGGAATAATAGCTGTAACTTTAACACGAGCATTACCGCCACCACCGGAAATTGTAGCAATGTCACCCACTGCATATAGTGTACCAGCAGCGTTCACTGCCACAGCAATAATACGACCTGAAGCATCTACTGTGGTATTAACAGTCAAACCACTACCAGAGGCTTGGGCTGTAATAGTACCTGTTGGATCTGCAATAGTGTCATAGATAAATGTGTTAGTTGTAGGTGTACGACGAACAAACCAAGCACCATTTGGTGGATTACTAGAAGCTGTTGTGTTACAGACAAAGATCGCATCACCTACAGACAATCCATGATTATCTTTAGTTGTTACAGTAACTTCGTTCAATGCTGATCTGACAAAGGAACCACCACCTGTGGTTGTTACAGCCACCCCTGCGCCAGTATATGGAATCGCATTGAATACATATGTTTTAGTTTGATCGAAAATAATACCGTTGGTTACGTTTGCTCCTGCGTTATATGTAAAGTTAACGTTAGTACTAACTGACGCAATGATAAAGTAACCATTAGCATTAGGATCAATTGTATCTTGAATATAAATTGGGTTACCCGCGATAATACCAGTAGTGTTTGCTAGTAGCACTGTAACTACTCTTGTACCGTTACCTGAAACAGAAGTGATAGTAACAGGTGCTGTAGGGTCATAAAAACCACTTGGTCTATTATTCATTAGATTCAATGTTTCCCACTTGGTTGGCTGCACTCCATATTCGAAGTCAGTATCAATCAAACTCTGTGGTGTTGAAACACGTAATTTCTGAACAGGATCAATGTACACTTCAGCTGGCATAAATGTTTCATTGGTTTCTTCTACCAAAATGGCCAGCTTGTCTGTGCTGCTCATTGAGCTTGTGTTATAGTTGAGAACGATTGTAGTTGTTTCGACGTTGGCAACAATACTAGTTGTAAATGTTGTTGCTCTTAGTGCCGAATCTGCGAAGTTATAGATTACCGTGTTAGTTGTAACATTAGTAATCAAAACCAGTTGTTCACGACGCAGGAATCTATTTTGTAATACAATTGTATTTGATCCTGGTGTAAATGTATAACTTTCTTGAATTATATGCTTGGCCATTTTTTAATTATTCCTCATTATTCTGGGTTGACTGGGCTTGCGTCAACATCTACAGGAGTCCCTGCTACAGGATTAAGCCATGGAATTCCATTAACATCTAATTTTGTTTTACTCACAAAAATAATTTTTCCGTTCACCTGAGTAACATAATCGTCGCCGTCTACAGTAAGTCTAGCACATCTTTCTAGTGCCTCATTTACGGTAAATCCTGCTACTTCATAAAAATGTCCATGTCCAGGAAACATTTTGTCTAATTCTTCAAACATGCTTAGATCCTTTCATTTATTTAGCATTTCTGTCTATTTAGCTCCAGAACTGTATGGGTTCTACTCTTCTGGCGCTAGGATCTGTAACTCCAGTTTGGCCCTTAGCAGTATCACCAACCATATATTTATTAATGATTCCGGTAGCACTATCATAGGACAGCACGCTGACATCATCAACCAAATTGCTGTAGGTAAATTCTAATTCTGCTCTGTGCTCGTAATTTGGTGCCAGGCTTACAAAGAATAAGTTTTCTCTGATATTTGTAGGTTTGCTTGTCGGTCTAACTGTAGCACTTGGGTATACTGGTACGCTCAAGCTGGCTAGACTAACACTGCCTGGCGCAAACCTAAAGTCTCTGTAAGAATAATTTTTAACATAGGTTACACTACTTCTAGTCGCTGCGGTTAAAACCACTTTCACACTTTGGCCAATGCTATTAATTACACTGATATAACTACCCACATAATAAGGCTGTAGTACCTGTTGACCAAATGTCAATGTTATTGGATAACTAGAGGCAGTTGAAACTATCTGCATGTTGCTGATACCAGGTAAGAACCCTGGATTATTAATCACTACGTTTCCAATATTGCCTTCTAAAGCTATAAATTGTCGTTGATATCCGGTGTTAAGGTCTTGTAGGTAAAACTCTGACCCTGTAGGGAATAGGGGTGTTATATCATTACCAGCATTATAAAATATTTGAACAGTGTCAGTTCTAACATAGGTTTGAGTAATTATGTCTTGGTCAAAGGCATATACTGTGGTAAAGTTATCTGCCCACTCTTGACTATATCCTGTAACTGTTCTTCCTAGATCTGTATGTGAAGTTATAGTGATATATGGTCCAGTAACTTCACCTATGTTTTCATAGTTGGTAAGTTTAGACACTGACAGGTTATCTCTCACAGACACTAGGTTAGGTACTATACGTCTTTCGGCCAACTTACCATAGACAATGGTTGAACTATCAGCTCTTACTGTGATAGCACTTCTTAGCTTGCCAACTATTCTACGATCATCTTGAACACTACGTGCAGTCAATTTAATCTTAGTACTTGCCACCGAAACTCTATTATCTACTGCGATGATTTTGATAGGTTGTAGGATTTTTCCTACATCAAAACGTAAAACGTCACCCTTTATGATGGTACTGTCTTTTCTTATTCCAGAGCCGCTATCTAATAAAGTCTGTAGACTAGCAACTGGTGGTCCTTTAGTAGCCCTTAAACCTGGACTTCTGTCAAAGTAATACAGATTTTCTTTGGCGGATTGGGGAGACACAGTGGTTACAACCATACTCTGTGGATAAAGCACAGATTCAACCAATTCTACAAAAGTACCAGCTGTTGGGAAGGTCACAGTAGGTTGATTTATAATAACATATCCAACTGCAGCTTCTGTAACTGTAGTAATGTAATTTAGATTAATGCTGTCATTACGAATTCTTATAGATCTACCAGCAGGAAATGGTACACCTACAATAGTATTGAAACTTAGCTTCTTAGTAGATACAGAACCTGTAGAATATGTTAGTAGGTCACGATCATATTCATACCAGGTAGGAATGTCATATATTTCCCTAGTATTTGATGTTTGATCTAGCAATACATGACTGAAATCTCCAGGTATTCTACTACTATAGAAAGTACTGAGTTTAGGATCGTATTTCAGTATTGTAGTAGGTTGATGAAGAACCCGATCAATGTTATAATCAATACCCCTTAATGGATTGTACAAACTGCTGGCTAGTGCCTGCTTAGGAGTAGTAGGCTGGAATAAAATACCATTGGTCAATACAATCTTATTAGCTTCACTTTGTGGATAGTAAGCATAGCTGACATTTACAATTGTCATACCATTAACTTCTACTGGCATACCTGCTACAGTATTAAATGTCACTGTATAATAATCAGTTGCCAACAGGTAAACCACACTAGTAAAGGTACCTAAGGTTAACTTGGCATAGTTTGTTGGATAAAACAATAATTTTGGATCATAGATCTTATTATATGGATTATTGATATAGAGTGTAGTTGTTACTCCACGACTTAATATCCCTGTAACAAAAACATCTTTATCATAGGTAATATATTCTAAAGAATTATTTTGATAGGTTGAGTCTGATACAATTCCATAATAAGGATCTAATATGAATCCCGGGTTATCATAATTTTGTAAACTAAAGCTAGATAATTTTATTCCAGAAACAGCCTCTCCAAGTCTTTGTGACGCTTGAGTTAAATTACCAATTAGATTATCGAAGTTCTGTACACTATATGAATAATTATCTGTATCAATAGTTGTATTAATGCCAAAGAACAATCTTGTTCCTGAAACATCTGGAAGATCACCGGTATTAGAAACTGTGATAGAATAATTAGTAGCAGATACAATACTGTAAATTCTGTCAAATCCATTATTGCTATTGACTATTCTTACAGTGTTATTTGGATTTATATAGTATCCTGTGGCATAAAAGTCATAGGTAATAAACGAACTTGTGGTATAGGTCTGTAACAATACTTCTTGATCGTAGGTATATACAGTTACAAAATTATCACTGATAGAATCTGTTACAGCGATAGGTTCATAACCTTGATTAGGATATACAATAGTGGAAGTAGATGAAACAGAGGTTAAAGTTTTAATTTTATAGAAAGGATCACTTTCTCTTAACACCTTATCTAACGGATTTAGTGTAATACCGTTATAACCTTTTATACCCAATGTAATGAGCTGAAGTTTTGGTATACTAGAAATAGCGGCTATATTCTCCACTCTTCCGGTATCATTGTAAGTAATAACATCGGTAATTGTTGGATAGCCAAAGTAAATTTGCATTTCACTTATAGCAGGCAAACTACTTGTTGTTACGAAGGTAGTTTGTGAATTAGTGACTGTTATAGCATTAAAATCTTGTGTATATCCTGTGAAATTTTTCACCAACCTAATGTAATTACTAGTTATGGCCTGATCATTATCGTAGAATAATGTCACTGTGCTGGTAGTTATCGGAACGAAGATACTGATATCATTATCATAGATATAATCGTTCACAACATTATTGGTAAATTCATTTGATCTGCCATTAACTGATACTGGATTAGTGATATAGATAACCGTGCTTGTACCATATACAGCAGATTGTACAGTAGGATTAATATCTCTAGCGCCAACAATAGGAGCAGTCTGCTTGCCAATTATGATTTCACTTCTACCATAACTACTAGGACTTAATAGGCTCCAAAATAAATGTTGCTGAGGTGTTATAGGTGCTAAATTAGTTACGATACTTGATTGGGTAAGTAAGTTACCGGTGACAGGCACACGTTTTACATCAGTGTAGCTAGCAGTGTCAATACTGATGTTGTCTGCGAAGTAGATGAACCCTCCAGAAACTGGTGGAAGTCCTAGAGGTGCATTAACTGTAATTTGATTTGGTATAGAATTGGTCACAGTCAATACAGCACTTGTATAATTTCCTTTTACAATCCTAACTTTGTTTAGAGGATTTTGATAAACGTTGCCATAGAAGTTTAATTGATAACTTGTGGTAGTAATGGCTGTTATAGGCAATAAAGTATTTTCGTTTATGTACCAATTTACTATGTCCATCGATTGGCTCGTTGGAAGTTGCGCAACAATTTCATAGCCCGGATTTAAGAAAGTAAGGGCAGTTGACGTTACAGTAATTGGACTAGACAGACTATTATTAATGTCTGTTATTTTAACTTCTATAGGTCTATATACCAGCTTGTTAAAAAATGCCGCAGTTTTATTTCTATCGATTAATTCGGTTAATGACTTACCCTGTGCTGGAAAAGTTTGACCATACTTTCCAGGTGCTAACAGGGACCAATATAGAGCTTCCTTTTGATTTCTCGGTTCAAAAATAGTCTTATAGCTGTCACTTGTTTCAATACCTGCAATCTTCTGTACATCATCTGAATATGTGCTGACTGCTGTAGTACTTGTAAAGTTTAGATATATAGTAGTACCGCTTATTTCAGGTAGTAATCCAGGTCTTGTTACAGTTAAGGTACTGGTAGTAAATCCAACGATTGCCGCAGTTTGCCCAATTTTTGTATTTTCGTTAAAAATGTAGATAGTAGAATTTTTTATTAACGGTATTAAATTAGTACCTGTAGCAAAGCTATAGGTAATGGTGCTTGTAGTGATTGGAGTAAATGTTATAGTATCGTAATCATAGATGTACCAATTGACCACATTATCATTAACTAGATCAGTCTGACCAGTTAGGGCTAATGGATATACTGCACCTGTAGGCGTTTGATAAACTGTACTTGTAGTTCTAAAAGTTATAGTCGATCTAATTTCTTTTAGAATACTAATATCTCTATATTTTTCAATACGCACAGGACTTCGTCCCTGTCCATACACAGCAATATCTTGTGTGGTGCTTTGAGCAAAGTAAATTCTAGAATTAATTACTACTGGGAAATTACCTGGGTCAGCGAATTCAATGTAGGTATCAGTGGCGCTAGTCAAAGAAATAATGCTTTGATATTCATATCCATCATGTGCGATCTTAATCTTATTGACAGGATTAATGTAAGTCGAAGACTCGAAAGCCAAACGTATAGTGCTGCTGGTATTTTGAGTTACATATAAGATATCCTCATCATTATAGTACCATGTCACTGCTGTGGTTGTATTTGTGGGATATTGATTTAATATCGGCGTGCCACTGCCTGGGAATACCAAAGAACTAGTCGAAGTAACTGTTGTCAGTGTTTGAAAAACTCTATCAATATCAACAACTTCAGGTAAAGTCATTAATGCTCTAACAGATTTTGGTCTTACAGCGGCCATTGCTGCTATTAATGTAACCTTGTTGTTGTCAGTATATATCGGTGTGGAAGAAATTGATGTCTGTCCAAATAAGAAGTATAAATCACTGATCGCAGGAAAATCACCCAAAGGCGGAGTAAAGGTAATCGTTCTATTTGTAGAACTACTGATGTTGATATCTTGGCTATACCCGTTATTAGGATTTACCAGCCTAATCTTGTTCAATGGATTTATATAAACAGTCGGGTAGAAGCTGAGTGTAATAGTAGCAGTAACAATTCTATTACCTATAAATCTATCTGTTTCGAATATATATTGGCTCACTACATTATTAGTATATTCTGTGCTTCTAGCTGTGATATAAATTGGATTACCAATGTAAACTATGTCCGAAGAAGTTGTAACTGAAATCAATGATCTAGCAGGATATGAACTGTCCGCAACAACCTTTAGCCCCTGCTTGACATAATTTGCCACAGGAGTATTTTGGGTAGCCAGTTGATTACGCTGGAATGGTATTCCCTTTACACCAAGTCTATGATAAAAGAATGGACTTTGATTTGAGTAACTTAATTGACTTGTGGTTGTTGTAATGTTATTAACTATATCGTAATTGCCTATTGTCACAGCAGAAGATTGTGTGGTATAGTAATAAAAATACATTCCGGTGATTTCTGGGAAATTACCTGGATTAACAAAAGTGGCTAATCTTGTGGTAGCAGATGTGAGACTGAACGATGAGACATAACCTAGACCATTATGTATAATTACACTGTTTCCGACTTGAGCAGCACTGACAGCATCGAAGGTTATGGTGATATTATTTGATGTTGTAAACGTTAAGAATTCAGTATCATAGATATAGGTATTGACGAAATTATTTGATCTAGATCTTATTCCGGTAACAGGAATAGCACCACTTATCCTTATTGGTGTAAACACAGTTTGACTGGTTTGTCTTACAGTAATTCTAGGAGTGCTAGGATCCTTAACAACAATGCCGGTCCAAAGTTTAGCCACAGGAGTAGCTATCTTAATCTCAGAGTATACAGCAGTGTCTATTGTAGAAGTCTGGGCAAATAATATTCTTCCCTCACTTACAATACCAAAATTCGCAGCTTCAAAAGTTATATACGAACTTGTGGCAGATGTTAGGTTGTATACCGATGATTCCCAGTTTGGATTAACAATCTTAATCTTATTGTCAGTATTAATGTAGGTGGTGGTGTTAAAGAACAGAGTAACTGTTGAAGTAGATGCTAACTGCGTAATAGGTAATAGATCATTATCATAGATATAGTAAGAGACTACATCACTGGTATACTGTGCTGCCTGGTTAGTGATAGGAATACCTATGTTAGGAAATACCAATGTACTTGTTGTAGTGACAGTGTTTAAATTTTTAAACTGGTTTGAGATATCCGCTATATTAGAAACTACAGGGCTCAGTATTTGATTTTTATTGGTCAATGCTCTAGGATTACCTACATTAGGTACCCTATTATAATCTAGGTAAATCGGTGTATTAGTGCTCACACTAACTCCAAAATAAACAACTAGATCTAATATATCTGGCAAAGGAATAGCTGGTATTGTAATGCTATTTTGACTTGTGCTTAGAGCTGTAATTTCAAAACTATAACCTAAACTTGGACTTTGTATTTTTACCAAGTTAGTAACTAATTGAGTGTTCTTATCAAAGAACAATGTTATGGCACTGATTGTTCTAGACTCTCTAGGTAAAATATTATTGTCAAAGATGTAATCTCTCACAATATTATAATTAAACAAACCACTTCTAGCAGTTACTGGAACAGAGGCGTTTGGATAGGTAATATTTGTAGAAGTTGACAGCCCTGTTAATTGTCTAGTGGCATAACTATTATCGGCTCTAAGTTGATTCACAGTACGTAGAGATTCGATTCTTGGATTATATGTTATAGGTGTGATCTCTGTAGTATAAACAAATGATCTGCGACCAGCTCTTGATGGTTGTAACAGGCTCTTAAAGTAGGCTTCTCTTACATTGGCTCCGTTGATAACATTTGGTCTAACTTGCCCTTCGCTCATTAGACTAGGCTGATATAGAGCAATACTGCTGATGCTGTCATTGTATGAAATTGTAGCTGTTGAACTAATCCAATTAAAGTCAATATACAGTTCAGAAACACTTGGGAAATTACTGGTTGAAGCAAATGTCACTGTGCGTTCACTACTGGTTAATACAGTATGAATTGTTCTGTATCCGCTGTTAACATTAGTCACTGCGATTTTATCGGTAATTTGTCTAAATCCTGGATAGGTAAATTGTAGCGTTATAGCATTGAAGCTGCTTACCGTTATTATATCTCTATCAAAAGTATACACCGATACAAAGTCACTGATATTAGCTGTGCTAGTTGTAAAACTTAAGATTTCATTGTCACGTACATATATACTAGGAATAAAATTATTTCGAGACTGAATTATTCCTGTTATTGGAATGCTGGATCTCTGTGTTACAGGAGTTACAAATGTTGTTAGTGTTGATTTAGTGATAATCGGTCTGGATGGATCCTGTAATTTTATACCTTGTGGCTTAATAATATCATAGGTGATAGGTCTAGATGAGACTGTATAGATAGCCGTGTCGATATACGAGTTTTCGGCAAAAAATATTGTGGGGTCTGATATAATAGGGAATGATCCCACAATGTTAAAGCTAACACTGGTATTAGTAGCACTGGTTAAATTTATTACACTAGGATAGGTATATTCTTTATTACCTAATCTTATTTGATTGGTATTGTTAATATAATCAGTTGGTGTAAAGAATAGAGTAATATTACCAGGTTGACTAATTGTAGTCAGTGGGAACAGATCATTATCATATGTATAGTAAGTTACATAGTCACTGGTGTAGGTAGCAGGTATATGACTTGTATGTATTCCATAATTTGGAAAAACCTGTGTAGCAGTAGTTGTTACAGTAGTCAGTGTTTGTTTTTGGTTATATACTTCTTTAACTTCAGGAACAAAACTTAGAATCCTATAGTTCTTGGTTAAGAATCTAGGACCAGTAACCAACGGTATTCTATTATTATCTAAGTAAATTGGTGTGCTAGAAATACTGTTGAACCCAAACTGAATAAACATATTGCTTATTGATGGGAAGTTAGGTTCATAGGCTATGGTAACTGATTTTTTCCCATCTTCGTAATTAGTAAATGCTAGTACAGTAGGTGTTGCTTCATAACCTGTATTAGTCTTGTATAGTTTGATTATGTTGCTAGGATTTGGTCCGTTTAATGTATAAAATAATGTAATGTTTTCTCGTATGACCGATCTAATCCATATATCTCTGTCGAAGGTATAAAGATTAACAGTATTATATTGAACTGTGTCTAATACAGATGTAGACCTTATTATATTACTATCAAACGTATATTCTGATACAATGTTATAGACATCAAAATTGTTTCTAGCTATGATTTCAATGCCAGGTCCAGGATAACTTATTGTGGCGGTAGATGTTACAGTGCTTAGAGTTCTAACTGGATAACTTATTTCTCCAATTAATTTTATGCCTTGACGAGTAACAGCATATTCTGGACGACGCTCTACTGCTTTAACCTGTACAGTCTGTTTGGACAAAGATTCCACATAGATGCCACTTCTTGACATTGTATAAGTTGCTGTAGCAATACTACTGGTTCTTTGGAACGATACCTGAGGTTCACTAATCACTGGAAAATTAACGTAAGTAAAAGTGATTGCAGTCGTTGACACATTTGTAGGAGTAAGAATAGCTTGCCATTCGTTAGTTCCGTTGCTTAACCTAATCACATTGTTTTCATTCAAATTAGTCACTATATCTAAGTGAGTTTGGAAATTTAAAACAACGGTTGATGTAGAGGCCAACGGAGTGATTACAAAAATATCACTATCATTGATATAGGTGGAAACATAATCACTTGTGTAACTTGCCGGAGCAGGTAATAATCCATAATTACCGCTATATGATATAACACTACTAGCAGTAGAACCAGTCCAAGTTTTGCGCAGATCCATTGGTACATCAATGGCCTGAACTACTGGGGTTAATATTTGATTTTTCTGTCTAATATATCTCTGTAAAGGTACATAACCAATTTGGTTACTATCAGTATAAATTGGAGTATTATTTTGAATAGCAATACCAAACGATAAAAATATAGGAGTTGCGCTGACTTCAGGGAATCCTATACTTACTGGTAATTTTATATAAGGTGGAAGACCGCTAACACCAGCATGGAAACTGATTATGTTACTTTCAAATGAGTAACCTGTATCGGCACGCTCAATTTTTACCTTATCATAGTTAAGAGTAGGAACAATGTTTTGATAGTAAACATCTATAGTAGGACTGATAATAGTTTGAGTAACAATTATATCTCTTTCAAATGTGTACAGGCTTACAATATTGTTCGTGAATTTATTGCCTATAGCGGTAACTTGCGCCACTCTTGAACTATGATAGACAATTGAGGTAGAAGTGGTTATACCTGTTAGAGTTCTATTGAAATTTTGACTTACTACAGTTGACCCTATACTGATCTTTATAGAAGACTTAGCTACCTGAGTAGAAATTTGTGTAGGAGCAATTACCTTCGCAGCAGTGGTTAGCCTATCTCTATATGTAGGCAAGCTCATAACCATTGTTGTAGCACTGGTTTCGATTCTTCTTACACTAGGAGATCTCACAGGTAGATTAGATTGTGTAAGAATCGGTATGCGATTATAATTACTGAAGCTTGCCGAATCGCTTGTTGTTACTACACCAAATTCTAAAAATAGGTTACTTATAGATGGGAATGTACTATATGGATTAGGATTCAGCAGGTCAACTGATCTAGATGTAACATTAAAAATTGTAAAGGTGTTGCTGTATCCTGTAATCTGGTTACTAACTCTAACGATGTTGTTAGGATTAATTACTATGGTATTCTTATTAAAATACAAGGTTATAACTGATCTGTCTAGGAATATATTGGTTCTTGAATATAATTCTAAATCATAAGTGTATATATTCACACTGTTGTATTGAATTCGATCTGCATTGGGTGTAGCGTATTGATTGCTATCTAATAGATATGTTGAATTGAACAGTATATAAGAACCAACAAATATATCTCTATCAAAGATGTATTGGTTAACTGTGTTATTGGTATATTCTTGACTACGACCTGTTATTTCAATCCTGCCATTAGGATATACAATAGTAGAACTTGTTTGGACAGATGTAACTGTTCTACTAGCATACCATGAATCTGGTTTGACTACAATACTACTTGATAACTTAGGTAAAGGCCCTAATCTACTTGTTTCACTGGCGTAAAATATGTTACTGGTATAACCTTTTCTAATACCAGGGGCCATTCTAGCCAGCAAATAATTGTAAATGGCATACCCCTTGTTATCAATTGTGAAATTATCAGTAAATTGATTGGCTAGAGTAGCTGGATATCTAGAAATAGTTAGATTGTTAGCACCGGGAAACTGTTTTATATCTTGAATTGTAACTCCATATACGGTACTGCTCACTACCGTTGCTGTAGTAATTTGGTTAAGACCATACTTTAACCTTATCATACTACCAGCTGGGAATGTATTGAAATCTCTCCTATCAAAATCATAGGTAACGAGGTTAGTACCTGTAAATGCTGATATCACTGACCTTGTAAATATTTCATTGTCATAGATATAATTTTGTACAGCATTGTATTGTATTCTATCAGCTCTGGCATTATTGGTAATAATATTATCATCAAAAATATAGGAATTAATAATATTATAAGGATTACGCAGATCAGGTGTAGGTATTAATATTGGTTCAGCCGCAGACCTTCCTGTAGTTTGTACAGGGTAATCTCCCTCTAATCTCGAATCACGATAAAAATCTAGACCGTCACTGGTTGTTTTATGTAAAGTATGCTGATGTGTTATACCTCTTTCTAAGAAAATACTGATTCCTCTTAGATTAGGTTTTCTTCCAACCTGCGCAAGATTTTCTAAAACCCTTGTATTATTCCTAAATGTAACTTTGTCTGATAAATCTCTAAAGGCCCAATCCACGCTGTAACTGGCTGTGGTAATATTGGTTACTACAATGCCGCCAAGGACAGGAAATCCAGATGGTGTTGAAAACGTTACGCCTTGTAGGTTTGATATTGTTATTGTAGCTGTACCGGTATATGTGCTTTCACTTTGGGTAAATCTAACAGTTTGACCAAGCTTAAATCTCAGTGGTGTTACTCCTGGAACATTATTATTATCAAAATTCAATGTAATATTGCTATCGTAACCTGTTGTTCTTTGTGGAACATTTGTATCATAGATATATTGATTAACTACATCATACCTATTACTTGGTAATGCACCTAGGTTGACAGATTCATTAGTAATAACATCAGTACCAATATAGTTGTCTAATTGACTAGGAGGTCTACCTCCCACAGTTAAATGAGTAAATGAAACTGCCTGCACGCTGTTGTACCCAGGAGCTATCTTGTGCATGTAATAATTTCTTAAAGCACTAGGGACACTAGCTCTATTGACTGCTGTAAATTGGTCAGCATATGATTCTGTACGAGGTAGGAAAATAGGACTGCTGTAGGTTACTATATCTTGTGTAGATGAACTGCCAAAATATATCTTTAGATCACTAACTACAGGTATACTTGTATTTGCAAATGTCACGCTGCCAGCTGTGCTAGTCGTAACATATAAGGGCGCATGTGTTACTCCAGTACGCTCATTTACTGCTTTAAACACATTATCTGGGTTGATGTAAGCAAAAGGATCAAAGAAATAGGTTATAGAACTTGTTGTAATTTGATTTATAGGCAGTGTATTATTATCATATATATACCAGCTGACAGCATCTGATGAGTACTTGGCCTGCTGCGAAATAATAGGAATACCAACATTAGGATATCTTATTGTAGCAGTGGTAGTAATTTGTGTGATAGTTTGTGTAGCACTAGAGTAAAAACCTTCCCATTGACTATAAATTCTTCTAGCACGGGCAACAATAAAATCAAATTTAGCTATTACAGGTGTAGAAATTTGTGTATCTTGTAGAATCGCCCCAATACGCAGACTTCTTCTAGTTGTAAGTGTCCCTGCTGTTAGCTGTGTAGCTGTACTCAGTACATCTGCAATATTTGATCCTAATAGATTTTTTCTTCTATAGTCAAGTGTTGTAGCACCAGAACTAATTGTAATATCTGTACTGATAAAGTTGTTTGTTTTTACACGGCGTGTAATAAGATCAACCGCTCCTAGCGAAGACATAAACACAGTTGCAGTAACCAACGTGGAAGTCAATATAGATGCTATTGGACGAACAATAGTTGCACTTGTAGAGAATAAGGCAACATCTACAGAACTAATTTCTGCAAACTGGAATCTTGGTTCACTTATTACAGGAAAATTACCTGGATTGGCAAACTCAATGTAGTTGTTTGTAGCACTGGTTAAATTAATTAATCCTGGCGTTATAGAATTAGGATAGGTGTAATTTGAATTAAAGACACGTATCTTATTCAGCGGGTTGACATAACTGGTATTTTGAAAAGTTAACCTTATTGTACTTGTAGAAACTGCTGTTAAAGGTAAAAGAGTTTCTTCATTAATATACCAATTAACTACATCACTGGTGTAATTACTATCTAAGTAAGGAACTCGTATAATCGGACCTGGGTAAACTATCGCTGCGCTAGATGTGACAGTGGATAGAGTTCTTATATATACACCAAAATCTACACCTGGTGATACTCCAGGGAATCTGCTATATTCAATTCTATTAGGCTGGAATATATTTCCAGCAATGGCGATGCCATCACCGACTACAAGAGAGCGTCTAGGCTTTAATGTAAAATTGCCTAACCCTAGTGTAGGTTCTACGCTGGCGAATGGATCACCTATTACTACATGTTCGCCTACTCTTGGTGTGGTAACTGTCGCTATAGGATAAATTTGGCTTCTGGTACTTTCCGCGATAGGTATACCTCTTAATCCATATCCAGGTGCCAGTCTGCTGTAAAATAATCTTTCTCTAGGTGATACAGGTGGTAGAATAGAAGAAACCAGACTTTGTGTATAGAGCGAACCTACGCTACCTTGAGCTGTTATAAAGCTAGCTGTAGATTGAGTTAATAAAATATCTACACTAGATGGCTGTATAAACAATAGTCTAGGACCACTTATGATAGGCAATTCACTAGCTAATGTTATAGAAACACTAGTAGTATCATAGCTTGTAAATGTTATAGGACTAGGATAGATATACCCAGAATCTCTATTTGCCAATTGTATTGTGCTATCTGGTGTATACAAATCTAAATTGACATTGCTGTCTATAAATGGCAATACATAACTAGTTACAGTGCTAAGATTTGTTATAGTAAAAATGTCATTATCATAAAGATAATATGAAACATAATCACTAGTATATTTGGCAGGTATATCTTGAAGGTTAACTGATCTAGCAAATGATGTAGCTGATGTAACAGTGATGTAGATATTAGGACGAGTAAATCTAATTGGTTCAACTATTCTTCTTGTAAGTGCTCCTTGCCCTATTTTTACCAAACCTGCTGCAGGTTCTCTTAAAGGAGCCCTGCCTAAGAAAACCAAATAATTATTGGTATAGCTAGCAATGTCACCTGGAATAGTTATTGGTGCTAGGCCTCTGGCCACATCTCCACGTTGAACTGATGTATAGGTATAAAAACCGGGAGCAGGAAAACCAGTTGTATAAATTGTTTGAGCAATATTATATACGAGAGGTGTATTAAAGAATGGTAGATCGTGATCTAATGCTGTCCATACATTAATAGCACCTATGTTTGGAGGCAGTTGATTAGAAAATTGTGTAGTAAGTGGTAAGGAAAATTTATATCTAGCCACAGCACCCGATGTTATAGTACTGGTAGAACTGGCTTTTATTTCATTACCTAATTTAACTTTTCTATATGGCAGATAGGTAAAATTAGCAAAATCTCGGCTTATGTAGATAGCTGTATCTATTTGACTGTTTTCAGCAAATTGAAATTTAGGATCACTGATAACTGGTAAATCACCGGGGTTAGCGAATTCTACATAGGTATTTGTAGCACTGGTTATCGTGATTAATCTAGGATAGTTATACTCCGGTCCAAAGATCCTAATTTTATTGATAGGGTTTTGAAATGTTGTATAGGCAAAGTTCAGTCTGATCGAAGCCGTAGTTAAATTGGTTAATGGTAATAGATCATTATCATTGATATAATAATTCACCACATCTGCCAAATACTTACTTTCCAAATAAGGTATAGGTATTGCTGGTCCAGGGTATACAATGGTAGCTGATGATGTTACAGTTGATAATTCTTGGCTACCTACCCTTAGAGTTGTATCTACAAATTGTTCTCCTATTCTTACATGTCGCTTCACATCTAGAGTAGGATAGGCGATATTAAACTGGTAAGGTGACTCACTATAAACTGAATTTACCTGTGTCACAGATTCTTGAAAATAGATTTTTCCTTCAGATATGATACCAAAATCTCCAGGGTTATTAAAAGTTATACTGGTAGAATTTGATGTTGTGAGGTTAATTACTCTAGGATATTCATAAGTTTCGTTAGCTATTCTTACTCTGTTAAGCTGATTGGTATATATGCTATTAAAGAAAGATATTGTAATTGATGCTGTGCTTATTGCGGTCAAAGGCAACAGATCATTATCATTTATATAGTAATCTACAACATTTGAAGTATAATAGGCAGTTTGATTTAATATAGGTATACCTATACTAGAAAACATTGTGCTGGTATAGTTAGTTACTGTAACTAAAATTGCTGCTCTAGGACGTAATTCAAATAATGGTTGTACAATTCTAAAAACTGGATTTGAAACCAAAGCCGAACTAAATTCAGATACTAGATCACTTGAATATCTTACATTTTCTGTTATGCTGTCCTGACCAAAATAAATTACTGGTTCTGATATAATTGGGAAATCACCAGGATTGACAAATGAAACTGATGTGTTTGTTGCACTGGTAAGATTTAGTATAGTTGGATAGGTGTAGCTACTTCCACTAATTCTTACTTTGTTAACTAAATTAATATATTCTACAGGATTAAATGTTAGAACTACAGTTGACTCTGTTGACGCAGTTAACGGGAATAAATCTTCATCATAGATATAATTACGTACAATGTCAGAACTGTAATAGGCCGATTGTGTTAATGCTGAATATCCAGGATTAGGGAATATAACAATACTAGAGGTTGTGATATTTTGAAAACTCGGGCCTGGCTTTCCAAATTGATATCCTATTGCCCTAAGCTGATCATTTTTTTGGACAACTTCTGCGTTTGGTAAGTTTGGCAGTTCTGCTAACTCTACTCCAATTCTAACTTTTCTTCTTGCTACAAGATCAAAGTTGCCCAATAGTACTGTGTTATTGGTAGCTGTGTAACTAGCTATTTGAATAGAATTGATTTCTTGAAAGTAAATGTACCCTTGAGACCAAACACCAAAATCTCCAGGATTATTAAATGTTATACTGGAATTAGTTGAACTTGTTAGGGTCAAAACTCTAGGGTACGTATATTCTTGATTGGCAACTCTAATCAGGTTGGTAATTTTTATACGCTGATCGTAGACAAAATTTACTGTTATCGTTGGCGGGACACTATGAGTTACAGTAAAGATATCTGAATCATATAGGTAGTAATTAACATAATTCGATGAATCAAAATATGTTTGATTTACTATAGGAACCCCAACTGTTGGTCCAAGGGTAGCTGTGGTGTTGGTAACGGTAGTTAGTTGGTATCCACGCTCTGGAATTTCCAACACAGGTATCTTAGGAAATTTTCTTCCTGTGTATTTTAATTCGTACGTAGGGACACTATCTCCAGAATACCTAGGCGTCTCTACAGTTGTATTTTCTCCAAAATATATCCTAGCATCGCTTATTACTGGCAAATTAAGTTCAATAGGATTGGTAAAACTAAGAGAAGTGCTAGTTACTGTAGTAGGTGTAACAATTATAGGAAATTCATAACTAGACGATCTTATCTTAATCTTGTTTAATGGATTGTAGATAGGTGTTGACCTATAGGTCAAAGTAATAGTGCTTTGACTTACTGGTGTTAATGGCAACAATGTATTATCATTTATATACCAATTAACTACATCTGCTGAATAATACGCAGGTTGACTGGTGACTGGAATACCTTCCTGTATAAAAACAGTTACAGTAGAGGTTGATATACTTTGAAGGACTTGTTTAGGTGTTCCAGCTTCTGGTACTACTACTACGAAGGTAGCAGTTAAAGCTTGTGAACCGGGTGAACCGGGAGGAGGAAACACTAAGATCGGCATGATATCATATTTACCAAAAAAAAAGCCAGCGTGTTCTGCTGGCTTTTTCTATGCTCTAGACGCCGTTAAGCCGGTATAGCAAATCTAAAGTTATTAGCGAATGTGGTCTTAGTGTTAGCTGATGTAGCCGCACCAACATCCTCAATACTTCTATATGCCTGTGGAGCAAGGTTACTATTTAGATAGAATCTATAAGTTAAAATGCTAGGCAATCCAGAAGATTGATTGGCAACAGTAACCACCCAATGATCCTGCGCTGATTGTGTCGAATCATAAAAATCATTACTGTCTATTGTAACACTAACGGTATCCATCAATGTTCCTAAACCAGCAGGTATAATCTTTAATCCATAAATTCTACCACGGATATCTGGATCATAACTTGGACCTAATACTACCACTGGGCTAAACATAAAACGTTTAGCATTGTAAATGTTAGTGTTCACTGGCACCAAATGTCCAAGGTGTGGTTGAGGTACAGTATTGGCTGTTGCTGTAATTGCACCACCAGCAATAGCAGTAGTAGGATCATTGTAAGAACCGCCAGCACGTAGGTCGTATAAGTGTCCCCAACGTCCAGTTGTAATTGTAGCTGCACTATAAACATGAGCATTTAATCCAACCAAATCACCAGTGCTTGATCTAATTCTAGGAACAGCAAATATACCACCGTGTACAGCATGACCAGTAGTAAAGTTTACAGGTGCTGTAGGTGTCTGTTCGCTGCCCAATGGGAATCTATTGCTATGGAAATATGCAAAGCAAGGCCATGGAGCTATAGCAGGGGTACCTGATAAAGCTGTTGTAGTGGTCGGAGCAGTAGCAAAACTAATACCTGTACTTACACCTAAGCCTGTACCTGTATCTTCTGGTTGAGCACGCTCAAATTCTACACATCCTACCCATGGTTGGAATAGGTTACTAAATGACTTGCCCTGTACGATAAAATATCGAGGCTTGGCAAATAGATATAAGAATCCACCTGTTGTTTGGTAGCAACTTGTAATATCAGTTACACCACTTAGTGCATCAGTATTACCACTACGATCAGCTTGATTGATACCAACACCATTTGTTTGAGCATGAGTTGCTGTCCAACGCTCATATACTGTGGTATTGTATGCTGCACCGGCAGTTGCCAATGTATTACCAGAACCGCCACCAGTAGCTAATGGATAAAATCTAACGCCCATATACTTGCGATCTAAGCTCGTGTTAAACAATGTAACGCTAGCTTCTGCTGTCTTATTGGGAGCACTATAGACATACTCTAAAAAGTCTGTAGCAGCACTAGGAGTATATACCAATGGAGGATTAGCACCTGTGGATGTCAATGTATTTTTGATTGTGGTACCCAATGTTAATGTATTTGAGACCTTACTGGCAATATAGGTATACAACGGTGTAGTCCTATATATTGGAGTAGGACCAGTAACACTCATTGAAGCATTCACTGTAAGGCTGGTATCACTGGCAATCGCTGTAACAGTAAAATATTGACCAGCAATACAGATTTCAGCACCTACGTGTAATTGGCTTGTAAACAGAGTATTAACACCTGTAATAGTAGTGCTACCACTAACAGTATTAATTTGTCCACTTAGGGCAACAGGAGGTCCACCAGCACCTTGAATCTTAACAAAAGCATATTGGTTAAATGAACTAGCATTATTTAATGTAATTGTGTTTGTTCCTGCTATAGCAAAGGTATTTGCTGTGATCAACATGCTATCACTTGTAGTAAACTTACCTGCAGAACCAGAACCCTCTCTTGTACCCTCTAATATCCAACCATGCACTTTACGTTTCTTATATATAGTTTGTCCACTAATAGTATGCGTCCAATCTATATTGACTCTCATTAAGGTATTACTTAAAATTTGTGTTACCGTACATTCAGTGCCATTAATAATTAGATCATCACCAACTCGCAATTCTGTTAAAAATGCTGTTCCTGAACCCGTGATGTATGTATCTTCCCTGTGTAGTGGTAATCCTGAAAAGCCTTGACGCAGAACACCAATAGCAGTTCCTGAATATCCTGAATAATCAGTAATTGTAGCTACTGTGGGGGAACTAAAAGTCATTGTACGTAATTCATCACCAAACCAAACTTGGTCACCTGAAACAAAATCCCAGAAAAAGTTTGTATTTGATCCTGTCACATTAGATGTTCCGGCACTTACTGCCACTGTACCCCTTGGGAAAGTTTTTACTTTCATGCCGCTGTCAGTGAAATCCCAAGCTGCATTAACATACATACTGGTATTATTCTCAATGCTAGTAACCTGGCGGAATCTACCATTGATACTGATATATCTTCCAATTACACCGTTGGTCGCTTTAGCATATGTTCCACCTGAAATCGCTCCGCTAGGTGCAGTTACAACTGTTGCAGTAGTATCACTTACCACAGAAGCAACTACTAGATATGAAGTTGTAGCTGTGTTAATCCATAGACAGTCACCTGGCTGTAATTGATTAGCACTGGCGCCAGTTAAGAATGATGTACCAGAACCTGTTACATTACCACTAACGTCAATGCTGATAGTTCCTGCCATTGCGCTGCCAGTAGTCACAGCACTTGTCATATCACTTAAGAAATAAGTACCTGTACCTACAACCTGCGTTAGTCCACTGACCACAGACACAGTACCATTGGTACTTTGACGAACAGTTGCACCAGCTGTTCCTGTAAGTGTTGTATTAATAAATTTCACAGCACTTGCCACTGTAATAGCAGGACTAAATGCTACTGTAACAGAAAAGCTTGTGTCACTGGCCACAGATGCTACAGTTCTTTGTTGACCTGCAATGAGAACAACATCTCCTGCTCTCAATTGTGTCAAATATACTGAACCTACACCAGTTACTGTGGTAGATGATGCGGTAGCTGTGCCCTGTAGTGTGTCGTTTCTCAACCACTGATCCCAAAGTGTCAGAGTTGGCCAAGAATCAGCACCTAAACTGCTTGGTCCATATGTGATTGCGGCACTATTTCTACCTAATTCGTTCAATGTTGCCATTTAAATTTCTCCTAATTGTTGGACTTTCCAACGTACTTTTTATTTTATTTATTTATAAAAATCATGCGTTCAGTAGGGTCATCGAGAAGTTTTCCCCTTGTCCTGCCACCACACTGACTGTGATATAATCAGTAGTACTAATATAAAAATTTAATCCTGAATAATTTTGCCTAAAATATCCTGCAGGAATTGTAAAGAAATTCAATAATTCGTTATTTCTATATAATCCTACCATAAGATCATTGCCTACAACGCCCCCTCCGTTAGTGAGTGTTATTGATCTAATGGTATCTGCTGTAGGGGGTACAAATATTGCTTTTCCAAGCACAGGCGCATTAAATCTACCTAGCACATTGAATGTTTTTATTGTTGTAAGAGCACCGGATCCTACTAGATCAGCCTGAGGCGTCCAGTTAGATCCATCATATTTTAGCACTTGCCCAGAAAGAGCTCCGCTTGTGTTTACATCACTTAAGTCGTTTAAAGTGCTTGGTATAAAAGGTTTATTGATTAACGTATTATAATCACCACCAAATGCGCTGAGAGTTCCGTCTGGTGTAATGCTTAGGCCGGAACCTACTTTAATACCACCAAGACTAGATGTAGTAGCCGGTCTTATTGAAAAAGTTATGGACTTGTTAGTTCCAGATATAAGAGCAACAATCTGTGAGCCTGTACTGGCTATGAAATTTACAGTATCTAATCCTTCGGCAACTAATCCAGGATTTCCATCTACATTCCAATACTTAAATGTAGAATTAAGTTGTATCTTAGCATTACCAGAACCAAGGTCAATTACATCAAAACCACTATCGCTATCAAATCTTAAAGCAGAAACATTTGTAACAGTATTTGAATAAGTTCCAGCAATACTGATTAAACTTACTGTGAGAGTAGCAGTGTCACCTTTTACACCTTGGGGACCAGATGGCCCACTGACACCACTTGCTCCACTCGGCCCTTGTGGACCTTCTGTCCCAGTAGCCCCAGCTGGACCTTGAGGCCCTTGAGGACCTACAGGTACAACAAAATTCAGAACAGCTTCATATTGATTACCTGTATTTGTTACAGAAGCAGTTGTTCCACTAGTAACTACACCTATTGTTATAGTAGCCGTAGTACCTGTATTCCCCTGTGCCCCTTGTGGTCCACTTACTCCTTGTGGTCCTTGTAAGCCTTGTGGTCCAGTTAGGCCCTGTGGTCCCTCCGGTCCTTGTATACCTTCCGGTCCTGCTATGCCTTGTGGTCCACTGACTCCTTGTGGCCCTTGTACCCCTTGTGGTCCAGCAACACCCGTAGCGCCTATAGGTCCCTGTGGCCCGCTTACACCACTAGCTCCTTGTGGACCAGTTACACCCTGTGGACCATCCTGCCCTGTAGCTCCACTAGCTCCTTGTGGTCCAGTTATGCCTTGTGGGCCGGCTATTCCTTGAGGACCTTGAACTCCAGAAGCACCGCTTGGTCCTTGAGGTCCTTGTAGACCTCTAACACCCTGTGGTCCACTAACGCCACTGGCTCCTTGTGGTCCTTGTACACCAATCGGACCTTGAGGTCCTTGTACACCACTAGGTCCTTCTGGACCTACAATGGTTCCTACATCAGTCCAAGTTCCAGAACCATAAATCCAAAGATGCCCATCGCCTGATGTAATATAACCATCACCCGTAGCTCCTCCATATGGGAATGGCAATCCTGATTGAGTAGAAGTTGTACCTACTATAGTAACACTAGTACCATCAGCACCAGTGGGACCTTGTGGTCCTGTTGCTCCCGTGGCTCCTGTTAATCCTGTAGGACCCTGTGGGCCAGTTGGTCCTGGATATGTTACAACAACTATAAGATCTTGTTCGCTAGTAAATGAATAACTGCTAGATAATAACGAAACTGGTACACTTACATAACTACCAACTGTAACAGTGCTATTTCCTATAACACGCCAACTTTGGAAATTCTCACTTACACCAGATTCTTGGATTCTAATAGTATCATTATTTTGTAAGAATCCTAAAAGATATTCTATATCTAAACTGTTGCTAGTAAGGTGGCTTAAGGTAATACTTGTCGCCGAAGTTTGTGTAATACTGTTCCATATCAAATGTCCTGAACCAGGATCACCTATAGTTGCTGTTGTATTTGCCTTGAATTGAAAAATACTAGAACTCTGTCCAGGTACACCTTGTGGACCCTGCGGACCTGTCTGCCCTTGTGCTCCTTGAGGACCAGTAAGACCTTGTGGACCAGTAAGACCTTGTGGACCTTGTGGACCAACATTACCTTGCGCTCCTTGGGGACCGGTTGCTCCCTGAACACCTTGTGGGCCTGTTATGCCTTGATCGCCCTGGATGCCCTGAGGACCTGTTACTCCTGTTGCACCTGTTAGACCTGTAGGCCCTTGTGGTCCTTGCGAGCCTGTATCTCCTTGAGCACCCTGTGGTCCCTGAACACCACTAGGACCTATTGCTCCTGATGGTCCTATATTACCCTGGACTCCAGTTGGACCTGTAATTCCCTGAGGTCCCTGAGGGCCAGTTACAGTAACTCCGCTAGGTCCACTAGGTCCTACTATGCCTTGCGGTCCTGTAGCTCCTGTAGGTCCTTGGGGGCCAGTTACGCTAACACCAGTTGGACCAGATGGTCCAACTACACCTTGAGGTCCTTGAGGTCCTATGCTACCAGTTACTAGACTACCGTTAACATAGATTCCGCCACCTATCACAGCAACGGTATTACCACCTAATACAAAACTGCTAGAGCTTAGATAAAGAGTATTCCACGGATTTGATGGACTGCCTATGTTTAAAACACCAGAATAAGTGCTTGCTGGTAATATGTTTGTGGTAACAGCGGTTAGATCTGTCGCACTGCCACCAAAACTTATTTGCCTACCACCAGGAGTTACATCATCACCTATGCGTAGATCACCCAGTGTTTCATCATACCAAATGGTACCATATGGGCCTACCCATTGGTCTGACTGTACGGTTATTATCCTGCCTGCTTCTATCTTGCGTATAGGCATTGGGCTTGTCCTTTAGGGCCCTTTAAGGCAGTTGTTTGGTGTCTGGATCTACTTCGTCTTGTGTTAGATCTGCTATGACAGGGCTTAATTTACCTGCTTCTGCTTTTTGTAGTTCAATCTGTTGCTGTAATGGAGGAACCATTACAGGATCTTGTTTAAGTTGGCTAGGATCAGCGGGTTGATCTTTGCTGCCCTGACCCATATCTAATTCTGGATCTCCGTCTCCATTAATCTTAATGGTTATAGGCACATTTATTACAAATTCTCTGGCTCTCATAATAAGGTATTTATGTTAATACTTCATTCCGTAGAACACTATTGCTACCACAATTAGTAATGGTATCCAATAACTAATATATAAGCCCAAGGCAAGACAAATTATTAACCATATAAAATGATATATATGTATATACCAGGGCACTAGTTACACCAACTCTGCTTTGCTTCACCGAAATATTCGCGGGCATAGCCATTTTTGATCAATTCTGCTCTGAGACTAACACCGTTTAGAATCATGTCACCTAACACACGACCACCAAACTTGTCCCATCCATAGAGCACGACCTGATGCTTTTGAGTTGATTCTACTGCTTTTTTAGTAAATGCTGTGGCTGCTTGTCCACGCTGATCTTCACTTGGGCACTGTGCTCTGAAGCCTTTTTCAGGGGTGTCTACTCCGTAGATGCGAACTGCTAATTCTGGTTTGAGCGGTGCTGGCAAGAATGGTGCTGCAATGACCACAGTATCTCCATCATTAACACGGATAATTTTTGCATCATAGGTTACCCCCTGTGGTGTTTTCTGTGCAAATGCTAACAATGGTAGCATAGCAAGGATAATTAATAATTTTTTCATATTTTTCCTTTATCTCTGTTCAATCCAGGTCATTGAAGCAACGGCATTTTTGTTAGCATTTTTTGCGGCGATTGCCAAAGTCAATGTATCGCTCACAGTGCCAAGACTGCCTCTGCCCACTTGATAAACTGTATCTGCATCTACTCTAATTCCACTTCCACTACTGCCCGCAGTGATAATACCAGATGTTAACTCAATCCCATCGGTAATAGCACCTGTGCTTGTATAGTTATATTGTGTAAAAGAATTAGTATCTGGATGATCTACCCAGGTGCCATTAACCGTGGCATTTCGAATTAGTTTAAAATATATATCTGTATTATCTACTGTGCTGGCCTGGAAAAAAGTCGGCAGTAAAATTCCTGTAAGTGCCGTGCTCTTTAATCTTATGCTTACTATAGGATAAAATGTATTGCTTAGTGGCATATTGATGCCTGCCAAAGGGGTTATTAGGCTGACTGCAATCCCTAATTTTTCTACAGATCCCTCTGATAATAAACTGTTACTTCCCTGATAAAGATAGTGTGTTCCTGCCGCTCCTGTGAGATTTTCTATCTCTAATCTAATGGGCAAGAAAGGTGTTTTGGCCCAAGGACTCTGTAGTCTGTTACCATTTTGAACGGTGTGTATAACCCTTGGTAGCCCATTAATGACAAACATGAAAACTATATGTCCAGCGCCATACCATTCGTAGTCCATCATTACTAATTGTTGTGCCTGCGGATTAGCAACTATACCGCTGGGACCAGTGCCATCTAATTTGTCACCGTTCCATTGATCTCGATATATTCTTTCTACTGTAGGTGTGCCGCCGTCACTGTTAATAACCACACAGGCATATTGCGGTAGTCCTGTTGTGGCATCCACGGTTCCGCAGTCTTCAAAGAAAAATCCGTCATTGCCATCAAACATCCCAAATCTACGGCGTATACCAGTTACCGGCGTTTGTAGTCTTACAGCAAACGCAATGGTCTGTTGCCGGCCAGGTGTATAACGTTGAACGTTGCGTGTTTGACGTATTACCTTAGATCCTACTTGGTTAGTAACGGCCATACGGATTTGACTTAAACTTGAATCAAAGGTAGCAGATGCACCGTTTACTGCCGATTCATCCCAAACATCTGTTTCTTTGCCATACTGGAACGTATTAAAAAATATTGTCTCCTGTGTTTGGACTTTGAGACGACCTTTGGTGTCTATGCTGGAAATAACTCCAGACCCTTCTCCAGAACCTACTAAATTAACATTCGCCCTAAGAACAGGTTGTCCTAGAGCATTATACTCCATGGCCTTATGGACATTTAATAGATTACTCTCCTGCGGATGAACGTAATTTGATCCAGTGTTTAGATATCGATCAACAGGCATTACTATTAGTCAGCATCAATTACTGTGACTGTGCTTGCTCCACTTGAACTTAAGAAAGCTATATGAGTTCCTGTGGTCATATTAAAATCTAGACAACTATGTGCTGGAAGAACCACACCAGCTGCTGTCGCTACCACAGTGCTAGTACCAAATGTCATGAAGTGTGGGACCGCACCTACTAATACAGTGATTCTCCTAGCTGTTGTAGCTGTGTTTACACTGCTTGTATTTGTTACTAGCGTGGCGAATTTGGGTACGCCAGCACTGGTATAAGGGGTCATATATCTACTCATTTTTATTGTCCTTTATTCTCTGCTTGATATCCCGGAAATAGACTAACACTATTTGATCTCATATCGGCAGGATTTTTAGGACCATTCCATCCACCACCTGCATCCACTGTTACAGAATCAATGCTAGCAATTTTTTCAGCAGGGCTGTTATTATACATCTGTTCATGTTCTTTACTTAATAAATCAAAGATATGCTTAAATCTGTTTGTATCAGACCCGGTGACAATCTCATCAGGTTCTACATCTGAGTTATGACAATCTATGTCATCAATAAGATCTAAAACACCTCTAATTATATCTGTGGCTTTCATAATAGCTATTTACCAGGAGTTTGTATCCCAGCCTATTCTCTTCCAAGCATTGGTAGCTGTACATATGTATAGATAACTGCCATCTACTGCCAGGGAACCAGCAGCACCAGTTGAAGTTGAACTTATTGGCTTCGTTGAAAAATTTACGGTGTTTGTAGCAGTTAAGTATCCCCTTGTAGCATGATTACCCCAACTATAGGAAGTATTCCAATTTGATATATTGGTTGCGGTAATAGCACTGGCTGTTCCTGTGCTATAGATAGGATCAACTTCTCCCGTAGCATTGATTCTCCATCTTATGCCGTCGTAGACATAGACAACACTATTTGTTCCGGTATAAATTGTACCAGTTGTTGCTCCAGAAGGAAAATTTAATGGCATATTGTTTCCTATTTTTGTATATTTATGGCACTAATAGATAAGGAACCTGATCACTACGCAAAGCAACTGTGTTAGATCCACCGTATGGGTTAGCAGTTTGTATCCTCAGTAGATTACTGGTAGGTCTGGTAAATGATCCGGTGTAGACTCCGACACCCTTGGACACCCTAAAATTAGTAAGTGGTCCAACAAATGCTTCATTTACCTGCGCAGACAAACCTTTTTTCCCTAAAAATAAATTACTTGAAACATCAGTGTAATTTTGATTATGGGCTGTTCCACCTACATTCAATAAAACACCATCTCTATAATAATACAAAATACCACTTATTCTTACCAAAGCCCAGTGTACCCATTTCTTATCATAGGTTGATTTAGCCACCGTTGCCAGTGTTATACTAGATACGCCAAAATATAATTTTATGTTGGTATTTGCACCAACAACTTCAAAACTTATACCTATTGTAGGACTAGCAGTGGTTCCATACCACCAAGGTGTACTGTAGGCATATTGATCTAAACTGAAACTAAACCATTCAATGGTAAAGTCTCCAGTTCCAAAAGCCATACCCTGCCCACCTGTATAAAAAGCAAAAGTATTGATGCCCCTAAGCAGAATACTACCAGACTGCGCAGTGTTAAAAGGACTGCTTAAATTATTTTTAGCGCCTACGAGGTTAGGTCTATCATTAAAAGGTGTAGACAATGATTGGTTAACTGTGCCAGCTCGTGGTGTGACTGTTGAAGTTAAAGAAGTATCTTGAAAGTTATTTCCTGTAGGTGATCGCAATAATAATTTTGTAGTATTTGAATAAAGTCCTAGAGGCGCTGAAGGCACAGTGATGGTACTGATAGACGGATTATATGCTGCGGCACCTTGAACAATGCGCAAATTGTATAATCTACCAATAAGATTATTTGTTGTTCCAAATCCATATGTTGTACGCCAAGAACCTAATATTGTAGGGACAATATAATAATTTGTTGAATTAGAAAGAACTCCATTTGGCGTTCTAAAACCATTTACCCACATAGTTAATTGATTAGAGGAATCACGGCTGATAGCCACATGATACCAGGTCTCTAATTCCCATGATTGGGTAGGGGCTGCGGTTGCAGGAATGGTCAATACATTATTCACTAAAAGGTAATTGTGTACGTATATACCAGAAGCATTGTGCGCAATGGCCAACCCTCCTGTAACACTGGCACTGCCTAATATGACCTGTCCATTTTGATGGACTATGCCTTCACTGAATTGATTATTAGTAAAGTATACCCAATATTCTATTGAAAAGGCACTTGTGCCGAACCCAGGAAGACCTCCTACAGTTAGAGATGACATAAGGTTATTATCGTTAACTTGGAGAGTTGTGCCCGCTTGTTCTCCAAATAACATACTGTTAGAATTTGATATTAAACCTCTAAATCCATAAATTGGATCTGCCCCCGAAAGGACCATCTGTGTAATACCAGTCATTATGTTAACCCAGTGCCATTAATGAACCATGTATTATTCTCGACCTTTAATATAGTAGCCATACCATTAGCAGATAACAATCTATTTGATGGCGCATCTTCACTACCTGCCAAATATAAACTAACACCAGTTCCTGTTGAAATTGCTATAGTACCTGTGCCTTTCAAAACTATAGTTACTGCTGTTCCTAACGGAAATGGCACACTGACGCTATCTGGAATGGTTACAGTCTGCCCAACTGTGGCTGTGGTACTATAGACATGCTTACCTTGATCGGTGAGTTGCAGAGTGTAATTTGTATTTGTAGCCACCTGTGGGACAGCAAGATAACCAACCTGTAATTGATTGGTGTTATTTACAGGAACATTTCCTACTACAGTCCCTCCCTGTACACTTAAGGCAACCGATGCTGTAGAAGCAGTAGAAGCATACCCAGCTGACGTAGCATAGACAGCACTACCAGTAAATGCCGTGGTTTGTACTGAGGTATCACCAAATTCCACAGTTTGTGTAACCTTGACGTGTTTGGCCTTAAATGTGCCGTATTCACCGCCACCAAAGTCGCCCGCAGTCTCAAATCCAGATTCTTTAAATTCCAAATACTTAGTGGTATTATCTATATAAAGTGCTGCTGTCGTACCTGTATTCCCATCTCCTATAAATGTTAAAGTGTTATTCATACTGGTATGAATACCACAAACATAATATAGAGGTGCTATACCATATGGTGCTACAAAGGTAACAAGACCTGTTTCTGTACCATTATTGGTTACATTTGGATAAGCGCCTGCTGATCCCGGAGTGGCAGTATATTTGATGTAAAAAGGATGCCCCGGAGAATTAACATTGAATGTATAGGTGTATCCTGAAATCAAATCCAGCGGAGGATTGATAGCACCATCTATGATCCAAGCAGATGTACCACTATTAGTTACTGTTAAAGTACCTGTATAGGCGCTGGTAATGGCTCCCCAATAGTGCATTCTGATACCTATGTCTTGACCATCGTCAAAAGTCCAGCTAGGTCCTAGATTTTCCGGAGGAGTATGTATATCAAAGAGATTATCTGTAACATAGGTATTTGTACTTGCTACATAGGTTACAGTATTTAAAAACAAGGCTTTGCCAAAAAATGTACTACTACCGTTTACTGTCAAATTTTCAAATATAACTGAACTGGTTGTAAATAGGTCTTGATCAAATCCTAGAGCAGGGCCTTGTGGGCCAGAAGGACCAGTAGGTCCTGCTGCCGAACTGGTAATTACATTGAATACTCCCTGCATGTTTCCGTAATTTTGACTGATGTAATACAGCGTGCTAGGAGCATTATCAGGAACAGTAAATTGAATTACGCCTGTATCTGTACCATTATTAGAAACACCCGAAGAATAGGCAAATGATGTACCTGTAGAAGGTACAGTTTTAATCCAAAACGGTGTAGCCGGTGCGTTAACATTGAAATAATATGTAAAACCCCTAAGCAAGGTTACCGCAGGGTCAGGTAATCCATTTACAAGAAAATTAGCCACTCCAGAGGCTGTTACTACATAGTTCAAACCACCTAATAATCCTTGTGGACCTGAAGGGCCTGTTGGTCCTGATGGACCATCAACAGGTAAACCATTTACTCTTAAAATTCCATTATAGGTCACTGTACCAGTGCCTAGATATAGAGCCGTTCCTAAATGAGCAGATCTAAACCTAGTAGATGTTGACCCAATATCATAAATGTTATCGGTAATTGGTAAAATATCTGAATTGACAGTTAAAAGGTTACTGCCTCCCCCTCCTGTCCCTGATCCAATGTCAACCCAATAATCATCATAATATATAAACAGTTTTCCTAGAGTAGGATCATACCAAGTTGTGCCAGTACTAGCATCTACAGGAGGAGTGGGGGCTGTGGATGTAATACCTATAGGAATACCTTTATACGTAAGTGATCCTGCTGTATTAACAGAAATTAATTGACCTTTTAATGATATGCTGTCATTGAGATATACGCTTTTAAAAGTTGTGTAGGTTCCACCTATAATGTATGTAGAGCTAGTTAACGGGATAATGTTTTGATACTGTGTATTACTATTCACAGTAATCGTGCTGATAAATCTAAAATTTTCATTTATTTTAGTGAATGCTGCACGAATGCTATCTCCATCGCCTGCATTGGCAGTAGAACCTGTATTAACGTATAAAATGGTCATATTGATTCCAAAGTCTTGGTATTTTTCTTATTTAGTTGCTCTTTGACTATATTGATGTTACACTACAATGAGTTAAACCCCTAGATAAATATGTAAAATGACTTGTCTAATCTTAAACGCAGACGCTGCTCCAATCAGCCTAGTTCCCTTAAGCACAATCAGTTGGGAAGAAGCTATCAAATACATGGTTTCTGACAAGGCCACTGTGCTAGAGTGGTATGAACATTGGATTGTCCGTAGCCCAACTTGGAGTACGCAGGTTCCCGCGGTTATGATTCTTAAAGAATATCAAAAAAAGAAAACCAGTGTTCGCTACAGTAAGCAAAATGTATTCTTACGTGATCAATATCGCTGTCAATACTGTGGAGTAGATGTCAACAAAAAGACAGCAACTCTAGATCATATTCTACCAATTAGCCACGGAGGTAAAACCCAGTGGGAAAATACCTGTTGTAGCTGCTCTGTGTGTAATAGCCGTAAGGGTAACAATCACAAGATAAAACCCAAAATGAAACCGCATAAGCCTAGTTATTTTGAGCTAGCAGAAAAGCGTAGAAAATTACAATGGGATTATCTACACCATAGTTGGAAGGACTATATAGGATAAAAGGGCCTTAGGGCTCTTTTTTATTTGTCTCTATAAACTATGCGCCCACGAGTTAGATCGTATGGACTCATCTCTATTTTCACTCTATCACCGGTAAGAATTTGAATTTTATTTTGGCGCATCTTGCCGCTAATATGTCCAAGGACAACTGGTCCCTGCTGTAATTTTACCCTAAACATTGCGTTGGGCAACACTTCCTGGACCTCTCCGTCCATACTGATTACATCATCTTTAGGCACTTAAGTTTCTTCTCCTTTTAAACCTTTTAATACTAGTTCTTTGGCTCGTTTATCTAACGATCTCTTTTCTTCTTCCATCAACTTAGCAGTCCAGGTCTGTAGAATTTCTAATACAACTTGATTACCTTCATCAGTAAAATGACAAAACTTTTCGCCAAATTCGCTGTAATGATAATATCTACGGTCCTTAGCCAGTTCTGCTAGACTGCCGTATAGAATATTCTTCAATGCTGCTTTATCCAAACTACAGTTTCTCCCCTGCTGTAAATCCGCGGAACCGTAGGAAACGTGGAAACCTAAGCGAGTAAGAACCATCTTGATTTTGAGTAATAGCATCTGCTCTAACCTCTACTACTTGACCAGGTAGCGTATCACGCCCTGTCCAAAATGTATCACGGTCAGCGTCACTAAAACCCGAACCGCAGTTAACTCGGATTGCCTTGTCATCATCCACACCTTCCAAGACCAATGCACCAAGTTTGCCCACGTTCCTTCCCGTGCCCTCTTCAACTTCAACGACTTGAAGTGATACTTCGATGAAAGGTTTCTGTTTAAGCCACGAAGTTGATCTCTTACATTCATATTTGGCATCCGGGTCCTTGATCATAATGCCCTCGAAACCCTGTTCGATGGCTGTTTTGTTGAATTCCTTAAATTGTAGTTCACCTACGTAGGTATCTAAATCAATTTCTTCCTGTGGAATAATGTCAATGCTACCAATCTTGTCAAAGATCTTTTTCATTGACTTGAGAAGATTGGTTCTGCGACGCTGGCCTAACACACTAACTCCTACTTCAAACTCACTGAGAGGTAGAATGTCGAACAACATCAGACGGGCATCACTGGCTTGGACATTGTCCTTACGGTGGACCTGCTTCATCAATGCTTGAAAACTGGAACTCACAATCTCACCATCAAAGACCATAGGTCGCTCGATGAGATCAATATTGGCCAAGATGCTATCAGTGATGTGAGTAAAGTTTTCCAAAACTTTGCCATTGCGACTATACTGTGTAACAGTTCGGTTGGGTGGATCAACAATGGTGATAACACGAACACCATCTAGTTTGGGTTCTAGCAGTTTTTTGCCTGCGATTTTCTTTTCGTGATTGGCACCGTCATGAGCTAACATACACTCAAACACAGGTACAGCATTCTTTTTAACTTTATTGATGGTCTTTTCGCTAACACCACAACGTAGATCTTTAATAAGGATACGACGATACCAACCATTCCATTGACTTTGAGTGCTAGCTGACAGGGCTAGCTCAATAGCTTCTCGTGCTGCGTCACCGGTTAACTGACGAGTTCTAAGCAGATCTAACAATTGTTTAAAGGCATCCCAAGGTAATCCTTGTCCATCTGGACCACCATGCGAAGGAACCTTCTTTACTCCAAAGGTGATAAAAGGACTAAGAGCATATCTTAAACCCTCAAACAATTCTTGATTGTCTTGTTCTGCTTGATGCTCTAAGATAGCTTCTTTATTAAGGCGACTTGGATGAGTTTCTAGGGCACTAATAACACTTTGACAGGGATCTTTCATTGGCGTTAATATCGTGTTGTTTATGATATCAATATTATATGATAGGTTTTGATCTATGTCAATCATTTATTAGATTGTGAAACTTTCGCCACAGCCACATCTATCTTTTTCATTTGGATTGACAAATTCAAATCCTTCATTTAATCCCTTGCGTTGATAATCAATCAATGTACCTGTGAGATAGGGTTGATGTTTTGGATCAATAAAGATCATCACCCCTTTGTCCTGAAATACTGCCAAAGTAGCATCTATGCTATCTACATATTCTAGCACATAAGCTAACCCACTACAGCCTGTGGTCTTTACACCAATTTTTATTCCTAACCCTTTGCCCCGTTTATGAATATTTTCTTTTATTTTTTGAGCAGCAATTTCACTAACCAACATGTTTATCTTTATAATCCTTTATTGCTGCTTTGATAGCATCTTCCGCTAATATCGAACAGTGAATCTTCACAGGGGGAAGAGCCAGTTCTTGTGCGATCTGTGTGTTTTTAATCTCACCTGCTGCTTCTAGAGATTTACCCTTTACCCATTCGGTGACCAGTGAACTTGAAGCGATTGCCGAACCACAACCATAGGTTTTAAACTTAGCATCCGTAATAATGCCTGTTTTACTGTCTACTTTGATTTGTAACTTCATTACATCCCCGCATGCCGGAGCTCCCACCATACCTGTGCCTATATTGGTATCATTCTTGGCAAAGCTACCAACATTGCGTGGATTTTCGTAATGGTCTAAAACTTTTTCTGAATATGACATTACTGCCTCACGAGAACTTCTTGTTGAACACCATTAACAATCATAATCTGTTTGGTATAGATTATACCATCTATAACAACCTGATTAGGTTGGAGAACCAGTGTAGGCTGCTGCTGAACAATCACAGGATCAGGACGAGTGGCAGCATAGACCACAGCACCTCCAATTAGAGCAGGTACGACCCAATGGTGTATTGGAGGACTCTGCCAATGTCTATGTACATAATGTCTGTGCGCATGATGATGCGGGCCAGCCATAACAACACTGCTGACTGATAAAGCTAAGGCTGCGATAAATGTTTTCATATCAGTATCCTTTTTATATATAACGCCTCACTAAACAACTGGTTTACTGTCTTGGCGGTCTAGCCAATCTTTTATTTTCTGTTTTATTACCTTAGCCCAAAATGGTTCTGGAACGTGCCATCCTATAAATGCACCAATAAGTATACCAACAGCAATATCAAACATTACCGCCTCCGTTTGTCTATAAGAATATTTATAGGCTATAAATAATTATATGCTAACAATCAGTGATTCAGCAAGAGTTAGGATAACCGAATTACTAGATGAAGAAGGTAATCCCAATCTTAAGTTAAGAACCTTTGTACAAGGTGGTGGATGTTCAGGTTTTCAATATGGATTTACCTTCGACGAAGATCAGGCTGATGATGATTGGGAATTTCCGCTAGGTCATTATAAAATAGTTGTAGATTCAATGAGTATGACCTATCTACACGACGCTGAAATAGATTATAAAGATGATCTAAATGGCAGTCAATTTGTCATCCGCAATCCAAATGCCGTTTCCACATGTGGATGTGGTGCTAGTTTCAGTATATAGCCATGACTTATTGGTCTAGAGATAATACAAGAGAATACATACACCTAGTCGAAAGTAGATTAGAAGATCTAAATTATTATCTGCGAAGAACTGTAGAATGGTGTGAAAACAATGGAATTTGGGAAAACAAAAAAGTATTGATGTGCTGTCTAATAAGTTGTATTTGGGTCAGCAGTATGCGAAACGAATATATCACTTTTCAAGAAATAGTAGAAATTGTAGGGTTAACTGATCTAGAAGATTCTAATATAGATAAAACCTACAATGTATGTCCAGAATTTCAAAATCTAGATCATGAAGAAATTCTACGAATGCTTATAGAAAAAAGCCAAGATTGGGGCGGTTACTTACTGTCATAGTCCTTTACAGGACCACCGTGTATCTCACTCTTCATCTTCTTGCCTTTAAGTCTTACTCCACTGCCTTTTTTGCCTTGTTTGCCTGTGCCGGCTGTATGATCACTATCATGCTTGAGTAGACCTCTACTCACACACTGGCTATACCTTACATTGCTTAGGCGGCTTTTTCCTACAGAACATTGACTGGCTGTAGGTGCGGCAATCTTTTCTAATAATTCTTCTATACGCATCAAACTATTTATTTGAAAAGAATCAATGACATGATTACTGTCTGGGCACAAAACCCCATACAGATTGTGGCTATGTAGAGAAAGTTACGCTCAATAAGACTTTTAAAGAACAAAGTAATCAATCCGCTCCAAACAAAAATCATTAGGTCAACAGGAGGTAACTTGTCATTTTGTGCCATCAAAACTGATAGCAGGGTGGGTATACTAGCAAGATGTAGTAGAATAATAGTCAACCAACCCAAGGTCCTAGCACTAATATGTCCTAGATGTTCTTTTAACCAATTATAGATTAAAACAGGTAGACTTTTTAGAAATGCCAAAAGTTGTTCTAGGTGATTCATTTTTATTCCTTATTTGTAAAAAATATGACGACCAATTTTGGCCACACGTTGATGTTTCCATCCTGGGTTAATATAATCAGCATGAAAATATAATGCTTCTGTAAGGCTCGGTAATCTAAATCCTTCTAGTAAGACTTTTTTAGCCACTTCCATACTTTGTTCATATACATCAGGATACTTTGGTTTGAAATTTGCCTGTCTATCGCAGACCCAACTAAACTGACACAATACCTTGTCATAGAACATGTTCTTCTGGTAGACAACACGACAGATATCACCTGGAAATTTTCCATCACTGTTTGCTCTATTCAACGTTACCTGTGCTATAGCTACTTTACCTTCAAAGGGCTCTGCACCAGCTTCATGGTAGATATTTTTAGCAAGGCAGGCTAATTGTCTTTCTCTCACTTCTGCTGTGATCTGATTAGGTTCAACAATTTCAACAGAAGATAATCTTAGGTTGATTGCCCAAGTCGTCAATTTAAAGACCATGAATATCCCAATTAACATCAAAAGGATGCCAATACAAATGGATAACCTAATTGTAGTCTTATCCTTTACTCCATCAATAGTAATTTCAGTCATAAAGACCTCCTTTTCTTGTAAGGGTAAGATAATTTATATCAATTTGACATTATAATGTCAAAAAGGCTTTAAAACAAGCAGTTTAGGTTTATTTTACACCAATGAGCATGAAACGTTTAAAACTCCATTCTGGATAATTAAATAGTTTTTCACCTACATAGTAAGTTTTAGTGAGACTAAAAGTTTCGATAAATTGTGATAAGTCATTGAATCTAAAAACATGATCAATATGTTCCATATCAGCACCTTGTAAAATTACTGTCATGCCTTTGGGCAAATTGTTAAACCAACTAAGGTTCTGAAAGTGTTCTGTGCTGGTGTTGATAATACAATCAGTTTCGTTCAAATTAGGAAATAATTCACAACAATCTTTGGTAGTTGCCTTAAATTGCCAATCAGAGTAAACCCAATTTTCGTTTATCAAATCTGCTGTAGATTCACAGCTAGGATCTATATCAAAACTTCTAATTTTTCCTATGTTAATTTTATTTCTAGATTTTAATAGAAAAGCAGTTAGTCCATACCACCCACCATATATCCAGATTGTGTCTATGGTTTCAAAACATTTTTCAGATTCTTCACATAACCATAATTTACTACCTATTTGGCCGCTACTAAAAGCATCGTTAAGATTTATAATCATAAAATCTAAGCAAATTTGAAGCCTTCAAATTCATAATCATATAAAAGACCATGCCTGGCATAACTCTTATAATCTTCTTTATTTTTGATCTGCTCAAAACAATCTTCAATGAAATATCCGTTATAGTCTTCAATATCAATTCTTCGGGTATAGAGATCATAAATCAAATTCGCAACTTTGATCAAATTTGGAATTGACATGTGATTAATTCTAGGATCCCATCCTGTATATTTTACCCAATCAAAATATTGTAATCTAGATTTTATTTCGTTGCTAAACACTTTATGAAGTTCGAAATTTGGGGCAAAAAAATTAGTTGGTATGTTACCTAACGGAAAATCAATCTGTTTTTTGTCAAGTTCTAATATTACAATGGTGACTCCGGGGTTTGATTCGGCTAAATTTTTAAGTACATGTTTATATGCAGCTTGACTGATATCATTGATTCTTAGATTATGGTTAACAACGTACCATTCCAAATATTCTTTATTTTCAAAATACCAACGATGTTCTTTTTTATCTAAAAATTTAGGAGGATTTAAATATAATGAGGCGGTTCTAGGAAATTCTGTTTGATGATTTAAGAACAAACGTCCTACTGTACTAAATTGAAAAACTATCAAATCTCCATCTTTAAATAGGGATGACAGGTAATCACCTGTAAAATTATTGAAGGCATTTTCTGTGCTTCCACCAGAAACTGCCCTGTTCAATAATTCAAAATCTAACCTGTCTGACAGCATTTTTGCCCAACCGGGTGCGATGTGATCTAATTCAGAAGCACTAGCACTGTCTCCATAAATGAAAATCGTATTTTTATTCATAATATATCTCATGCCTTTTGAAAAACATAGGTAACCAGTCCGCCGCTAATGCTAAAATTGATCGGATTAATTATAAAATTTTTAATTATATTATTTGGTGTCTGATCTATAAGTTTAAAATTAGGTCCGACAGCATTAACAATACTGTTTTTAAAGTAACTTCTTTCATAGACATTTTCTTCTTGATCTTTTTCCAAAATATTATTTTTATATTTTAGATTAAAGAATTTTTTAAGTAACTTACCAAACGGATGATACAGTCCTAAAATTAAATATCCGTTAGGTTCGGTGATATATTTCAATTTGTCTAATGCTTTGTTGAATTCTGGAATATGATGTAAAACTCCTTGACATAGGACTAATTGATATTTTTTATCAGAATCAAACTCTAAAAAATTTTGCCTAATAAATTGAGATTGTAAATTATGTTCTTTAGCAAAATGTGCAGCATAGGCAATACTTTCAGAAAAATCTAAACCTTGTATTTCTAAATTCTGATACCTCTGTGCCAAAAAATTAGTAATAAAACCAGTTCCGCAGCCTACATCTAACAAGTTGGAAATTTTAGATGTATATATGTCTATTAGATTAATATAAGGATTAATAATTTCTTCTCTGTATACTTCGAAAGATTCAAAAGAATAAGGTCCAGGAAATCTAATAGTATCATAAAAGGTTTTTATAAGGTCATCATTCATTTATAAAGGTAAGGATCTTTTTTTTGTAATTCTTTTTTTCTTTTTCTATATTGATTTCTAATTTTAATTTTGAAAATCAATTTTTTTATAGCTTCTAAGATATGTGTAAACATGAGTTATTTAAGGTTGACTAAGAAAATATTCGCTAGGATTGATGTTATGCTTGAGACACAAATTAACTTTATCTTCATTATTCATAGTATCCCATTCATTAACAATACCATTGCTAAAAAATCTATACCATTCCCAAGGTCTTGGTAAAAAACAAATTTGTAAAGGATCTGGGCATTTCTCTATCATAGATGGCCTACATAAGATGGAATTTATTAATCTGTTAACCTTAATTTCTATCCTAGCCTGCCTTATAAAGTTAAACATCACTGCTTCTGTGTTCAATATAATAGTTTTCCCAGGTAGTAGTATAGGATTGTTTGACCTTATAGCATTACTCCAATTAAAATCAAGATCTCGCCAATTCACTTGCCCTAACTCCATTTCAGTTTTTAAAAATCGTAGTGCTAATTTTTCATAAGTGTTAGAATCACATGCAAAATTACAATCACAGACATGCCGTATAGATCGTTGTTCCGGGCATACCCATTCGGTATGGTAGGTATTTGGGGTTATATCGAAATGATCCCCAAATATATAATTGATACAATCTGTCCTTTGATCAAAAATTGCCTCATATTGAATTTCCTGATCTCTTAAACGCATAGCTGGTAGAAGATTATAGGAGAACCATCCGGGACTTCTAAAAACATCTCTATACTCTTCTATTATAGGGCATTTAACAAGGGCAACAAGGTTTTTACCTTTAAAATCATATCTGATAACATTTTCATCTATATAATCCAAATCCCAAGTTGAAAAATAGTAATCTATATTATAGGCAATTTTGCTATAAGTATAAAAGATAGAGTGTTTAGCGTAATTCCATGTTCTAGGTAGCCCTCTAATCATTACTGCGATATGATTGTATTTCTTCATTAAATACTCCAAAGCGAAAATATTTATATGACTACAGAAGTTAAAGATAAACATGTTTGGTTAGCGGAAACGGTATTGCCTAAGCAAAACTATAAGCCTAGAAGACAAAATCTATCAGCAATAACGTATCATAATGTCACTAGAAAGACTAAACTGGTATTATGTATATTAGGATGTTGGGGAGTTTACTTTCCTCCCTATAACCTAGCAAGACTATCTGCTTTGACTAGAGATGCAGGATACTACACTAAGGTGTTTGATCTTAACATAGAAAGTTATTATGATCTAAAGCCTTCAGGACTTGATGCAGCGTGGGATGCTAATAACCATTATTGGTGGTTCAACGGAGAATATCAGAAACGAATACACCCTACCCTAGAACCTATACTTAGACAATATTTAGAAAAAATTTTATTAGAAAATCCGGATGTAATAGGGTTTAGTGTATATGATACTAACAGAGAGCCCACAGAATGGCTGGCAACTGAATTAAAAAAAGTTAGACCAGATTTAAAAATAATCTGCGGAGGACCTCAATGTCATATGCCTGATTATATACCATGTCCTTCAGTAGACCATTGGGTTGCAGGTGAAGGCGAGCAAGTATTAATTGACTACTTACAAAATGTTGAAAACAACAAACTAGTCACTGAGCGAAAATTAGGAAAAACTTTTGGAGAGACAAGAATAGATCTAGATAGTCTACCTATACCAGATTACAGCGATTATGATTTCTCAAAATATACAAGTAGCTATGGAATAAGTGCGGAGTTAAGTAGAGGATGTGTAGCAAAATGTAGTTTTTGTAGAGAGACATGGTTTTGGAAATACAGAGATAGAAAAGCTGATAATATTCTAGACGAACTAGAGTATCAGAGTAAGACCTATGGAATTAACTTTGTTTGGTTCATAGATAGTCTTACAAATGGTAATTTGAAAGAATTACGTGAATTTTCCAAAGGTGTGGTAGAACGAGGACTGAAAATTCAATGGATGGGGTATGCAAGATGTGACGGAAGAATGGACCTAGATTATTATAAAGACCTGAAAGCCAGCGGATGTGCTAATTTAAGTTACGGGATCGAAAGCGGTAGTCAAAAAGTTTTAGATCTTATGAGGAAAAATGTAAAAATTAAGGACATTAATGAAAACCTTATAAACGCATCTAAGGTAGGAATTTTTAGTCATGCTAATTGGATTGTAGGGGCACCTGCTGAGGATATTCAAGCAATGGCTCATAGCCTAAATTTAATATGGAATCATAGGAATAGGATAGGAGGTATTAGTCCAGGAGTTACATTAGGTGACAGTATGCAAACTGATTATGAATTTAATAGAGATCGTTATAATATGAGTCCTTGGGAAAAAACATTTTTACATAAGTGGTGGTCGTTAGACTGGACCAACACAAAATTACATCGTTTCATTAGATTAAAATATTTTAATATTTGGTTAAGAGTATGTAAACAATATGGGATAATTGATAATAATCAAGAACGACCTGATATAATTAATCATTTTTCATTAAAGTTTGACAATGACTTATTTTTAGATGAAATTCAATATGAGGAGTTTGATCATAATATTTTTAAACCAAATCTCGGTCCATTTGCTGACACCATTGTAAATGAAATTTGGGGATTTATAAGAATGTTATGGAGAGTTAAGGGTGGTTTCGAATTTGAGATAACTTTTGACAAAGTTAGAGATGCCAACGAATTTGGTGATTATCTATCTGATAATTATGAAGGATATCACTATATTAAAATAGATACACAGGGTAATTTTACAGTTAGGCACAAGTCTAAATTTCATCATGAAGGAGAATGGTGGCTAGACGGAAGTAAAAGTTTTCATTTCGAATGGGAGGGTAATGGGCACTGGGATGAAAAACAAACCTACATTAATGTTATCAAAGAACAGGCATGGGCAGACTATTGTTCAGAAAAAGACATCATTACTTCTTCCTTAGACAAAAAGATAGAAAAAGGAAAAACAAAACGAATTTTTATACTTGAGCATATTTAATACGCTTTTTAATTGGCCTGCAATAAGAGTCTTGTCCTAAAACTAATGTTTCTGTTTTAATAGAGCCTAAAAAATTTCGTAACTTTTCCGTGGTCAATTTCATACCTAAGTAAGCATTACTAAAATCAGTACAAAAAATATTAGAAATATTTACTACCGTTTTTCCAAGAAATTTATCTGTTAATAATTGTGGATCTGATAACAAGTCTAAAGTAATAAATTCAACATCTGTAGTTCTAAAAATATTAAGAAGTTTTTCAAATTCGTCTGCCCCGCCGAAAAACTCCTTGGTAATTTTAAGGCTATCATTAAATTCTTTAGTATATAAACCTTCTTTACCAAAAACATTATTCTTAAAAAACTTAAAAAAATGCTTATATTCAAATGATTTTATCAAATCATCAATTTTTCTATCTTTAGAATTATATATAAATTCAATCCAGGATATACTCAAGGGGTTATAATCGTAAATTAATAGCTTACCTCCTTGTGACAGTGATTGCGTTAGCAAACAATGTAAAAACTTAAATCCTGCAGCAGGTAAAGCAATCGTATCGAATTTCTCACCGTTCAACTCCAAATCCATATTTTCAGAATTTAAAAGCCATATTTGACTACTGACTATTTTCAATTGATTAATAAGATTTCGTTGGTTAGCATTAGCCTTAGGATCAATTTCTAAAGTCTTTAGACTATGTAAAAATCGTTCGCTATTATCTTCTGGATAATAATATGTTCGTTTTGATCTAACATTATTATCCCAATTTATAATATCAAATCCGTTTCTTGCTGCTTGGTTGATAAAATTCCATCCCTGCTTTTGATGTTTTTGTTCTTTATATTCACCCGTAAATCTTATCCATAATGGTGTATAATGATCATGAAAATTTTCTATGCTTCGCTCAATAATAGGCAGACTATCAACTCGTTCCTCCCATCCTCCAAAATCTGGGCTTCCTGCGGCAATCCATTTTTTAGTATTAATCAATATAAATTGATGATGTAGTTCATACCACCTTTCTTGCCATTCTAAAATATGAGCAGCAGCCAAATAATTATGATTTTGTTGAATAATATTTTTTATATCGAAAATAATACTCATATCATATATTCTTACCCCTGCGGCCATAAACAAAATATGCTCAAATTGATCAGATAGATCATGTAGACCAGACTCTATATTCATAGCGTGGAAAACTTCTACTGGAGGATTTCTGTCATTTGATAACTGGGCAAATCTTAATGCGTAGAAAGTCGTATATTCGGTCATTCTATCAATTAATTCTTGATTATGTAGGGTATCTGCAGGAAATATACAGATAGACAGTCCAATATCATTAACAAATGGTTCTGTAATAATGTTCATAATAACGCCATAGACTTTAAGATATGTTCATTAATTTGTGGCATAGGTTCACCATGAATAATAACATGATATCTATATTGATTTGATTGATTAAACACACAGTGCCTGTTTCCTATATCTAACATAAATCCTCTACCTGTTCGAAATGGAACCAATCCGAAATTTTCAAATATAAATTCACAACCTTCAGGGTTTGACAGCGCAAAATTAAAAGGTCCAAACATTCTTGAAGGGCCATCTGTATGCGGCATTATATACCCCCCAGGAGATAACCTCATTATCCGTATTCTACCATAGTTCCTAAAAGGAAAGTTTTTAACTAACTCTATGGTTTTAGGTATAAGGTTACATACCTCTGTCCAATCATATCCAGCTTCTTCTTGACTGCTGAATCCATATCTATCAAAATTTTCAGTCTTATCATGTGATATTCCATGAAGTGTAATAGAATACCACCCCTCATGTCCATAACTATTAATCTTGTCCTTATCCCTATGCGGAACAAAAAGGTAATCTATCTCATCCATTTCTAACATAATAGATTGATAATCAAACTTTGAAGGAAACACGGGCACCCACGGCCAATCAGATGACCATAGATTCTGAGGTAAGATTTTTTCCGGGCGCCAATTAAATTTTTTGTTGATTTCAATAAAGGATAGTAATTCAGTATTCATAGATTTTCTGGAACAATTTTGATGACCGGTTTTCTCTTTTTTGATATTTCATTATAGGTATCTTGATATTCTTTCTCTGATTTAGGAGTTCTTAGATTAAGATTATCTCTAATCCATGCACTATCTTTATCAAACACTGGAACTTTACTTATCATAACATCAGTACCACAATGGCAAATATGCTGGAGGCAGACTTCTGCCTTAGTAGGTAGTTCGAACCTCTCATGATTGTCTATATGAAATAAATCCCCACCTTGAAAACAATTTCCTTTTTTGACATAACCATTAAAATGTACAAACAGACTTTCTAATCCGATATTACAACTCCATCCTCTAAAATCATTTTGTCCCGTATTGATTAGATAATTTGTGTCTCCTGAGATATCGATATCCCCGTTGTCATAGTAAAATACTGTGCCTGTTTGCGACTTCCTCCAATTAGGATTTTTGAAAAGATACGGATGAACAGTTGCATGACGTCCATTATTTTCTGCTAACCATTTCAATTGTTCATCTGTATAGCTATCTCCTATGTGTCTATCTGCCATTTCTGCTAATATCTTAACACTTTCTACTCTTATCTCTTGGTATTGTAACAGTCTTTCAAACATTGCCTTAGATCTGTCCCAATATCTGTCGTCCATCATCACTCGAACAGAGACATGAGTATGATTACTAGCCGCTAAAACTTTGTCAATTAACTTAGGATCATCATATTGAGGATGATAACTGAAACAAATATAACTTAAAAATGGAGCAACTTCTTCAATGTATCTAACACTTCTAGCACCATTCGTTGTGATACCTACAGTATGACCTGAAGAATGAAACATTTTAACTAATTCAGGAAAAAACGGGCTTAGAGTAGGTTCCCCACCACTGATACTACAATGTATTTTAGAATATCTTTTCAATAATCTTTCTACAAAACTTTTTGCGTATTTCCAATCATAATGGTGATTGGTACCAGAGTGTAAAGTGGGAGGGCAATAGTCGCAATGATTAGTACAGATATTGTTTAATATCCAGGTCAATTGTAAAACATTTTCAGCCTGACGAATTTGTATTAATTTTCTATTCATTGATGTAGATTTCTTTAATTTTTCGAAACTTAGAAAAAACTTGTTGGTTCCATCGTTTTTTTGTACTACTGCTTGGTATCAGCCAATTTTCTTTGATAGGATCAAATGCTAAAAAGTAATTATCTATTATGACCTCACCAATTATAAATCTACCTAAACATAGTTCATTAAGATTATCTATAGGGACTAACTTTTGAAGTTCGCTATCAAGACTCATGTACCATTGTTCAAAAGATTGATATTGATAATAAGGAGACCCGTCCGGGCCAAAATTGATCCACGTTTCTGCAGCGAACCTCTTTTGGGGTCTAACCTGTCCTCTCTTTAGGACTTCTATATCATTGTCTAAATGAACTTTTAACCAATCTTTACCTAAGGTGTTGTATCCTAGATATACTTTGCCCCAATGTAAATCTGCCTTTAAAAATAACTTGTCTCTTTCCAATATAGGGCTGAATATTTCTTGAGGATAATAATCAAATAATAATGCCATGTTGGCAAAGGCAGCATCTTTACTTTTCAAAACATCCTCGTGTAAATGAATCAACTCGTTTAACTTTAAGAAATAATCATGTAGTTCTTTAGTCCACCAGGTTACTGGATTAGTTAACTCTGGTATTCTATCTCCATATTCTTCAAATTCTTCATGAAGATAATTTAAAATGTCTGTGTTGAGAACTTCAACATCGTCAAAAATAGGTAATTTTTTATCATACGTTAAATTTATATTTTGAACAACGAGATTAAGGTCTTGTCTTACTTTACTAATTTGATCGTAGGTCCTATTTGTAAATTTATAATTTAATTCTTTTTCCTGCTCTTGGTTTGCCATAACCATTTTTCTCCATCTGTGAGCAAGATTAGATTTATAAATGTAAAACCTAATTTTATGAGTTTCATTGTTATCATCTAAAAAGTTTATTGTCATCAATGCCATAGGAAATCCAATCTAAAATTGTATGATAATCTGTATTATGTAGATCATCTAATTTTTCTAAATACTCTATCATTTCTGAAAATTTATGACTATGATCTTCACTATTCATAAAATCAACAAGACCTAAAAATTTTTGAATCTGATGGTTATTAGGATATTGTTGGCAATACTGAGTTAACTTGTGTGAGATTTGTTTTTTAATCTCTATCGGAAATACTTTTATGCTAAGGTATTGCGGCCAATGAAGAATGCCTGGATGAAATAATCCTTTGTGATGTTTCTTGCTTATCTTTTTAAAATTCTTGCTTATCAACCAATCGGCGAATTCTGGAAGCCAATAAATGTTTAGTGCCTGTACTGTACACAATATTTTAGGATCTACAACATCAGGAGTACAATCATAAAGTTCTAAATTTTTTTCTAGTAGATGCCAATCTGCTGGATATCTAATATAAGAATTAACTTCTCCATGACCATCCAAGCTGATCATAACTTCAACTCTGCGAAATTCTTGCCAAAGATCAACTATGGACTGATTGTAAATTGTACCATTGGTATGATATCTTAATTCAATGTTTTTACTGAATCCCTTGTTAACCAGTTGAGTAAGTATTTCTTTATGCTCTTTAATATAAAGAGGTTCGCCACCTGCTAAAATGATGTGCCTAATATCCTTGGCAGATTCAAAAAAGCTATTCCAAAACTCTGGGTCTTTATACCAATCAAAATTATCTATGGCAAAATTTTCTAGTTTATATTTCCAATCATATTTGGCATCGGTTTGAAGTTCATTCGCTAATATGTTAGCATCTCGTACCCATTTACTGCTATCTACAGGTCTACACATAACACATTGTAGATTACAGGTATTGCCCAATCTGAGATCAATTGTAATAATATCATTGTCAACATGACCATCAGCACGAGTTGCTTGAACTAGATTGTCCAGATACTCACTACCTAACTCTCTATACCATAGGTTATTTTCATTTTGTCTATGGCTACGAATTCCTGCCGCTTCTTCTTTATAACAATGATCACAGGCATTAAACGCACGCCCTTCTAACATGGCCAGCCTGGCCTGTTTGAAATGATCACTGTTCCATGCCTGCTGCCAATTCTGATGATTGAGATTGATTGATCCTGAATTTTTGGCTACGCAACACAATAATACACTGCCATCTGTATAGGTCGCAGCATGAATCCACGGTAGGATGCAAAAGGTCTTAGATTTTTCCATGTAAAAATTCTCTTAGTTCGGGCCCTAGATCATTAGAACTCTGTGCCCTTTCCCTGTCTAGACTCTCTGTGTAAATTCTTAACCTTCTAACCTGCTCCTCACAGTCCTCCGGAGCTGTCTTTTGAAGAAGACCGACGATGCCTCTAATACTATTTTTTGTCAACTCATGTGTTTGACTTGACATCTCCAGATCAACATAGTTTTCTAATTGTTGCCTTGCTCGCAATTTAATATGATCAGGTAGTATTGTGGCACTGAGATGATATGGATGTACATTTATTAAAAAATCCACAAAGATATTATTGCGGTATTTGTCATTGAGTTGATCAACATATCTTAAAACATCAACAAGGTTGAGTATGTTATAAACTTGTACAGTTGGTGTAAGACCCAGTTTAACATTGGGCATTTGTGCTAGTTTTTCAATATTCGAGGACAACTGACTCCATCTACTAGGTGGTCTAATATATTCATTTACAATGCCTACACCATCAACGCTGGCATTTATAGACACTGTGCTAAATTGCTTGATCAATTCTAAAAATCTTTTATTGATGTTGGTACAATTAGTGTTAAAGAACAGTTCAATATCTGTTCGACCTTGATCTATACAACTTTGCATGAATGTTTGATTATGCTCAATCAATGTAGGTTCACCACCAGTCATATAAACTTTTTTAAGAGATGGTATAAGAGCTATGACCTGATCCCATAGTATATCACTTTCAAACCAACTTTGATTTTCTAAAACTGATATAGGAAATTTACCAAATGTCTTTTTCCAAACTTCAGCGTAGGCAGAATCAGTATTGTTCAACACCATATGTTCTTTGGCTATTTGACTGCTGTTCCAAGGATTACACATCCTGCATTTGAGATTACAAAGATTTCCAAGTCGTAGGTCTAGATAAACTATATCATCCGCTAATTGTCCTTGATTATTCTCTGCTTGCTGAATAAGATCAACTAATTTATCAGCACCTAATCTGTAGCTCCATTCTCTGTTGGCATGTTGTCTGTTGCTGACTCTTCCGCTTTCTTCTTGTAGGTAGCATACTGAACAACCTTCAATCTTATTACCCTGAATCATGTTCAGTCTAATGGTCTTCATATCAGAACTGTTCCATGCGTCCTTGATAAAATTGTCTTGGCAATGATAAAACGTACCATCTGTCTTTCTAATCTTATTGGCTGTGCCCTTCACCATACAACAATATCTTATAGTGGTGTCAGTATTGACCATCATGCTGACAAAGGGAACAGCACAAAAACTATTATTATTCTTATATTGATCTAGATCATTCATAGTTTTTCTTAAAATGTTCTGCTAGATAATCATAATTGTTGATAAGATTAATAGGATTTGATTTAACCCATTTCAATGCATCTCTAGCACCTTTTTCTGCCCATATAGCAAACCTAGCATCTGATCTAGGTGACAACCATCTTTGAATTCTTTCGTGTGCTGTTGCCGAATTCATTTGACTGAGTTTGGCCACTTCGCGGAAAGCACTGCGCCATGTGGCAAATTCAGATGTATTGAATGCTGTAACATTACTGATGCGATCTATAACTTTTATCTTTTTGCTTATACTCTGAGTGAGATCAGTACCCCAATCTGTCAAGTCTATTAGCAGTTGTCTCGGTAAGAGTTTGATACCGCCATGGCCATACTGAAGATCGGTAACAGGGTTAAGACTATGCCAAACAAATACACAATCCCTATCAAATACACTGGGAATATAATCAAACGACCAGTCATCTTGTAGATAACAATCAGCATCAACTACCCAGAACATTTCTGTAGTTGATTTTCTAGCTGCTGCCTTGTGAGCCTCTAGAATACCTTTGATGCCAGTTACTCTCAATGCCTTAGGCGCTATAGATTGTAATCTTTGCCAATTAGTTTCAGCATTAGGCTCGTCATAGTCTATAAAGACCACGTCAAATTCTTGTTCAATGTCTAGATCAACAAGACCTTGGTCTAGCTCAGGTCCTGCTGACCCTATCCATTTCTTTAGGGCCCAAATTTTATTCATATTAGACAGTTTAGGGTCAATATACCAAACCAATGTACGATCAAATTCTTTTTTCTGTATTACATAATCTAGGTCTAGATCAACGCCCAAATCTCTATTGACCTCTGTATTAACCAAGGGGCTGGCATAGCCCATAACTTTAAGACCTTGTGTTTCTCTATACCACAATACTTTAAATGCCCAAATGTCATCATGGTCGTTGTCTAGATGCTTTCTGTCTAATAGGTATTGATTTTCATAAGCAAAGTCGCTAAAATGAGTTTGACCGATGTCTATATCATAATTTACTATGCCAAGTGTAGGATTATATATAATGTCCGGACTAGGTGTGATCATCCCCAACCATTTCCAATCTTTAGTTTTTCTATAACTAGGCTCAATCTTAACTAACCATACTTTTTCATTATCAGCATCACAATGACTAGGATCTAGGTAGTATGCGCAGGTATAAGACAAATCCCAATAGGCAGGTAAAGCACCATCCAGATCAATAAGCAAGGCAGGTATCATAGGATTGTATTCAATGTTAACCTCAGGACTAAGGTAACCCATATCTTTGATGCCTTTGATGCTAGTACCTATTACTTCACAGGTCATAACCCAAACACGGTCTGAGGTGGGATTAAACTGTGGATCCATATACCATGTCATAGTATATTCAACATCCCATGGTTCTGGTTCCCATTGGCCAAATGGTGTGTCAATAAATGTCATTGAGTTATCTAGGTCTGGGTTTTTTCTCCATACGACTTGTGGACTTCGTATGTTAATAGATTTGTAACCTTTATCAGCAGTCCAACCACGATAGAAGATCTTGGCTAACCATTCATCTTTATAATAATATACTATACACTGTCTTTGATTATCAGGGATACTGTCTATAAAATAAACCAAATTTGGATTGGCAAGGTTGGGATTTTTAACTATAGCATAATCATGTTCAGTGACAAGTTCAGCTAGAGCAGAGTCGTACTGTAAATGGTCACCTTGATATTCTATACTGGCGACTTGTTCATAGGTAATTTGAGGAATACTATCTATCAGCATGACAACTAATTATCAAAAATCAGTTAGGTAATGGCACTAAATTGAGCTGTACTTGACCGCGATTATCAAATCCCACAAATAGCCAACAATTGGTTCCATTGGGGTCTGGCTGTCCAAATTCGTCTATGGTTTGTCCTAACCAACCATTGGGATAATATGAATATAAACTGGGCACAGCATAGTAGAATACCTTGCTCAGTCTAGTTAATGTTAGATCTCGTGTAGCATCACCACTGGTTTCTCGCAACTGATTAATGATCACAGAAACATAACCCTCACTGTCTTCTCGTATGGTAAACATGCTGCCCTGATCACTGTCTACTCCAAAATAGTAATCATAATCCCTGGCCTGAGGTTCTTGTGTTTTTACCTTATAATCACCGCTGAGATAGGTTTTTAAACTAGCAGTACCAACCAATGGTATTTGGTACACTGTCTGCCAATAGGCAAATGGTAACTTGGCAGAGCCTTCCATTGGCTGTAGGTTAGCAGGATCGAAATATAGACTACCACCTTGGGCATAGGTAGGAGCTCCATCAGCTCCGCTGCCTACTCCTATGGTCAACAACCTTGTTGTAGCTGTGGTTGTAGATGATGTCTGTACTTGATCTATACGCATTCCTACAATGACATCAGGTAAACACAGAGCACTGATCCATGTGCTGGTATTATAGTTTAGGGCAAGGTTGACACTATGAGTGGCCGTATTGACTCTGGTAAAGGTTTCATTAGGTGTAACTATGGTTAAGGTGCTGACATAGGTCGTTGTATTATTGGTCAACCCTCTGCTGCTAAATCTCACTGTAACACGATTAGATCCTATGTAGTCATAACTCCAAGCAGGATCTCCAACTAGTGTTGTGCTAATAGGGACTTCATAACCTTCAGCCTCTACTCCAAAATATCTAGGTGTTATCGTATAGTCAACTAGTGAGTTTTCACCTATTCTAAATGTGGTAGTATTCCAACCATATGGCTCAACGGAATAGGTATAGCCCGATCTGCTGACCACTTCGGTGTCCATTCTATAATAAGGTAGGGTAGCTGTAGGAGTAGGGAAAAATATGCTTTCACTGAAGGTGCCCTCTTCTAGTCCACTATAGCTCAATAGAAAAGTTCTACTAGTTCCAGAGGCTATGTTCCAAGGCGGCCTCATCAGGCGTAGATAACGAGGGTGAGCCTGAGTCAAACGATTGCTGAACACAGGCGCTTCTACCAGCATGGTGCTATTACCTATATTGGTCAAAGTGATAGCCTTGCGTGTACCCTCTACTCCTGTGTAGGCTTCAAAACGACCCTGTGGATCTGCTTCTGTTACTACCAATATCCTAGTTTCTGTATTCACGGTTGAAAAACTAATTAGGGTACCATCCAAGGTTGATGTAGTCTGCATATAGGGTTTAGGGCCCAATATACCCCCACCACTGATCCTATAGCCTATGCTGCTGCCAATGGTTAGGCTGCTGACATAATTGGTTAGGCTGCTGGTTGTTATGTACTGTATGGTCATTAGGTCATACGCTTAAATGCTAGCAATTCTGCTACCATGGGCTCATCGGGTAACAGTAAGGCCATGATTTCTGCTGCTTCTTTGGTGATACCCATGAATAGGGTCATTCTTTGTTCTTCTGTGAGGCTGTCTAGCCTTTGATAAAATTCAGCTTGTGTAGTGTTAAACAACATGACTTTTTCCTTTTAGGCCAAAACGACCTATCAATCTACAAATGGGTAGGCCCACGCTGACCACTAGATAACCACTGAGCCTAAATGGTCTAGTTTGACCATCTACCCTACGTGCCAATTCATAGGCAAAGGGCTCAGCCAGCTTTCGGGCTATCCATTGAGCTAGGCGCTGGCTAAGGATCTGTTGCTGCTGTTCACTTTGCCAAAACAGCAGCTTGGGTATGATGGGCCTACCTTGACCCCGCATGTACCTAACCAATATATCTGCCCATGCTCTATAGCCCCAATATGTTTGAGGATCATTGATCAACAACCAACGACCAAATTGTTGATCCAATAGGTATATGTCTCTATCCAATAATCCCTGGTGGTATAATTCAGTACAGATCACCTTGGCTCCACCACCCCCTCCAGCACCATCACCTATACCATCACCTATACCATCACCCCCTTGTAGATCTATACTGGGGTTAGGATCACCACTGCTGTCAAAGCTATTGGTCACGTTGTCAATGACCACAGGGGGCTGGCTGATCACTGTGACAGCATCATCATACCATATGCCACCACTGACGTAGGTACTATAGTCTACGGCAAAGTCTATAGTCCGTCCATCTACCTTAACTGCTGTGACTGTGACGCTGAGTGTACTAGCTGACCCCCAACTACGACTTGTAGTAACATAATTAACGTAGTCAGACCTACGATAGGTCCAATCTGTGACAAAACTTTGTCCTGTATTCACAAACCTAGCCCAGGCATTGTCAATCAATTTGAATGTGCTAGAACTGGTACTCATGGCCCCAGTACCTGTGGTCCAGTAGGGCTTGAACACTAGATCACCGCCTGAGTTGAAAAAATACTGAGCCAGACTGGTAGTTACCCATTGAACTCTGGTTCTGTGCGTGATCGTACTGGTGGTCCAGGCCACAGGCGTAGTGGGCCACAGTTGACTGCGTGTGCTGGTGCTATTCTGTAGCCAAATGTCTTCCACACTGCCACTAGTACCAGTATAGGTGCTGCGCTGACTGGGATGTAGTGTGTATCTGGCCATGCTCACATACTCTTTGAGTCGCCAAAGATCACTGAATGTACTGGTAGTGATCAGTGAACCAGTGGTGATCACTATGGTGGTAGTAAACTGCCCACTGACATGCTGTGTGATAGTGTTGAGATCACGAAATATACCCTGTAGTTGATTTTGACTGATTCTGTTGCCCGCACGAGTGGGAAACGATGTATATGTGGTTAATCCATAACCGTCTGAGCCTAGTCCTATGATGTCTGTGGCAGTCGAGGCAATGGCTGTGGTCACAGTGGCCAAGATCACTGTGCCAGATGAAATGGTTATTGGCATGATCAGCTATTTATTCATGATTGAGACCCTGACTAGGCAAAGTCTTTAAATATGCTTAAATTACTTTGAGATCATCATGAAAATAGGCATCATACAAAGTCGAGGCTTGGGTGACATCGTCATAGCCCTGCCCATAGCTCGATTCTATCAAGAACAAGGGCATGACATACACTGGGCAATCTGTAGTGAATTTATCCCACATGTTGAACCCTATGTGCCTTGGATCACTTGGCATGCACTGCGCACAGATCAGGGTTCGTTCTTCTTGGAACAGCCCCGAGCAATCTATCAACAACTGGGTATAGACCAAGAACTGTGCCTTTATCAGGCCCTGACTGGTCAGAGTTTTCACGAGCGAGTGTGGTTTCAGCACACTGGATTTGATCAATACAAGTACATACAAGCTGGCGTGCCCTTCGCCCATAAATGGCAGCTGGCGGCCTGTATCACACGTAGACCAGATCGTGAACAACCTCTCTTAGACCTCATCAGACAGAACCTAGACCATGAGGATCAACCCTATATCTTGGTACATCTAGACGGATCAGATCATCGTGCTGAATTTGACACTGGCATACTGCCCCCAGACATACCAGTGATTGAAATCACAGCTCTGACTCACTCGGTGTTTGATTGGCTTGGAGCCATAGAACAGGCTCATTGTGTGATCTGTGTGGACAGCGTGTTCAGCAATGTGATAGATCAAATGAGATTATTGGACGCAGACAGCAGGTATTTTATCCCCCGCAGTCACATAGGTCTTACTCCCGTATTGGGAGAACACTGGCACTGGCTGGAAAATCTACAGCTGAATCCCCAGCATAAAACCATCCGGGTCAACCAGTGACAGACCCGTGGTATTGGCTGAAGCCTTGGCCGCAGCATGATCTGCTCAAACCCCGCCTGCTGACCATGATCAGTGAGGATCACGCCACTGACTACAGATCAAGAGACAATGATATCAATCGCACAGATTGGCCCAGATACAGCCTAGATTCTGCCTATAAAGACCTGTTCCATAGAGAAATCATGCGCTTTCTCAATCTTAATTTTGACCGGCACGTGATAGATATTATAGCCATATGGTATCAACAATATGAAACCAATAACTTCCACGATTGGCACGACCATAGGGGAGAATATAACTATAACCTGATCTACTACCTAGATCTACCCCCTACAGCTCCTAGAACAGAATATCGTAGACCTTTTGACACTACCCCCAGATCAATACCAGCTAGTGAAGGCGATGTGGTCATAATGATGAGCACACTGAGTCATCGTAGCACAGCATTGGTATCTGCTGACAGTAAAACAGTGATCCTGGCAAATCTCAGCATAGACCCAGAATAAATACTGTATGCTAGACATAATTATTCCCTACGGAGAACAAGACCCCCAACGAACAGATATCTACTCGGATAGACAACAACAACTACATGTGCTGCTACGTGAACTGACCGCATACCTGGACAGTAACCACTCTGAACTAGACTATGATATAACCATTGTAGAACGTGTGCCTATCATGGGTGACTATGAATTTAATAGAGGACTGATTCGCAATATAGGCGCAGCACTGACCACAGGCGATCAGATCTGCTTTCACGACTGCGACTATGTGCCTATCTCCGCAGATTACTCACCCTGCGCACAACCAACTAGACTGATCACACAAGGTTTGAGAGAATATCACAACGATCTGGACAACTTCTGGGGCAGTGTACTGATGATGCCTAGACAACAATTCCTCTCTGTGAACGGCTATAGTAATCACTACCCAAACTGGGGATGGGAAGACACAGATCTGGGACTGAGACTACAAGATCAGGGACTGACTTTGGCTCAAAGACCAGGTGTGTTCCTAGCACTAGATCATCCCAGTCAGGGATTCGACAGTGATGGAGAACTGAGAAATGACTCAGTGAGCAATCAGGCACTATATACTCATAGACTGAATCTCAGTGCTAGTGATAGACAGTGGGAAAACATGAGAGACGGCGTCAATCGTATAGAATCGCGCTATAGATTGATTGGCCAAGATAGAATATCACCAAAGATCACTAGAATCCAGGTTAGACTGGATCATAGTCAATGGTAAATACCCCGCTAGAGCATATATAGCAAATACCCCGCTATAGAGATTTATGAACGTAATTCCTGGCATTCTACTTTGCTTGTTCCTTGGGGCTATTCTAGGCTACGGAATCGAAGAACTTACTGACGACCCACATCCGGGCTACTACAGTTGTAGAGACTGCGGGCCAACCTTTACAGAGACTGATCGCTGGTGGAGATCACGCTGAGACACCTGGGGAATACCGTGGGAACATAGTGTGAATACCTTGGAAACATCGAGGGAATACCGTGGGAACATTGTGGGAACATTGTGGGAACATTGTGGGAACATTGTGGGAACATTGTGGGAGTAT